TTAGCCATAATAACCACCATCAGGCGGGTCGCGACGATACTCATGGCAGTCAGTGGGATTTTGACCACAGAACCATGCACTATATACGCACTTATCACAACGAACAGTTGCTTTATGCTCCTCTAGCATTTGCTTTTGAGCCAAACGTGCGGGGAAATCAGGAGATTTGCGCTCTACCGGAGCAGGAATTGTTTCCTCTTCATCAAGGTAAGAACGACATTCTCTTACTTTGGCATTCATTTGCTCGATAATAATATCAAGACTTACAGGATAGCCATCATGAGAATCAACTCCAACATGATACATAAATGGCAAATCATTATAAAAATTGGTAGTCTGATGGGTATGTCCAAACAAATTGCAAGTACATTGCTTCAAACTCTCTTTTTCCAGATTGCCAGTCAGGCAAGGGAAATGGGTCATGAAAAAATGATATTTTTTATAATCTAACATAATTGCCCAAGCAGTTTCTACTACATTAGGAAGCTCGGCATACATCTTGCGCCGATTATTAGTGTCATGATTACCATATACAATATGGATTTTACCATTGAGTTTCTTAATATACTCAATATTAGAAGGGTCGCCCAGCATCAAATCGCCCAGACAATAAACATCATCTTCGGCGCTAACGACGCTGTTCCAACGATTTACATATTCATCATTCATCTCTTGGATGGAATTAAATCCACGAACCTTCCAGACGAATTCTCGGTCATGCCCGAAGTGCATATCTGACGTAGCGAAAATCGCCATTACTTATCACTCCATTCATTAATATTTCCATTTTCATCGACCTCAAGGATACGATTATAATGGTATTTTTCATTAAAGGTGGGGTAGCGGTAAGAAGCATACATTTTGGTAATTACATCAGTCGGCACATGAGCTCGGCCAGTCCGCTGAGCATTCCGGTCAATGCATACATTCAGAGGAACCTTAAAATAAATGACATTGATATTAACATCATTTAAATTCAAACGATCAAGAATCTTATTACGAGAACGTTCATTCAAATGAGTAGCATCAAGAACAGTATGTTCATTTTCCTGAAGGCTATCTTTAATAGCATCTACATACATATTCCAGACGGTATCTTCATTCTTGAAATAGGCATCTCCATCCCCAAGGAGTTTAAAACGAATAGCATCACGAGAAATAATCTTTGCGTTAGGCTTATTCTGATTCGCAAGGAAAGTGGATTTACCACTTCCAGGCACTCCGGCAATGAGCCACAGAGTCTTCGACTTCATTCGCATACACCCCTTCGTTAAAATTTTTCAAAAATTCTTCAATGTCAGTCTCATTCTTGCATTCGATATGATTGACTTCTTCCTTACAATAGGGACAATATAATTTCTTGCGATGGAAACGTTCGTGTTGATGACTTGTGCGTCGAGCTAACGGAATACCTCGATGGCCGCACTTCATACAATAAAATGCGTGCTCTTCAAACATTACTTATCCTCATCTTCCTTGTCAAATTTTATATTATCAAACAATTCATTGTTAAGATAGGAATTAGACAGAGCAATGTCTTCAAAGAGGCTGCCAGTCATAAGCTGCATCATCCAAATCAAACCATACATACTCCAAAAACTGATTGGCTCAATGTTAAACATAGGGACAAGAATTAATCCCCAAAGCCAGGTGCATACGGCAGACGGCACCAGAAACAACACGCCAACCAACAGGATCGAAATAATAAACATCATATTTATCAATTCCTTTCTTAACTTTCTATATATATTATAATATATTTTTTATAAAAAATCAAAAACAGAGCTTATAGCTCTGTTTTTGATTTATGAGCCTAGTATACTGCTTTTTCTTCTGATAGCCATTTGCGGTATCCAGTATAGCGATTTACCAATAATACTTTACCACATTTGCTGCATCTATAGAGAGAAAAAACTGTATTGACATAAAATGGAACAGGCTCTGTTTTATGAAAATGTAAATTAATCATAATTAAAAATTTCCACGCTCTAAATCTTCATCAACAACCGTGTCAAAATCATAATCTTCATCAAAAAGATCCTCAAGAGTTTTATCAGGATGATTTTCTAAATAACACTCTTTCAAAAAATCACCAAGTGAATCTCCATACCATGACCAGTTATCGACGCCGCCATTTTGAAGTGCCAAATATTTCAGATAACCGCAATAAATGCGCTTAAATTTATCTTCGCTTAGAGTAATATTTTTCTCCATTAATCTTTCTCCTTCTGGACTTCATAGTGGCCAGGCACCCATACAAGGTTTTCACCATTCTGTTCTTCCCAAGCCTCAGCCATTTCTTCAATACATTCAATGCAACAAGTCCATAAACTTAGGCATTGGTCGCGGACTAATTCCTCTGAAATTCTATCCCATAATGCTTCTGGAATACGAGGACGAATTTCATTGATACATTCATTTCGAGTGTTCCGCTCGACCATTGCTGAATCGAGCGGAACTTTTACAGGGTCATACTTCATCCTGTGCTTCCTCCATATCAGGAGCCTCAGCTTCTGCCTTTACCAGACCTTCCAAACACTTGAATTCAAAATTCTTATGCTTGTAGGCACAGAACTTAGGCTTATTGATGATACGAACAACTACACCCTCGCGAGTATGAGTCTTGCCGATGGGGTCAGGACCAGCATAATACTGCTCTGCCATATTCATAATCCACTCGCCGGGAGTGTTTTTACGGACAACCCTCCAAGTGCCCCACTCACCATTACAGTCATAACACTCTTCCAGAGTTTCGTCCGCAGGAATGAAGCCCTTCCACATAACAGGAACAGTCTTACAACCCATCTGCTCACAACGATAACGCATAAAGTCAGGAGAATATTCTACTACATCGCCATCCTCATTAGTCATAGTCATACGATAAACATAGAGTTCAGACTGAGGAGCATCGCAGCCATAAGAGAAGGTAGTAGTTTCACCATACTGCTTGATAAATGCCTTATCGTTCAGCTTCTTATTCGCCGCGGATGCCATAATAGGAGTACCAGTGTCAGTGAAGCCAACGACCTCGTAATAAACCTCTTCACCCTTGTGGAGCTTACCCTCGAAGAATTTAGAATGCTGTTCACGGAACAGGTTAGAACCATAGAAACCGCCATCAAAATTCTCCAGAACAGTGCGACGAGTACCAGACACATAACCCCACTCATAGATAGGAGTGCCATCACGCTTCATAATCTTATCCCACAGAGAACGCTTATAACCCTTAAACACAGGTAGATAGCCAGTGCGCTGAGAAGTACCATGCATCTTCAGAGTGATTTCAATCTGGTCACCAGCCTGGAATGCGCCAAGGTTATAGGCCAGCTGCTCAGTATCTGCGTGTTCAGTGAAGAGAGGAGCAATAGGAGCCTTCTTCTTGCGAGTACGATTGCCCCCAGTAAGATTGCCAGTTTGCTTATTAGAATGAGGGATATACTTCTGGCAAATAGAATGGCCATTAACGACGCTAATAGTGTCGCCAACCTTCAAATACTTAGAAGCATCATCATCGAAACAGTAATCGAAATCAGAGATATTCACATAAATACCATCAGACTTCTCACCGCGCAGCTTGATAGTAGAAACATTGCGCTTATTGGGGTCCATATAACCCTTATCAGGAGTACCATCAATCAGCTTACGCAGAAGATGATTCTGAACGCAGAAATCATAATCCAGCTGGAGGTCGGTAGGGAAATAAACACCAATATCGCCAGCCTTTACGTCCAGGCCTACACAGGTATCATTTCCGAAGAAGGTAGCTACCTGAAGGCGGTCTGCATTAGTATGAGGACGCAGCTTTTCAACTTTAACGACGTATCCAACGTGCTCAGACATATTAAATCAATCCTTTCTTAACTTTCTATATATATTATATTATATTTTTATAAAAAAATCAAAAAATAAGGAAATGGTTTAAACCATTTCCTTACTCTTTTTCAGCCATTTTTTTGATAATGTAGTCAATTTGGTCGGCGCACCAGATAAAATCTGATTCTTTCCAACCCTTGGTAGTCATTGCGGCAGTACCAATGCGGACACCACTTGTAATTTTTGGACTACGTTTTTCATTAGGAACTGTATTCTTGTTGAGCGTTATACCAAATTCATCAAGTTTGTTCTGCACAGCTAAGCCAGTGATAGTTGGGAACTTGCTAGAGAAGTCCAACAGAAACAGATGATTATCTGTCCCTCCAGTAATTACATCATAACCCAATTCAGTAAAATGGTCAGCCATCGCTTTACAATTTTTAACTACTTGATGGATATAATCTTTATATTCTTGAGTACAAGCCTCTTCCGCGCAAATTGCTTTTCCAGCAATAACATGCTCAAGAGGTCCGCCCTGCAAACCGGGGAAAACCGCGCTATCAATTTTCTTGGCGAGTTCAGGCTTACAGAAGATTAAACCGCCCCGAGGTCCGCGCAGAGTTTTATGAGTTGTCGTGGTAATAATATCGGCGAGGCCGAATGGAGATGGATGGTCGCCAGCCACAATTAATCCAGCAATATGCGCCATATCAACCATAAAATAGGGATTGTATGAATCTTCATATTCCTTTTTTACCTCTTGGATAATATCATAAATTTTTTGAAAATCAATTTGACGGGGATAAGCACTAGCCCCAGCAATAATTAACTGAGGTCTCCATCGGTCAATTTTTTTCGCTAAATCATCATAATCAATTAATCCATTTTCATCAACATCATAATGTACGAAATTATATAATTTTCCGCTCACATTAGCTTTAAGTCCATGACTCAAATGACCACCATTTTCAAGGCTCATAGATAGAACTGTGTCTCCTGGTTTCAAAACAGCCAAGTAAGAAGCAAAATTAGCATTAGCGCCACTATGGGGCTGAACATTGACATGATAATCAGTATTGAACGCTTTTTGCCACATTTTGCGACAATAATCTTCAATCTCGTCCACATATTGGCATCCTCCGTAGTATCGCCCATGCTGGCCCGCGGTATCTTCTACATCGGGATAGCCTTCGGCATATTTATTTGTGAGAATGGAGCCAACCGCATATAGAATTTCATCGCTAACGAAATTTTCGCTAGCGATTAGTTCTATATTATTGTATTGGCGATTGGCTTCCTTATTAATCATATCAAGGACTTTAGAGGCCAATTACATTTCCCCCTCAACGCAATCACACACAGCACATTCGCATTCATCAGCAGAATCAGTGGCATAATCTTCATCAGTTTCAGCAAGATCAGTAAGTTGCTTTTTAGCATCTTCAATTGCGTTACCTAGAACGGTGACCGCGAATGCGATAGCAGCGAAGGAAGACATATTGGCAGTCATCCAACCAACAAGATCCTCCATTTTAGACTCTAGATGTTCGACATCCTACAGAGTTAATTCAACTTCCATTAATCCGTATCCTCTCTTTCAGTAATTGTAAAAATTTTTCCTTGTATATTAAGGACTTCATATTTATCGTAAAATTCTGTCATTAATACAGAATCATCGATCATAACACTATAAGTAGTAATTGTTTTAGCTGGTTTGGCATGAGCAAAAATAAATAAGCTAAGCATTCCAACAAATATTGCAGCAATAAAAAATATGTCTCCTCCAGTGCCATCAATCATACATATAATAGATACAACAATAAGAAATATCGTAAATATTGCTGCAATAAATCCGCCCCAGCTCCAACCCCAAGTATATGAAACTACTTTAGTGCCAGTATCAAGCAATGTTATTCCATCAAGCATTTTTCAATTCCTCACTCACACATTTTTTCATAATCTGATATTGGACAAAATCCAGAAGTTCATCAGTTTTTTTATTATATTCATCAGGATGAGATTCACAAAATGCGTCGGCGCACTCAGTGATATGCTTCATGGCTTCATTAGCCTTAGCAACTGCTTCATCAACATTATATAAACCCCGTTTAACAGAGATTAAATATTCTTTATCTCTTGGCTGAAGGCAATCTTCATAGGGTTCACCTTCCATATACCGCATTAAATATTCTTCAACACGGAGCAGGTGATGCAGTTGTTTAGGGTCATAACCCCACTGAGCAAGAACATCGACTTTGCTAGGATATTCATGTTGAAGAGCATGATATTTTTCCAGAGCGATACCTTTCATACTCTTTACAGCCCGATAGAGATTATAATGAGCGACATCTTCCCGATGTTTAACAAGCTCATCCCAATAAGGAGCATAATCAGGATTGACAATCTTATAAGGAGTGAAGAGAATTTCGAGGAAGTTTAAATTTTGTTTCCGGAAGGTCTGCATATACAACCGAATATCCTTGAAGTCGATGTGCTCCTCATTCTCTCGAATGTGAGTAGTGCTTACAGGCTTCTTATTGAATGCAATTTCATCAAAACTAGGTAGAACAATCAGCTTGGTATCAACATCGCTGTTCTCGTAAGCAAGACCGTAGTTCTGGCTACCTTGAAGGAACAAACCAACAATATTCCGCTTATGGAAATATTCCAGAGACTCTTTATAATGAGCATACAGAGATTGTTTAACGGCATCCATATTTATCACTCCTTTAACTTATATAAATATTATATCATAAATTTTTTCAAAAATCAAAAATAGGGTAGAGAATTAGCCCTCTACCCTATCATTTTCAGTTGTTTTATTGCACCAGTCTAGATAATCTTGATCCATCTTATTAACATCTTCCATCATTTCATCGAAGGTTTTACCAATTTTAATGAGAGATTTTTCGACAATATTTTTGGCTCGTTCTGACATATTATCCCAACCACAAGACCAAACAGTAGAGACGCATAGGTAATAAGGTTCAAGATTAAAATCATAACACTCTTTACAATAGGCGCAACTACAAGGACCAAATGAAGAGGATAAAACTACAACTGGCTCTTCCGCTCCACACACTTCACACTTGCCAGGTTTTGCGATTTGATTAAAATAATCATCACAATTCATCAGTAGTACCTCCGTCCATCTTCGCACCACAATTAGGGCAGTAATTTGTTTGACTCCAAGCGGCATGAACGGGATATTTACATAATGAGCAACTGCAAAACTCATCATACGTCGCTATCCACCGTCCATGCACCACCGGGGCGACATCAGCGGCGGGAATGGCGTCAACCAATTCTGTTGCTTCATACAGCCCCTCACAAAAATTTTCTCTCACGCTATGTCCCGCGAATTGCAAGGGGTCATCTAAATCAACACCATACACGTCTGCCGCATATTCCTTAATTCGGTTGATTACAGCTTCCCGCTTTATGTATTCAGCCATTACTCTACCTCCGTCTTAAAGTTCTTCTCCTGTTTCAGTATCAAACACTTTAAGGTTTTCCACACACTCGAAATTGGTATGCTCAATTTCATCATTAACGGCAAACCATGGGGTATATTTATCTGAATATATTTCACACTCAAATTCTACTCTAACTTTCATTTTAATATAAATCCTCCGAAAATAACTCTCGTTCGCCTTTGTCCATTTTATAATGACGAGCGGTGGCACTCATTTGGCCGTTAGTCATAGCAATATCATATGCTTCATAGCGGTCATAGAAATTGCCTTTTTCATCAAGAAAACCTTCAATAGCCTTCTCATGAGGAGGAGTGATGCCCGCATCATGCATCGCAGAATAGATGAACCCGTGGCGGATACCGCCGAAAACCGCGTCGGTGCGAGTATCTTTAATTGCCGCGCAAATAATCATTTTTTATTTCTCCCCATTTCGTTTCTTCATTGTTTAATGTTAATCTAATTTCACGGTCATGTTTTGCTTTTTCAATATTTTCTTTTACCTTATTATTAATACGTTCCGCTTCACGAATCTCTTTCTCAGCGCGAGCGCGAATCATCTCAATATCTTCCTTACCACGAGTCAGCACCAATTCAAGACCGTGATTTTTCTCACTTCTCTTCTCTTGGATATTACGGAGCATATTCCAGACGAGGAAGAATAAAAAACTGATAAAATGGAATTTAATTTGAACTTCCGCACATAAATAATCTCGTTCAGGATACTTGTTAAGATACAAGTGGGCAAAATCACTATAATCATGGCAAGTATAACAATATCTATCCTCATTTAAATTATAGAGAGTCTTGAAGCGATGAAATGAGAGAAAACAATGAGGACGGTCTGAATCGGTGGGACTATTAAAAATTAACCACCAAATAAATAACCAAATAAATAAACCAATGGTTAATACAATTAACAGTGTAATCATTAGTCAATCTCCTTTAAAAATTTATCTTCAAGAACAATACAATTTACTTTGTGGGAATAAGCGGTGCAAGCATCAATTGCAATAATGCCCTTGTCATAATATGGGCTAAAATCAGCATCTACCCCCCATTCAGGCGTTCCATCTTGACGATGATGGCCCCAAGAGGTATGCCAATGTCCGCATACAATAGTTTTACCTGGCTCAATATGACCTTTCATTGCGCGCTCCATACCATTATCCCAACGTGCTTTCTCCCATTGATTTTTAGTCGCTCTACGCCACTGATGGTCAGGAGACTTTAAATTGCCAGGAATCCAACCGTGAACAAAAATATAGTTTTCAGTCTCGAAATAATCAACCATGCGGTCGAAGAAACCACGAGTTGTACGATAGGCATATTCTGTAATTTCATCCTGAGAAGCCCACTGATGCTCAGGAATTTTGGCTCTACCCAACTCTTGGATGGTCTGATATGTGCCATTTTGAATATCACGCATTGTAAAACCATCGCGCACCGCCCAATCAAACAGGTCTTCATGATTGCCTCGAATCAGAATTGTACGAGGAGTACGGATGAAGAATTTTTGAACTTCCAGATTCTGAGGTCCACGGTCGAAGTTATCACCGCAGGAAATCAGATAATGGTCAGTGTTTTCAGGGTCAAACCCAGCATCGTCCAGAGCATTCAGCAGTTCATCATAGAATCCATGGACGTCGCTCACTACGAAGAATTTCGGCATAGTTATCACCTCTATAAATTTTACTAACATCGGCGAACTCTTCAAACGTTTGATTAATTACAGGAGGAAGTATTTCGTCGAGTGTTTCTTCTATAATTTTATATATTGTATATTGACGAGATTTGAGAGTATGAGAAGCAATACGTTTGAGAGCGTTATCAGTGCGATAAGAAATTTCTGTTATTGACCGCCCTTGACGAAGTAAGCGTTCTGTTTTAATGCGAAGAGAATTGCCAAGAGCCTCACATTGTTTGAGCGCGATTTCATCTTTGACCGCGTGAGCGATATTTCGGACATTTTGGAGATTTTTATCGAAATTTCGTTTGGGCATTACATTAACTCCAATCTGTCAAAAAATATATCCCTTTCAACCTCATCAATCGGCACATTTTCATCTTCAAAATAAGGCTTCAAGTACTGAATTTGCTCAGGCGTCAGAAAACGGTTAATATTCCAATAGAAATGATAATCGTGGTCTAACATAGACCCTCGGCAGATATGTACCCAACCCAAATCTACAAGCACATCATCAGGATTAAATACATAGCCCATATCATAATTTTTATCCAAAATATCATATGCGGTTTGGATATGCTCATAAGCATTACATTCTACCATTTCTGCTGTTGGACTAAGCCAACCCAATTTAATTTCATTCATACTTCTCGCCACCCATTCTTTTGAATAATTGCTCTCATATTTTGGATTCCTACTGGATTCATACTATGAATATGGAAGGCAAATCCTGCATCAACCATATTTTCAGCTTCAAGCCAGTCGAGCAATTTAATATAATCGCCCCCATCCCAAGCATACTCACCAGCATCGTGATCTAAATTAATGAGAATTTCATCTTCTATATTATTATATTTAAAATATAAAAGAAGAGTTTCCGCTCCCTTAACACTTTTAAGCCAAATATAGCCTTTCGGTGCGGGGCGTACATCATCAACCCATAATTTTATCATTCTCGCACCTTCTTCCAGTTATCATTCCGGCACCAGTATACGGTAGCGCCATTACCACAATTGGAACAGCCAACCTTACCTTTAACAGTGAGAGTTCTCAATACACCGCTCACTGACTGAGGAGACATATCAATACCCTTAGTCCGCTTAATCCACATAGAGAGTTCCTTAGCACTCACACAAGAATACTGGTTTAATACTTCATAGACGAGTTCGGCTTTGGTCATTTCTAATATCTCCTTTTTTTATCTTATATAAATATTATATCATAAAAATATAAAAAAATCAAGGGACAAGTTTTCACTTACCCCTTGATTTCTTATATATCAGAACGATTACTCGTTAGTTGTGTCTTTCTTGGTGATTCTATCGACAATACCTTCAAGAGTGGTGCCTCTCAGCAGAGTATTAACGAAGTCAGCCGCAGACTCATTATTAGCCATCGCATAAGGTGCGATACCATTTGCGATACCCTTGAATACGTCAGCATTAGCCTTAGATTCCAACGCAGCGGTGAGTTCAGGAGTAATAGAATTCATAATCTTGACCACAGAATCAGCATATGCCTGCTTCTTAGCGGCCTCAATCTGAGCCTCAGACATCTTGATGTTCAGAGTCTGCTCAGCCTCCTTACGCTTACGCTCCAAACCGGCTTCCTGAATAGCATCCAGAACAGCCTGCATATCCTGCTCAGCCTGCTTTGCTGCCTGCTTCTCAGCGTCAGTCTTACGATTAACCTCGCTCTGGATTTCCAACTTACGCAGGGCCTCCTCGCGCTGAAGATTCATACGGTTAATCAACTTAGTGCTTGCCAGCTCATTCTCGCGCTTTTCGGCTTCAAACAGTGCTTCGGCCACCTTCACGCGAGACTCTGCATTGGTCAGTTCCAGGCTCTTCTCAACCATATCTTTCTGATGCTCGTCCAAAATCTCAGCGATATCAGACTCAACATGAATACCAAGAACTTCACAATCCTTAATAAACATACCATTTTCGGGGAAGAAACGACCCTCATGAACCCTTTCCGGCCGATCCTCATCGTCCATAGGAAGGTCAATAGCCACATTGCGGACAATATCAGCATAATTCTGATAGAAATCTTCAATAGTATGCTTCTTGGCTTCGCGCTTCATTAGGGAACGAACACGATCACACAGATATTTGACGTAGTTATCAACAGAGAACCACTTATCCATATACTTGGTATCAAAATCAACGCAATAACTGACTTTAATATCAGCCTTCACGAAGTCCTTGGTTTCAACGCTAATAATATCAGATACCTTGTTATTTTCATAACGAAGGAATGTAGTATGCTCCAGAACATCAGTGGTCTTAGGCTTGCCGGTGCTCAACTGGAGCTCCTCGAAGGTCTGGTCATAATCCAGCAGAATAGTCTGAGGACCACAAACAACCTTGCGCTCGCCATTCTTAGAAATGACATTAGCCGCATAACCAGTCCAAATATCGACGCTCACAACACCATCCAATTTAGAATCAATGGTGATAGTGCGAGGCTTGGTATAGGAAGTACCACGAGAGATAGAAGCATTACTCTCCAAATAGGCGAGAGTCTTTACATACCCAGTATCACTGGTGCTTGCGGATGCAGAATACAGAGTATCCAAATCTGCGGTATTGACAATGTTCTTATTCCGCATTGCTTTTTCCACAGACTTCTCAGACAGTCCACGGTTATAATCCAAAACAGCCTGATTGCCGGGGAACCACAGATTACACTGGCGGTCGCTCAACTTACGCTTAACAATCACCTGAGTTCTGGGGTCAGGCAGAAACATAGCGGGGCCCTTTACAGTTGTAATCTCGCCAGTCAGACGATTCATTACATAACGGCCCTCACCCTTGGGAATTGCAATAGCGTGATGAAGAATCTTCTCGTCATAATTGATAATGGCGTGCTCAGGACGAGGATAATAAATCATCTGGTCATTACCAGTAATGAACAGCTCCTCACCAACAGGGTGAATAATCTTGGGGTCTTTATCATCCTTATACTCGGCAATTACCTTTACATAAATACCGGAAATGGGAGACAGCTCAATAGCGCGGAAAATATAACCACCCTTAGGACTGGTAACAAAACTCTCAGTAGGCTCGGGGAACACCACTTCGGGGCCGTGGACATAACGCTTATTACCATCTTCGTCTTTCAGAATACAATACTCTAGACGCTCAAGGGTGACCGCGTCACGCACATAACCCTTCTTCTCCTGGTTCTGAATAGGAATTACCTCAATACCAGTAGGAGGAATATAGAAGGAAATGTCAGTGCCCTTGATAACAAGAATCTGACCATTGACATAATTCTTGTTCTCTTCAACAATTACATTACCTTCAGCGTCTACAACCTGTCCACCTTCGCTCTTGGCCTTCTCGGCATCATAAACACGAGCCAGCAAATACTGGTTGGTACGAAGAGCGTGGCCCTGGATAACCTTAGCCATCTGGCCGGGATACAGAGCGAAAGACACAGGGCCGCGAATGTTAATCTTACAACCAACATCAATATCTTCAGGAAGATTGTTAGAAGTGCCGATTGTAGGACGCTTGCCACTATGAGTAGGATTCTTCAGAACCAAATACCAATTCTCCGGGGCGGAGGCAAACAGATAAATAGCTTCATTATAGGAACAGGGAACAAATTTCTTGGTTCGAACATCGAATCGAACCAGCTCATCAGACTGGGACAGAGAAGTCTTAGTAGGACCGACGTGGCACAAAACATTGCCCTTGGTACGGTCCAACACATAAGCATACTCATTAATAGAGAGGACAAGGTCCTTCTGGATCATTCCGTTTTCACTCATGTATTATATCTCCTTAAAAATTTATTTTTTATTTATTTACTATATATATTATATTATTTTTTTTTAAAAAAATCAATTTAAGATATTTATAAGTAGATATAAAAAAAATAGGCGTATAAAAAATATACGCCTATTAAATAATTAAATTTTAACAGTTATAATACCAGAGTCATAATTTAATTCCCAATTATATTTAATATTAGTTCCTAAAACAGGAATAATATATTTTGTTTCTAATTCTTGTTTTTTTTCTTTAAATCTTTTACAATATTCATCATATTTATTTTGATAAGCTTGGAAACTATCATTATTGATATTATATTTAGATTCAATACATTGAGTTAAAACAGAACTATGGCTATTTATTAATGCGTTTAAATTGCGTAATTCATTAATAAAATTAATATCTTGAATTTTAATTTCCATAATAATTATACCTTTTAAACTCTCTCAAAATTATATGGCGTTCCGCCTAAAACATTGTCTAGAATAGAAAAATCACTATTTAAAACACCATCTAATGCATCAATTTTATTGATTAGAGAATAAGTAAATTCAATGTCATCAGCTAATCCATTACGACGGTACAAAAAACTTAGAGAAGAAACATAAATACCTTTACGAGTAGTATCTCTTATATCATCATATTTTTCAATAACTTCAATAAAATTTTTTAAATTAGGAATAACTTCTTCTTTAAGAGCTCCAGTATGCAAATGATTTAGAGCAATTAAACGCTATTTCATATCTTTAATATGTTCTTCAGATAAAAAATAAACATTTAATTTTAATTTTTTATATTCGCGGAAAAATATTTCATCATTAGTAAGATATTCTCCTAATAACATCATAGCTAATCTATTAAATAAAAAACCATTAGATACATCAGTTCCAATATCTAATAATTCTATTAGTTCTTTACATAAATTTTCACTAGCTGATTTATTAATTTGCAATTCAGTAAAATATTTAGTTAAAAGATATTCATTTTTAGTTAATACACTCATATTTAATCTCCATTAATCAGGTACTGTACTACTTGAGCTGGCGCTTCCACGGCATCCTTCTGCACACTAGCTATCGCATCCACTTCCACATCTACCGCAAGAGCCGCTAGAATTAGTGCAAGTACTATGACAGCTTCCAGTACAGAAACCACCACAACCACTATCACAGCCAGAACAACCGCTGCTATCGCCGCCACCGCCGCCTCCACTTCCATCACAACCACCGCTGCAACCACCCCTACAACCACCGCTACAACCACCACTACATGTATTATAACATGTACCAGTGCAAGTCTAATAACATAGTCCAGTACAACTTGCAGCACAGTGAGTTCCTGCTTGATTAGTAACCGTTATAGGATCAGCTTTTAATATTGTAGTTAATGCCTATAATATTAAAATATTTTCTTTATTAAATAAATCTTTATATTTTATTAAAACATCTTCACTAACTTTAAGAGCTGAAATACTACTTTCTCCTAAAATTTTAGAAAGTTGGCTATCTTGAGTCCCAATAATAGCTTGTAATGGATTTTTATATTGGAAATAATCTTCAGTGGTAATTATTTCATCAGCGACTAGATTATGATACTTTCCACTTTTACTTCCATAAGCATCTTTAACACTTCCTGAATAACATCGACGATCGCATTCTGCAGCGATAGCATTTTTTAAATCATTAAAAATTTTTGGTGTTATATATTCATCAACCAATTCTTTCTCACCCCTTAGATATTTTTAATAACATTTCATATTCTTCTTCGGGTATAACTTCTAATGCCCATTTTTTTGGAATAGTTAATTCATATAAATTAACATTATTATTTTTTTGATGAGTCATATTCTATAAATAAGAGATTGCTAATACTCTCGCTTTATGAGTAATACAAATAAATGTTGCTTTTTTATCTGGAGTACCATACATTTCATAATTATAAGCAGAACATTCTCCACAACCTGAAGCAATTGGACAATAAAAACATTTATCTGTTGATTCAGTACGTCGGTTAATACAATCTAAGCATTTTACTCGTTCTAATTCGATAGGATTAACAGCTATTCCATCATTTAAATTTCCAATAGTATAAGGTATTTGATTATTTCCTAATGAATTTTCTGCATAGCGTTGACAGGGAAAAATTTCACCTTTCCAATTAATAGCTATCATTAAACCAGTACCACCACACCATTTAATTAAATGATCTTCTGGTAAAGCATGACCAAAAGTTGGGTCTAAAATAGAGAGAAAAATTTTATCTTCTAAATTATTTTTTAATAAGTAATCACTAATTTTTTTTAATTCATAATATAATGTAGTTGCATGATGAGGCTCCCAACCTTTTTCATAGGTGCAATTAAGATTAATATCTTGATAACCATTATTTATCATTTCGATAACAGCATCAGCTAAATAATTAACATTATCAGGAGCTATGGTTAATTTAGAGTTTCTATATCCATGATAATAATTAACATAATGATTCATCGCTGCCATTGCTCTATCATAAGTAGGATTTCCTTCTGTGTCAATACGACATTTATCATGAAGTGTTTTATTCCCATCAATACTTATGTTTAATGATAAAACATCTTTATTTTTTTCAATAAATTTTTGCACTTTAGGGTCAAAATAAGCAAGTCCATTAGAAGAAATACTAATTCTAAAATTAGTGGCCCAAGGATGATGTAATTTAAAAGTCTATTCTCTAAAATAATCAACAATTTGGTCTATTAGCTCTATTTCAAGGAATGGCTCTCCTCCAATAAAATCCAATATACATCCTAAGCAATTTTTAGAATCAATATAAGAATTAAAACCTTTTTCTCCAGATAATAAATAATCAATAAATGTTTTAGCCGTTTCAAAATTCATATGGTTAGAAGATTTATTATGCTAATAACAATATGTGCAACGCATAGAACAGTCTTCAGTTACTATAAATGTAATACTTTTTACAGTATGTTTAATATCTCGTTTTTCATCTGGAAATAATCGCTCTAAATAATGTCCATAATCATAAGTTTTTTTATACATTGTTTAGAGACTCCCTTCATAAAAACATAAATTTTCACTTTGATAAAAAATTTCCCAAGGTGATTTACGGTATTCTTCTGGAGTAAACTTATTAATAATTTCTTGTTTTAATAAATCATATTCAACAAATTTCTCAAGATATTCCTATTCATATTTTTTAAAATTTTCAGAATTATATAAATTATTATTAATCGCAAATGTTAATAAACTTTGATAAGATTTTACTTCATAATCTACTCTTTCTAAATATACAACTAATGCATGAGGTAATGAAATTTCTTTAAGAATTTTTTTTGCCATAAATTATACCCTTTCTCTAAATATATATATTTTATTATACTAAAATTATTAGCATTTGTCAAATTCAAAAAAAAATAAGTAATGTATTTAATACACTACTTATTTTACTTTATTCTGTTTTAGTGGATAGGAGCGTATCTCTCACTGTCCAGCTTCTCATACATCAGGTCCTGTGCGGTCTTGCCACTCAGGAGCATCTCGTAGATAACAGGACTCATACCAGAGACATAAGATACATTTGCTTCGTCGCGCATAGGAATGTTATTCTGACGGGCCTGAACATTCCAGAACACCAGATGAGGCATAGCATAGCCATGGGCTACCCATTTAGCACGCATCTTCTCAAACAAAGTGTTATCAACGCCACCACCGCCCCAAGAAGAACGATAAGCATTAGAAGATACGCAGTAGTTAAACTCCATATCACTAATCACAATCAGGTTCTGAGGAATCTCATCCTGAGTACAATGATTAGCGATAGCGACATCCAGCATCATATCAAATGCGCCCTCAATGTTGGTAGAACCACCCCAAGGAGCACGGCTGACACGATACACCTTATCGCAGAAATCCACACCCTCAACCTCAATGAAGTGAGGATTAGACTCGAAGGAGATAAAGTGATTCTGGAAGGGGCCCTTCGCCTTCTCAGCACAGTACATACCGAGAGAAATGGCTACATTAATGGGAGCAGAAGCTTCAGAGCCACACATAGAACCAGAGGTATCTACGATAGCCATACCATTAAAGGTCTTACCATTGAAATAATCAGCCAGATTATCCCAATACTTGTTAATCATCAAACGATCAGTATCGTCCAATGCAACAGTAGAACTCCAGCTACGTCTCATGCGATTCAGAGCCTTATCGACAACCTCATAAGGATACAGAGCCTTAGCATTTACCTTAGTGGTAGTATCCTTGGCGAAATCCTCATAGGTGCGGGCACCATTCTTCTCACGCTCAATGTCATGACGCGCAAATGCATTCTTATAAATCAGACCGGCACGAGAAGGAATCTTATCGAACTCAATCTCGTCCCAACGATTCTCAGACATAAGACGCTCAACAATATTGATGCGGGCACGCAGGATAGACAGGGTCTTGCGGTACTGGCGAGAAGTCATACCCATATAGGTCTTGGTAATATGAGCCAGCTTACGAGACTCCGCAGAGCTAGTATTCTCAGACTTCAGCCACTTACCCAACAGGGAAGGAGTCTTGCACTGAACATCCAGAGCCAACTGACCCTTAATGAACTCAAATGCGTCCTTCTCCAGAGGAGTATCAACGAACACATACAGGTCGTCCCAGCGGCCATACTCAGGGATATGCTGAATCATAGCACGAACCGCATCCGCATTATGCTTAGCCATATACTTCATAACAGTGCGGAAGAAACGACGCTCACCCTGACCTCCGCGCACATCACGCAGATAGAACAGGCACTTCATAGCATATACAGGGTTCTCCTTATATGCCTTCTGGAACATCAGAATAACATCCTCGTCAGAACGAGTGCGCATAGCGCCACCCAGCGCGAACATATCATACAGGTCAGTGCCAGTAGACTTGTGAGTTAATGCACCGTTTTCAGTGTAGGTGAAATTGGTAGCATTCTTCATAGCGTTCAGAAAATCACTCATAATTTTACTCTCCTTTTTCTCTTTGACTCCTCTTGGACAAGAGGAAAATTTATAACATCTTTAACTTTCTATAAATATTATATTATATTTTTTTAAAAAAATCAAATAAGAATTTTATAAAAGACGATTTAATAATTTTTTAACATTGTGCTAGTAATTTGATAATAACCGCCCCTCATAGGTTTTCCGTTTTCAATTAGATACTCCAAGAGTTCTGGGCTATTTAATTCTGCTTCTAATTTATCTAAATCATCAGCAGTTGCATATAAACCGGAATATACGAAAACCTCTGGACCTACTCTTATATAAGAAATTTTATCGGGGGTAATTGTTGTTGAAATAACTAATTTTTCTTTATTCATATTAGCTAAGCCTTGAGAACGACCAAATTCAAACCATTTTGTATTACCAGTAATAGAACGATTTTTTAGCTGTTCTTTATTAGCTAACATATAAGCGTAAGTTTTAGGGGCTGATTTCAATTCTTCTTCTGTGTGAGGTGGAACAATACACTCTTTCCATTCCTGGGTGCCAGCTTTAATAATAGGGTGGACAAAAGTATCCTCCAAATCATTAAAATTATCTTTAATAAAAATTCGGTCTGCTAATGTTGCGATACCATTTTGCAGACTTTCATAAGATAATCCAACTTTTTCTCTAGTATTACTCCAAGGGATTTGAATACTTGTTTTTACTTTTGATAATCCAACAATACCAGTATATGTGGAAAATCCATCAAATAATTGCTCTTTTGTGAGATCTTCAAAATACCAAAGTAAATTATTTTTTTCAATATCTTCTCTCATTTTTTTACCACTAGCATTTTGAATAAAAGAAAGCGGAGAAATATATAGTAGACTTCCAGTTGGTTTCAAAAATTTTTGACCAATTTCATAAAAGGCATAATATAAATCATACATACCAAAACAATAAGAATATTGTTCAATTTCTTTTTTTGTCTCTGGCATTAAATTGTGGATGCGCACATATGGTGGATTTCCAATAACATAATCAAATTTATCAAACCATTCAGTTTGTTTAAAAGCTGAACCTAAAATTACATTATCTGATGGTAACATATTTTGCACTTTTTCGATAACGTCAGCGTCAATGTCAATAGCAAAAATATGTTCTTTTGGAATGCCTCTATTTAAAAGTCCCGTAATAAATGCTCCATCACCACAGCTATTATCTAAAAATAGAGACGTATCAATTTCTTTCTAAGTTAAATTTAAAATATCAATCATATGATTGACAATAGTATCTGGTGTCATAACTTGACCATAGTTTTTTACTTTATCAAACATTTTCTTTTAAACCTCCTATAATCAGTTAAACAAGGAGAGATATTATCTTCACAATATTGTGCAGTAAAGTTGTCATAATCCACTTCAAAATAATATGGGATAAAAGTTAATAAATCCCAATAAGCAGATTTATAGGCTAAAAAGTTTTTATAATTATCCTTGCTTTTTTGAGTAGGAGTCTCAAAAACTACTTCACCATTACTCTTTTTATGATGAACCTTAGTGGGAATAAAAATTATTTGCATAATAGGGATACCGGCATTTATAAATAAATCAGATTCGCCCTTCATATTTTCATAATAATTATTTGCATTTTTATTATATTCAGAGCGGATTCCCTTAAAATTGATAGCTCCTACGAATTTATCACCATTAAAAATGGCAATATCAACTTTCTTAGAGCCGTAAGCCCCAATAAACTCATATTCTGAATTGCACAGACTTCGAGTGGAAAAACCTTCTTTTTCCACAAGTTCAGCAATTTTAGAATGAATTGGTTCTAACAATTTGGAAGAGCGAGTCGTGGCAGGACCATATTTTTTTTCTGCAACTGCTTTAAATTGGTCAGCAAACAACTGTTGAAATTCCATATTTTCTCCTCTTTTTTATATTATACCAAAAACTTTAGCTAAAGTCAATTTTTCTTATATCATAGTTTTTATAAAAATCAATTAAGATTTTTATAAAAACTACTTATCGATTCAGTTCTTCAATAATTAAATCTTTTGGTAAAAAATCTTTGCATAAATAACAACTACCAAATGATACGCCATCTTGTGTTTTAGTCATAGCTTCATCTTTATAGTAGTTAATTCTCTTGTCAAACCCTAAATATTGAATATCTTGCAAATAGGGAAAACGCGCTTGTCCTTGTAATGAAGGGATAGGTAAGAGCATCGCATAAGGTTTATTCAATTCATACAATCTTTTCAAAATATCATCTTTCTGAGAAAATGGTGGATTAGAAATAATTATATCATAATTATCTGGCTCATAATAGAAAAAATTTTTATCATCATCAATATGAGTATAAATAATTTTCACATATGGAAGAGTAGATAATGTTTTAACATAATAACTAAATTCTTTATCAAATGGACACCAAATAGTCAGAGGATTATTTTGATTAAAATTATGCTTCTAAGCATATAGTGCGATATATTTTAATAGAGGCTTAACTGCATATTCAGGAGTAAATACTTCATCAGAAGCCTTGTCTGTTTTAGCAGTTAAATAACCTTTATTTAATGGCATAATAATTTACTCCTTTATCATTATAAATATATTATAATATATTTTTTTATAAAAATCAAATAAGGGATAGTATTTCTACTATCCCTAAAATTTTCTATTATCTATTGGAGGTAGGGGTCGGAGTCGAACCGACAGGCACCAGCTTTGCAGGCTGTTCTCTAACCATTGGAGTTCCCTACCATGTGGAGGGCCCGATATTATCGTGGGCGGGCCTCCCGTTGCCCCACTTCATATATCTAATCAGGGAAGATATGCACAACCCTTAATCTTTTTCAAGATTGATAGACCTTCTTACCGTTATCAACGTTGATATATGAATTGTCGTCTCAAATTTTCCAAATTGAAAGGGGTTAGGTGCCGTATTCACCTATGGTGCCCCGTCGGGGATTTGAACCCCGGACCAATAGCTTAAAAGGCTACTGCTCTACCACTGAGCTAACGGAGCATGTTGCTGGAAAAAATTTACCAAAACTGGAAAAAAATTGGAAATACGCGTGAGAAAAAAAACAAGGCACTTTGATGTAAAATTTGTAGCATTAACTATAATCATCTAATAATAATTGCTGTTTGTGCCTTTACCTAATTCAATAAATAACCTGCCGTTCTTCATTGCTTTCGAATGTTTTGTCGATAATCGCCACATTCCTACCGGCTATGACCTCCTAAGAAGGCAAGTAAAAAAGACTCACTGAACGTTATCGTTCTCAAATTGACGATGGTAATTTTCGAGAGCCCCATCATCGCATTTACACTTAGATAATTCTTTATGAGCCGTAAATAGAGCTATTATTTGATAGCATCATCCTTTTTTAGTAGAAATAACTTTCTAATAAAAATTTGCTGCACGGCTCTCAATATTATATGAACAGTCCCATTAAAGGGAATGGAGCAAGATACCAGACTCGAACTGGCCCCGTCTGCTTACCTTCCAATGCTTCACAACTTACTTAAAACCTCTTTAGCCTCATAATCTTCAATAAACGACCAATTAGATTGATTAGGTTGTTTTAAATGAAGTCTTTTTTCAGAAGAACACTCATTTATTGGAACTAAATATACTTTATGATTCCAATAAGTAGCAAAATAATCAATTTCATCTAAACCATAAGAACGAGATTTATGTGTAATTGAATTTTTTGTTGTGCTCCTACAATTAAAAGTGATTGAATTTTCAGTTGCTTGTCTTGCTGTTTTTACTTGTAATCGCAATAATTTATGATTGACATCAACAATTAAATCATATCTACTATCTTGGCATAAAGGTTGAGAAACATTATACCCTAATGATAACAAATATGCTGCGACATACATTTCAGTCGTAATACCTTTTTGTTGTGTTGTTAAATTCATAATATTATTTTAAATTGCGAAGTTCGGAAGGAAGGCAGATATGCTAGCCACTAACACCAATCCTGCGATTAAAGCATTTTCTTTATGAAGTTGAAAATGCCAAACAGTCTTACCTTTGGGGATAGGGATTTAAAGAAAAGGCTTGAAAGTTCTTTAACTTTCTATATATATTATACAAAAATTTTTTGAAAATGTCAAATTATTTGTTTTTATAATATTTACGATATTCCTTGCGAGTCTGTTCTCGTGTAGGATAAGGCTCATGCCAGCCATTAATCTGACGTGAATACCATTGATCTACCATAAATTTATAATATGTTTCAAAATCAGGCGCAATAGTACAAAAATCACAAATATTCCATGATTCATATGCTTTGCGATATGATTTATAATTTAATTTATCATCAGAATTTTTCAAACGCTGTCTAATAACTCGATTAGCATAACGTTTCAAATCTTTGGATTTCTTGTCTCCACAATAAGGGGTTTTCTTATACGAACGAGAAATAATAATCACTCCTTTATTATGATAAATGGTGCCGCTGACCGGACTTGAACCGGTACGACTTTAGGGTCGGCAGATTTTAAGTCTGCTGTGTCTGCCATTCCACCACAGCGGCATACAACAAGGCTCAATATATGTAAGAAAAATTTTTCAAGCAATTTTTCGGATTATTGTTTATGAAACAAAAATTTTGCTGCGTGAGCCTTTATTCATTTTCTATATATATTATATTATATTTTTTTAAATTTGTCAAACAAGACTCTTTTTGTTTGGTTCCACCGCGTTTGACCACTTCGCTACCGACCCATATGGTGGGCCAGGGTAGATTCGAACTACCGAACCAGTTAAGGAGTGGATTTACTATCCAGTTTTTGCTGTTCAAGTCTTTATATATATATTATATATTATTTTTTGACAAAAATCAAATATTTTCTTTTAAGTCAGCGCACATTGCTTCAATTTTAATCAAATCAGATTTTTTCCAGTTAATTGACCGATTATAATTTTTAGCGATTCTGCGATGACCCTTATTCCGTGTTTTTTCAGAACACCAAGGGCATGAGCAATGAATTTTATTTTTTGAATATTGATGGAGATTATTATAATAATCGGGATTCTCGCTCCAGCGATAAACATTTCGTACAATTTGGCGTTTTCTTAATGCTTTTCTTTTGGATACATCCCGATTATAGGCTCTTGATAATGGTTTATTTTCCATAATCTTTCTCCTATTTTTATTTTCTATATATATTATATTATATTTTTTTGAAAATGTCAATTTTTTATTATTGGCCTAAGATATTTAAATCATTTATATTTTTTTTTAAATTTATAAAAGATATAAAGGAGTTGTTAAATAAATGGCAGAAAAAAAAGTTGTAGGATTATAGAATCTTAAAGATTTTTATACACAGCTAAAAGAAAAATTTGCATTAAAAAATGACGGGAATAAAAAAGTTTTATACACAGATTCTATAAATGATGATCCTATTAGTTATACTAAAACAGAAATAAATGAAAAATTAGAATTAATAAATGGAAATTCGAATTCAGGAGGAGGAGGGAATCCTCTATTATTTATAAATACTACAGGTAATACAAATGAAATTTTTAATATCATTCAAGATAGTATGGATAATAAAATAATTAAAAGACGAATTAGTGAAACAGATGATTCTGCAGAATTACTAGATGCTATCTTCCTTAGCCCTAGTCAAGCTGTATTTTCTCGATTTTATCCATAGCAAGCTAAAGAACATGATAATAACAATCCAGAATGGAATCCTAATACTTATAATTTAGGGAATTTATCAACATTAAATAAAAATACTACTGGGAATCCTACTTGGAAATTTTCTAGTATTGAAGTAGTAAATGCTCAAGATAGTATTGATAAAATTAAAAAATTAGATACAAAAATTGCTACATTAGAATATGAAATTTCTCAATTAAAAACAAAAATTTCTAAATTAGAATCTAAACCTCATTTTACCAAAGCTCAAATTGAAAAAATTATTGCAGATTATAATGCAGCTCATCCGCAAGGATAAAAAAATGGTGATATATAATATAAATATATATCACCATTTTTTTTATTTGGCGCCGGGGGTGGGATTCGAACCCACGGGAGTAATTAGCTCACACAAGTTTTCAAGACTAGGCGCTTATGACCGCTTGCGCACCCCGGCATATGGGGTATTAAACCCCGTTTATATTACATTTCCTGTTCGAGACAAATAACTTCATTCTTCGCGAACTCAGCATCTCTGGACGCATCATTGAAATAAGTCCGCATACGCTTGTAATAGGCCTCAGCCGCATCTAACTGACGGAGTGCATCACCCATTTTCTTTTCTGCGCGCTTCACGCGCTTATCAGCCACCTTAGCATTACACCGGGCTGCTGCGAGCTTCTTACCATTATCCTCAGAAAAATTATCACGAGGATCACACTTGGCATAGCCCTTTACAGTTCTACCAGCATAAGTAGAAACTGCGGAAACCGTCTTCTTACCATTCTTGTCATAATAGATAAAATACTTATACTTATCCAGAGAATACTTCATAATAATACACCTTTTTCTCAAAAAAATAGCGAATGAGGGTCATACCACTCGCTTATAGGCCCATATTAATTTATATACCGCACTAAATCTCTAATAGAGCAAGTTAGCTAAACTTATGACCACGGCCATCCGTGCGGATATTATGGAGCCGGATGACGGATTCGAACCCCCGACCTATCGCTTACAAGGCGATTGCACTACCACTGTGCTAATCCGGCATTTATATTAAAATTTTTTAAAACCATTTTTGATTTGGATTTTCGATTCTTACGCTCGCCCTCGCCCGGAGCGCGTTTATAAACAAAAAATCCCTGTTATTAATAATGCTATCGCTTACTTCATAACCACTAAAGCGCACCTTGTGTTATGCTACCTACCTGTTAACCATCAGCTACTTCACTATTAATAACAGAAAAATTCTGTCCAATAAAACTCATGTATTATGTTTGGCAGGCGAATAGGACACCTTACACTTATTTTATTGACAAATCATTAACGTACTCCAAACAGCTCATAATAATTAAACTATACCCTATAACTCACCTTGTCATTTCGACACAAGGGCCCGCCCTCGCTATTATAACTTTATGCTTAGGGACTCATAGGTAATCAAATATCCAACACACGCTCTCGGTGTATTGCCACTTGATGGGATTTCACCTTTATAACCTACTGGTGGGCCGAGAGGGAATCGCACCCACTCGAACCATAAGGTATCAGTTTTACAGACTGACGTGCCTACTTTAACACATTACCGGCCCAAATATTCGATTTTGTTTAAGGTAAATCGAGAACCTTGATGGTGTGTCCCTCGACCAAAAATCTACCTCGCGACCGCAGACTACTCTTTAAATGATGGGCACTTCGAACCCTACATTCCATCTAGCGAAGACTTATCAATGGTTTGTATACATATTGCTCCGCTTCTGGCACCGGCTCTCGGATTCGAACCGAGTCGACCTGATTTAGAGTCAGGCGGGCTACCATTACTCCAAGCCGGAATGTCTGACAAGGCTCGAATAAATAACCTAATTAAATCATCTATTACACAAGTATTTGCTGAACAAGCCTTTAATTTATATATTTATTATACAATAAATTTTTTAAAATGTCAAATTACTTCATATTACGCAATTTGCGCTCGGCCTTACGAATTAAATTGGCATTAACAACCTCACCCTTAGCCTTCAGTTTTGCAATACGATACTCATAATGAGCCTTAGTGTGAAAATTCATATTACTCTCCTTATCTAAAACCTACTTTATCATACATTGGAGCATAACTCTTAATATGCTTATGAGTTAAAACACCCAATAGTTTCTCATTTCCGTCTATCTCTTGGATATAGATTTGAGAACTATCTTTAGAAACGGCAGAACGACCTCGCGGATAAGTCAAAGATTTAGCACATTTTTCCAATTGATTCATATCAATCGTGCTAATTTCCATTCGACCGCGGCTACCAATAATTGTAAAAACAGGTAAACCATTTTTCAATTTAGGTTTCGCATCAAAAATTTTACCGCACCAATTCATATAATATTCTTCATGAATATCAGTAATGATTAAATGAGTTTTTACCGCGACTTCTTCCATTTTTTACCTCTGTTTAAATGAATTAAAAAAATTCATTACATCATCATTCATTTCCATCGTGTTAATATCTTCACTACGAGGAGCAGGTTTTGATTGATGATATGGATTTTGTTCTTTCCAACAGCTTAGAAAATGTTTAGCTACACCCTCTTCTGTTGAAAATCCTCTATTACAAGTTGGACAAATATACATTATTTTCCTCACTTACTTCTGGTCCGGAGTAGGTTATCTGCGTCATCTAGACCTATTTTTTCAATCCTCATATATTCGTTCAGAATAGCAAGTTCTTAATTAAATATATGATTTAGCAGAGCTCCGGTGGCACGGCCGGCTGGACTCGAACCAGCAGATACAGGAGTCAGGGCGAGAAAATGAGACTTGCACTCATACTACCAATCATTCCGGTTGGCGTCCTACTAACAGAACTTACACTATGCTACTTAACCCATCACACAATATAACCCATTTAAACGATTTCTCGAAAGTCCTGTGCCTTACCTGTTTGGCGACGGCCGTATATTAAATTGTTGCGTCTATTGGCTCTCCCGATTCTCCAAGCCAAAATTTCTCTCTATAAAACCATATCATTTTATTTTATGGCATGACTAAGAGATATAGTTAATTTATTTATCGTGCTTTTACTATCATAGACGCGGAAACGAAATTTCGAACATTTTAATATTCTTGAACTAAATTTCGTTAAGCGCAAGACCCCAAATATGAATAAATTGATTATCAGTCAATCGCGTAAACCATTCCGCCATAAACGCTAGTGCGTTCAACAGGATTTGAACCTGTAATTCTTCATTAGAAGAGTTTGCTGCAAGGGTCTTTATATTAAATTATATCTTCATCTGTTGGATTATAAATCTCAACTCCGAAGTAAATTATAGCATCATTGGGAATTCTTGTCATTCGTTGAATAAATTGAAGTTCAAGAATCCCATTATTACATTCCTCAACATCTTGTTTCAATTCTTTATTTGTTTGTTGGATTTGACGATAAATATCAAGAAATTCATCTTTTGAACATAGCCGATACTGAATCGCAACTTGCTCATCAGTATCTCTCATTGCTTTTTGAAAGGAATCTCTTGCCATTACTAAATTTTCAATAGCATTTACTATTTTTGATTCAGTTAGTCGCCTAATTTGCTCATAAGGAGCAGAATCAAATGCCTTATAAATCACATGATTACGAGAATAACTCGCAATTTGCTGATATTGATTTTCACCAGTTTTAATAAAAAAATTGAGATATTGAGACATTTAATTCATTCCTTTCTACTGGTGGGCGATAACGGACTCGAACCGCTGACCCTCTGAATGTAAATCAGATGCGCTACCAGCTGCGCCAATCGCCCATATAGCGGAGTCAAAAACTACCTCTCCGCATTGTGGCTACAAATCCACGGTTTATAGTATGTAGGGAGTATTAATATAAAACGATATCAAATGCAAAGCAAATGGCATCCCGTCGAGGATTCGAACCCCGATTATGTGGTCCGTAGCCACAGGTCTTATCCATTGGACTAACGGGACTTAATTATACTTAGAAACAGGGAACAGGATTCCACCCTTTTCCATTTCCTTGCGAGAAATATACTGAACATCGCCCACAGTGCCATTCTTGATAGGAGCTAGGAAAATCACTTCATCAGTCTTATCGCCATAATGAAATGCATTACCCACAACCTTATAAACATTGTTATCGAGGTCAGCATAACGAGAACCAAAATTAATTTCCATTTTCATCAATTCCTTTCTTATTACCGAATTGTTGTAATATTCTTCTCGTCTTCCAAAAACTTACAGAAAAACAAACTTGTTGCGCTATTGACATCATCTGCCGAAGGAATTTGACCAGTTGTAAAATACGATGTTTTAGTAATCGTATACGCAATCGCTTCATGAACCAACTGAGCAGTTTCAAATGAAATTTCCATTTTTAAATCCCTTTCTTAATTTTCTATATATATTATAATATATTTTTTATAAAAAATCAATTAAGGATTTTTATTCTCGATGGTCCGAGTGGTGAGACTCAAACTCACGGCCTCAGCATCCCAAATGCCGCGCTCTATCAACTGAGCTACACCCGGATATTGAAGGAAGATTTTTCCCTTCCTTCATCTTATATAAATATTATATTATATTTTTTTAAAATTGTCAACATAATTACAAATTAAACTACCTATTGAATTTCCAATAATACAAATAATAATAAAAATTAAAGCATCAATGGTAAATTCACGACTTGCAATTATATAATACATATTAGCAATACAGTGATTAAAACCGCATATAATAAATGTAGGAACACATAATAAAATTCCAATTACACTATTATGTTTCTTAAATATATCAACTGCATAATAAATAAGAATACCACAACCAATAGACAACCATAATGTTAAATACCATGGTTGATTAATTTTATTTAATATTGTAGTTGTTTGCGGAATAATACCTATACAAAATACACCAATTAAATTGCCGATTAAATAAATTAAACAATTTTTAAAATCATTTAATGATTTAATATATCCAATTTTACCAGTATATAAATTATATTGCTAATAGCAAATAATTAATAGTCCAGTAGAAAAAAGAAATGCTCCTAAATAAGGAACATTAATACTTAGATTAACAAGACCGGCAATACCAATCAAAACACCGGCCATTATAGCTTTTAACATATTATATTCCTTGTAATTGATTATATTGTTTCTCCAGATAGTTTTCATCTTTTAAATTATTTAAATTAGTTATATCTAAACTAAATTTATAAGGTAAAAAACTATGTTCTAAAAATTCTTTATAACCATTTTCATATGAATTAGACTATAAATAATAACAATGATTTTCTTCTTGCTTATATGGAGAAAATTTATTATATAATTCATTCATTATATTATAATTATTATTATTAAAATTTTTTAAATAATAAAAATTACATTTAGAAAAAATAGATTGTTTTTGAATTTGGGCGATATAATTATTTAACTTATTTAATGATAAATTATTTGGAATATAAACATAAATATCTAATAAACCGTTTAAATATTTTACACTTAAGCTTGATTTATTAAATAATCCTGGCATATCTCCAAACGATTTCCTCATAATAGGATAATGCATTAAAATTAAATAATCTTTATCATAATCATAATAAATCTATTTATATTTATTATAATCATAATAATATAAATCAAATAAATTATAATTATATTTTTTTAATAAACTTCTATTTAATCCTAATGTAGTTTCATGCCAAGGATGTATAAATACACGAGTATTCGAACAATTATAACAAAGAGTTAATAAATTATTCATCATATTATCTAATTCTGATAAATCCTAAATTGTAGTTAGATTTTTACGACTATTATCAGATAAATAAGAAAAATTATTAACAGCTATACAGCAAGGATAAAAATAATTATTAATTAAATAATAAGTTGAATTATCATAGTTAACACAAAAACATTTTTTCTTTTCTTCATTATTTAAATCCTATATAATAGGATTACAATGAAATAATAAACTATTTCTTATTTCATATTCAATATTATTATTATCTAATTTATTAAATAATAACTCATACTACTAAAAATATTTTATTCTAGGATAAATAGAAATAACAAATTTAATATGATAATTAGCTAAAAAAAATAATAAATCTTCAGTTAAATGATTTAATATTAATCCATTTGTATAAATCATAATTTTTATATTTGGAAAAAATTTATAAATCATTTTACAAATATCCTAAATCTAAGGATGTAAAATTGCTTCTCCACCACTTAAATCTAAAGTATCCAAATTTGAAAATAATATTTTTATTTTTTTTAAATTTAATTCCACATCATCTAATGTTATAAAAAATTTTTTAACGCTTGGATCATCACAGTGATTGGCGCAATTTAAACAATTTAAATTGCACTAATTTGTAAGAAACCACATTAATCTTTTTTCCAAATTACCTCACCAAATTAATAAACCAATTTAAAATTTTATACCAAAAATCTAAAAATTTATTAGTCTTTGGTATAATTAATGCTTCTTCTTCTGGATTATACTCATCAACTAATGCGCGAGCATCACCAATAACATAATCATAAGGTAAAATAAAACAACCATCGTTGCCCCATGATTTACCGAATGAATTTTGACATAAAAACCCTTGTTTATTCCATCCATAAATCATAATACAATGATAAGTTGATTTGTGTTTTATGTTATAAATAAATGTTCCATCATTTTTAGCCCTACATCCTTGATACCAATCAATACATGCAGCGACCGGCCCATATTTTTGAAGGGCAACTTTAATATCATTATTTGTTTTACAAGTAAAATAACTCTATAATCTAAATGTATATGCACGCTTCATTTTTTCAGCATTAGCATACGCACTTTCGGCCTCATACCAAGCATGAGGAATTTCAACATTACCTGAACAATCAGATTCAAGCATATCACCATATTTAGTTGCTATTTTACAAGCATCACTTAAATACATACCCTAACTTAAATCATCACACAATTCTCGTTTTATACCATATAAAAAATTAGTAGATAATCTATTCTGTCCATGATTATGATATTCAAGTATTTCAGATACTACATGAGGAACACAAGAACCAACACTTCCTTGATTTTTAATAAATGAATATTTTGGTAATTCAAATTCATCAGGTAAATTATCAATCTAAGAAGCTGTAGCTCTAATTTTATAATTTCTTAAATCTTTTTTAGAAGGATTACAACCTAAAAATTCCACAATTCTACCTCCTTAAAACATATTTCTATATATTTTAAGAATTGAATATAGACAATTAATAAGTTTTATCCTATGGTGCGAATGGGTGGATTCGAACCACCGACCTTTGCGTTATCAGCACACTGCTCTGACCTACTGAGCTACACTCGCATATACAAGGCGAAATTTTTTTTATACTATCGCTTCTACCAGTTGAGCTATCCCCGCATATGTTGCGGGAAGAAGGACTCGAACCTTCAACAAATAGTTCCCTATCAAAAAACAAATTGCTGTTTTCGCCTTTATTTTATTTATTTATATTTTTATTGATTAACAAATTAGCTGTAATATCTCCACTAACATTCATTGTAGTATAAGCCATATCAAGCAGTCGATAAAAACCAGCATATACTCCAATAAAATCAAGCGGGCAACCAATCAATGCTAAATAAGAAGCACCAATTACTACTCCACCACCCGGAATACCAGGCGCACCCATATTGATAAGAATAGCCGCAACTAACATTGTAATAAACATTATTGGCGTAATTGTAATACCATACATTTGACAATTAAACAAAGCCAATAGACTAAATGAAACGGCGCCTCCGCACATATGAATAGTGCATCCAAGAGGAACAACAATGTCAGTAATTTCCTTATTAATACCAAATTCCTCATTACAAATCTTGATAGTATAAGGAAGAGTTGCCGCAGAACCGCAAGTAGATAAAGTAATCAACCAAATTTTACTCACTCGTTTAATGTACTCTATTGGATTTATATGACAATAAATCCATACGGGTAAAATCATTACTATTAAAGCAATAATTAAACAACCCAACCAAGCGCATCCAACATAAATGGCGCAAGTTGTAAGGATTTGGCTACCATAAGTAGCAACTGTATTACCCATTAAAGCAAAAATACCAATAGGAGTAAAATATAAAATATATTCAAGCATTTTATTAAATGCTAAATTAAAACAATTCAATGTAGTAATTAATCGCTCTGATACTGCTTGAGTTGTATGCCGTAATGCTATACCAAACATAAAAGCAAATAAAATTACAGGAAGAATTGAATTATTTACCATAGCTTGAATAATATTATTCGGAAAAATAGCTACAAAAAATTCTTCAAATGAAGTAGAAACTGTTGTTCCATTCCATTCTATTGGAGTAAAATTAAATCCTACACCAGGTTGTATCATACTAAATAATCCATAACAGATTAAATATGATACTGAAAACATTATAATAAATAGAATAATTGTTTTTAATGTAATCGCGCCAGCTCGTTTAGATGAAGCTAATGCACTTGATATTCCGAAGAATAATATTGGAACAATCATCATTTTCAAAAGGTTAATATAAATTGTTCCTAAAAATGCGATTGATGGAAAAATTGAAGGAACAATAAAACCTAAAATTATTCCTAATACAAACGCTCCTAAATTAAATAGATAAAATTTCTACTTCATAGAGACACTCCTTATTTAATTTAATGGCATCCCGTGAAAGATTCGAACTCTCAAATATGGGGTAGAAACCCAACGTTTTATCCAATTAGACTAACGGGACATATACAAGACTCATTTTATAGTTCACTTAAAAGGTGAGTGCTTAACAAGCAAAAATTGCTGTATGAGTCTTTTAATGGTGCCCCGGGGAAGAATCGAACTTCCATCAAGAGATTATAAGTCCCCCGTTCGCACCATTAAACTACCAGGGCATCATTTTTTAGCCCATGCGACGATATGCTGTTTTCATCCAATAGTTGGCCATACGAACACTATCATCATCAGTGGCCTCTCTAATCACCAAACTAGGATAAGGGAAATTGAAATGATTTGCGTCTTCAATAGAATCAAATTCTACTTCCGCATAATAGAACTCGCCACCATCGACTTCACTGAACTCTACTGTAAATGTCTGAGTAAGATCATCATCCTTATAATGCAGACATTTACAAGTTTCAGTATAATATTTCTTATGGATAGGAATAACATGCTTAGTACATTCCTTCCAGAAGTCCTCAGTGATAGGAGTTTCAATTTCTTCACGGACAAGGCCGCTACCAATCTTATAGGCCAGTTTATAATCTGTCTCACCATCTGCGGTTGTCTTTTTACGAACCCGCACTTCCTTGGTGATTACATCACTAAACTTCTCAATCGTTAAATATGCTTGCTCAATAGTAGTATAATGATCCCAAAATGTTAAATTTTTAGGCAAACTATTCAGAAGCCATTTACGCTCAATTTCCATTATTATCCTCCTGTTGGATTTGGGGTGGCTAGGCGGACTCAAACCGCCGACCTTCTGGGCCACAACCAGACGTTCTTATCATCTGAACTATAGCCACATGGCGTAGATAGAAGGATTCGAACCTTCGAGCCGCTCACGCGACTAATGCCTTAGCAGGGCACCGCATTCAACCACTCTGCCATATCTACATATGCGTTTACGAAATTTCGTATAAAAATAAAAATATTAGCGAAAATTCGCTAACCGCGTCTCCTCTGCATTTTTACGGACTTGGAACCGCCATTGGTTGCATTAAACGCAGATTATCTCTCGCTAACACATGGATAATCCTCTGATCCGAAAATCATATCATCAATATCATGAAACATTTAAATTCCCTCCTATCCTTAATAAAGCAAAAATGGAACGTAGAAAAACGACCTGTATTGTGAAGTTAGAAATAAAGGAAAAACCAATCTATGCCAAACTTAAAACAAAGGAGATACACAAATGAACGCAATTTACAGGCTAGATGTAAAAGACTCGTTCCATATAATAGTCTTTTGTTTCTATATACTTCAAAATATATAGAAAGAGATAACCAATCCCACAGCCATACGGTCTATTTGTGCAAATATTTAGATTTACATGGACTTGCAACCAAATATCATTTAGGAGGCACATTTATCTCATATGTATGGATCTCTCATTGTGGGTCTTAAACAAAAAGAAAGGACTTATTAAAAAAGAGGGAAAATGATTTTTTTATTACTCTGCTGTGGGAGCAACCTTCTTGCGATGTTTCACATATCGCTCACCATCAGCCTGCGACATCCAAATTCGCGTTCCATCAGCGAAATGAAAATCGTAGAACCAATCCTTCTCAGTCTCGTCAATCTTATGGACAAAACCCTTACCGTATTTCTTACAAAACACTTTATCGCCGGGAACAAATTTCATACTTAAATTTCTCCTTTTGGATGTTTTTCTACTAGGCACTATCTTTACGCTCCGGAATACGGATTCGAACCGTAGACCTCTTTCTTTTGGAAAGTGCTCTAACCAGCTGAGCTATTCTGGAAAAGATAATTGCTGTTAATGCCTTATATGTTAATTTTATTGTTTATTATTTCAAGACGCAATAGGGATTCGAACCCATTCGTTTTCAGTTTTGAAGACTAAATTCTTAACCAGTAAATGATTTGCTGGATGCGTCTTAATGGTTGCGTTGCCTGGGAGTCGAACCCAGTATCACTGGCTTATGAGGCCAGTATGGTAAATCCGTTCCACTCGCCCGCAATGGTGCCTGTCGTTGGATTCGAACCAACTATCTATGGCGCATGAAGCCATCGCTTATCCACATAAGCTTCACAGGCAGATTATGGGCATTGATTATCCGGTTCAATTACCCAAAACCTTGATAACACTACTACTATAAGTAATGGTGTCATAATTATTAGCTCGCAAGCCGAATTGAGCTATATGTATACTCATAATAATTGCGGTTGTGCCTCGAAAAGGGCTGTTTAGAATCAATGTTCCGATATTTTGACAGTTTCAATTATTATTTGGCGACTCCGGCGGGGCTTGAACCCGCGACCTCATGCGTGACAGGCATGCGTTCTAACCAGCTGAACTACGGAGCCATATTCGACATTTGGGTTGGCCACACCCCTTTGTTATCGTCATCACCAGTCTCAGTGAAATACGGATTGTTTAACGGCTTACAATCAACCCCTAATCCTTCCTACTTGCGGCGTATTAGGTTTCCCAGACTTTTTTATTAGAGACAGTAAGTTCTGTCTATATTCTTTATTAGATAGTAAATTCTATCTAATGGTGATCCTGGCGGGGATTGAACCCGCAAACCCCACCTTGAAAGGGTGGTAACTCTACCAATTCGTCCACAGGACCAGACGGTGGGAGATCAAACCCACCATTTTTGTTTTGTGCAACTGTGCTTGACTTTTTAGTCATAACTCATGAATTCGGCCACCACCCCGAATTCATTGGTGACCCCAGCCAGATTCGAACTGACATCTCAACCTTGAGAGGGTTGCCACCTAAGCCATTTAGTCAGATGGGGCCATATTAAGCACAATATTTCTCTTGATTTTTGTGCTTCTGTTTTCGTGTGTAGGCACCTTTACCTTTGCGGTTTTCAACCTTAGAACCGCGACGTCGGAACTGGAGATATGCTTGAAGTTCATCACCAGTCTTTTTTAAGTCAGCTTTCCTGTTCATAATATTCTTCCTCCCAACCGGTCAGATATTCATGCTCAACAAATTCATCAACTTGAATTTCAGTATCATAATCGCTGTAGCGGTCGAACATTATTTTCATTCCTTTCTTAACTTTCTATATATATTATAATATATTTTTTATAAAAAATCAAATATAGGAATAAAGCAGGTATGCGATGAAAATACCTCTATCTGCGCTCATGCGTTTTAACGCCACTCACCACGAGTTAGATTTTTATTGTGCTCTAACTGCACTAGATGCCTTTCACATCAGATAGTTCCTATGTTTTTTAAATAAATACTAAAGATTGGGCGGGTGGTCATGTTTCAGCCACACGCTTACACTACTCCAATTCGTAAGAAACCACTTCCAGTTTCTCAGGCGAAGGTTTTTTTACGCTAATTCAAGGGATTTCCACCGCAACCTACCTCACTCTTCCTCGCCTGCCCAATCGGCCGATAGGACCTGAGCCGTTTCAGTATTTACTTAATGGTGCTCAAAGTGGGATTTGAACCCACACATCTTCCAATACTTGGGTTTGAGCCAAGCGCGTCTGCCAATTCCGCCATTCGAGCATAACTAAGGATTCTTTTTGTTCTTCCGGGTGCTTACGAGAAGAATCCACAAGAAACTCTACCCATCTCTAATCTAATCCAATCATTAATAACGGCACTTATCGCAACAATTTAATTTATATCTTTTAATTTATTTTCATTTCTTTTTGTTGGTATAATAATGTATATGTATTATTACTTTTTCCTCTAATCATTAGTAATATTATCATTCAAGCCTAATATTATACCAAGAGTTAATTAGTATTAAATTGTTGCTGTGGGCGGCCTCGCCTAGCATTAACTATAATTTCCCAGATAACGGATTTGAACCGTTGCCTCGTGGTTACCTTCCACGCGCTCTACCGCCTGAGCTAATCCGGTATGGTGGATCTGATGCGATTCGAACGCACAACCTCGTCCTTGCAAGGGACGCTTTCTCCCGTTGAAATACAGACCCAAATTTTATGAGATAGCTACATTATGTATACCTAATATAGCTATTAGGTTTTCCAACTCTCCACCTCAAACTATTTTCATCTATCTCTCCTCTTGGCCAACCCGATTTGAGCGATTTGAATGGAGCCCTTCCATTCTAACATTGATAAAATAGTAAAATCAACAATGGTGCGGGTAGTGGGACTCGAACCCACACTGATCCAAAATTAATAGACTACTAAATGATGGTAGGCGAGAGGGGATTTGAACCCCTACGCCTCTCGGCCTTTGATTCTAAGTCAAAGTTGTCTTCCTGTTCCATCACTCGCCCGAATATTTACCAATATTTGCTCCACTATTACCCTCTTGAATAGAATGACAATTAGGACATAAAATTTGTAAATTTTCTAAGGTATTATCCATATGATTTCCATTCTTATGATGTAATTCTAATGGAAGTTTTACCCCTTGCCAAGTTGAAATTCCACAAATTTCGCATTTGCATTCTTTTAAACCATCACGAATCAATTTTTCTTTTAATTTAAATGAAGCGATTGGTTTATTATTTTCGATGTAATATGAAGCAGGTTTATAAACATTAGTTCCTTTTAATTGTCCTTTTTTAGCCTATTGACCAGCATAAATAATACCCATCTTGTCTAAATAAGAATTAAGAGTTTCTTGTTTACAACCTAACTGTTGGCACATATAACATTTAGGCTATTCTTCTTCAATCCATTTAAGGATTTCATTTTTTCGTTCTAAAATATCAGTCCGCATTTTTATAACCACCTTTATTTTTCTTTCAATAATTATAAAAATTATTACTAATACTTTTGGAAAACTTACCCAAATTTTTTTTAGTGTGTCTACCAATTCCACCATACCCGCATACAAGAGCACTTTTATTTATGTACTGATGGAAAGCACTCCAAAACCACCCGCAACATTTTCTTTGAGTAGTTGCCACTCTGGCGGGACATGAAGGACTCGAACCTTCGACCCTCTGATTAACAGTCAGATGCTCTAACCAACTGAGCTAATGTCCCAAATAACAAGACGTCTTATATAACTTTTTTAATCCCAAATTAAATGTTTGTATAAAATCAGTTTGCCGTTCAACGTCTTTATGGTGCTTGGAGATGGGGTCGAACCATCTACGCTTGGCTCTTCAGGCCAACGCTCTACCAGTTGAGCTATCCAAGTATTTAACTTTTAACTTTCTAAATATATTATAATATATTTTTTATAAAAAATCAATTAAGATTTTTTGTCCCAGAAAATTGAAGATTTTTTAAATTTCCTTTTCTTTAACTTTCTATATATATTATAATATATTTTTTTAAAAAAATCAAAAATTAAATTTTTGCTCAGGTTTTTGCGCCTTTTTAATTGGATACTCTTCAACATCAATCCCATGTTTTTTAAACCACTCAAATAGCGGCCAACGCTCAGAACAAGGGTTATTCGGGGCTTCATGGACAAGTAAAACGATTTCAGGCTCTTCGCCATTTTTAACTACCCGTTCAGCAATACTTTTGAATCGACGCATCATATCATCAAAATCAAGATTGCTTAATTGTTGACGATATGCTTTAATAAATTTACAATGAACAGGGTCTTTGTCGCAATGGCCGCAGTATCCCTCAGCATTTTCAAATGTTTGAGGAACAAATGGCTCGGCGCGCAATCCATTTAAAACGCCATTTTTATCTTCATATACTACACTTCTATCCCAGCCGTGATGGAACCATTGTGGGTCGCTCTTGGCTGTTGATAAAGCCACGGTATTTGGCTTCATAAAACGAACTGCATAAAAATACGAAATATAAAATTTTATACAAATCACTCCTATGTATAAAATCTATGGCAGGCCATCTAGGACTCGAACCTAGGTCCGCGGTTTCCATCTAAAATGCTTAAATATTATTCCAATCCTCCTCTCCAATTTTTTTTATATCTCCACTTCTACGAGGCAAATTATAACTATCACACCATTTTCGCACAGCATTATCAGAAACATTATATTTTCTTGCTATTTGAGTAAAAGGTTTATTGCGAATTAAATTTTTTAATTCTTCTCTAGAAGGTCTTTCTGCCATTCGTAAAAGTTTATTATTACAAGGAATACATCGGAGAGAGCCTGGATTAATTTCGCATCCACAGTCTTTACAATAAAATTTTTCTTTATGAGAAGAATTATATAGTTCTTCATCAGATAACTGTTTATATTGTGAAAACATATTTGTTATTAAATAAGTTTCATCATCAAAAGAAATTGTTTTTTGTAAAGATGTTTCATCAACAGGCACTAAATACACTTTATCATTCCATACAGTCGCAAAATAATCAATTTCATCATTTGTATATTTATGCTTACTTCCTAAAGAACTTTTCACATTTTGTGTGGTACAAGGAAATGTAAATGATGATTTTGAATTACTTATAGATTTTTTAATTTGAATTTTTAATAATTCTGTCCCTGTATCAACTAATAAATCATATTTTGAAGAATTATAAGTTGGAACAGAAATATTAAATCCATACCGCAAAAATTCAATTTGAACTTTTAATTCAATTATCTAACCTTTAATTAAATTTTCACTTAACACGTTATTTTATGGAATAATATTAAGTTTTCAAATGGAGACCGCTATGCTAGCCGCTACACCAATGACCTATATATGTTAAGGAAGAAATTTTTTCCCTTCCTTAACTTTCTATATATATTATATTATATTTTTTAAAAAAAATCAAATTTTAGATTTTTTCTAAAGTATTTACTAAATCAGTCCACTATATTGCTATATCATTAAGTTGAGTAAAATATTTGTCAATAAAATTATTAAACTCTCTATTAGACATAGTAAAAAATAATTTATGAATTAATGGAAACCACTCTGAAATATTAAATAATTTTATAAATCCACTAAAATGAATTATTGACATATTTTTTTCAAAAAAAATGCTATTTTTTTGTCGTAAAAAATAATCATTTAATATTTCTTCGTCATTAATTTTATTTATCTATGATTGACTTAAAAAATGTTTAAAATTATTTAAATCAATTTGATTACTACAAATAAAAATAATTCCTTCCATTTGATTAATTAATTTATTAAAAAATCCTAAAAATTGACAATTTATAGACATTTTATCAAATAAATAATCAATATTTTCAGTTAAAATAGTATCTGCATCTAACCAACAAATTTTTTCATACTTATCTAAATAATCAATTATTTTAAATTTATTGAATGTTTTTTGAAAACGTCCAGAAGCTGCCTAAGAAAATAATTTTTGCTTAATAGAAATATAATGGATATTATTTTCTTTTAATACTTTCTAAGAAACTAAATCATTTTCATCTACCATCACAATATATTCATATTTAGAATTTAAATATTTGATTCTTTGGGCTTGACGAATTACACAAGGCAAATACTATTCATCAGTAAATGTCATATAACAATTAGTTTTTTCCATATTAAATGTATATTAATGAATCCTTATATTTTTTTAATTTTTCTAATCTAATTTCTGAAGAAGTAAAAGGAGATAATAATAAATCTAAATTTTCTTCTAATTGAAAATTTAAGTTAGAGATAAAACATATTCTATTATATTCTCCTTTAAATTTCTATTCTAAAAATTTAAATTGCTAGTATAAATTTTTATTTTTTATATTATGAATTAATTTAAAACTACAAGTGGCTTTATCTAATTTATTTAATAAATCATTTTCTGGAGTTAATAATATTGGATCAATACAAATAATTAATGGATAATCATGCCCATAATTTGAAAATAAAATCTAATAATTAATACATTGTTTTATATCTTCTTCTGTCTATGGAATTACAAAAAATCCATTATTTGAATTAAAATTATATCTATCATAACAATTACTTAAAGTTCGAAATTCTCCTAAAAAAATTGCTGTATGATCTAACCAATATCCAACTTCATCAATTGATAAATTTTTATAAAAAAAGTATTTAATAAATAAATTAGTTTTTTTTAATTCCCAAGGTTTAATAAAGCCTCCAAAATGAGTGTAAGACTCTGGGACAGAATGTTTTTTTGTTAAAGATGAAAATAATAGTTTTAAAATTTCTTCATCATCACTAAACATCTATTGATTATTATAAACTAAATTTTTAAGCTGAGGATAAAAATTTATGTCTGGCTAAATAATAAACAAACCGCCCATTAATCTTTCGAATTCTACCAATTGATTATCCCAATGATCTGGTTCAAAATATCCGTAAAATTTAGAATTTTCTTTTTCAGCCAAATCAAATTCAGTATCTATATTGCCTCCAAAAAAAATAACATCAGCATCAATAAAACATATATAATCATATTCTACATAATTAAATATCTAAAATTTATTAATTGTATCATTATAAGTAAATAAAATATTACCTTCTTGAAATTTATCTACATGGATAATTTTATATAATATATCATGTTTTATTAATTGTTCTTGTAAATATTGGTCCGATTCTGGAATTAGTACTATAAATGGATATTTTGATTTATAATATTTTAATGACTAATTGCATCTTATTACGGCTGGTAAAAATTTTTCATTAGTCATTAATGTCATATAACAATTATTCATTTATTTGTTCCTCTAAATTATTTAAAGTATTACTAAATTTATTCCAATAATCAATAGTATTAGTTATTTCATTTAAATGAGTGTCTATATATTTATTAAAATCTAATGGAGATAAATCATAAAATATTTTTTTAATTAAGGGAAAATTTTTACAATTAAATAATTTAATATATCCTGAAAAATGTAAATGAAAAGGAGCCATATAAGAAAGATTAACATTATATTGTGTCTAAAAATATATGGTTAAAAAAGCTTCATCATGAGAGCAAATAAACTAATTTTTGTATAATTGTATTTTAAAATTATCTAAATCAATTTTATCTGAAATAATAAAAATTCCGCCTTCAATTCTATTTAAATTATTATCAATAGATCCTAAAAACTAACAATCCGTAGACATTTTATCAAATAGATAATCAATATTCTTAATTAAAATAGTATCTGCGTCTAACCAACAAATTTTTTCATACTTATCTAAATAATCAATTATTTTAAATTTATTGAATGTTTTTTGAAAACGTCCAGAAGCTGCCTAAGAAAATAATTTTTGCTTAATAGAAATATAATGGATATTATTTTCTTTTAATACTTTCTAAGAAACTAAATCATTTTCATCTACCATCACAATATATTCATATTTAGAATTTAAATATTTGATTCTTTGGGCTTGACGAATTACACAAGGCAAATACTATTCATCAGTAAATGTCATATAACAATTAGTTTTTGAGGTATAATAATTTGTATTGTATATAATACCAGGCAGATTATCATACTCACTAGTATATAAAATATAATCACGCAATATATCTTCTGTTGGCCAACCACGGTCTTGAATTTTATATATTGAAATATAAGGATCAAAAAATCCTAAATCCATTGGACGAATTTTGGCAGATTCATTCCAAGGAATTTCTCCTAACTTTCCTGGGCAAAATATCTCTTTATCTTCTTTATAATCAAAATTCCAATGATTTTTTCCATTACATTTAATACTACACAAAGAATTGATTAATAAAATATAATTAAAATTTTTTGGTAATTTTTTTAATTCTGATAATTGACGAGATGCAGAAAATGGTAAAACAAAACTATCAAAATAAAGAGAAAATTCTTGTAAATTATTTATTATTTTTTCCTATGTAATTTGCATAGCAATTGATCCAACAATATTAATTGTTGAATCAATCTATTTAATAATTTTAGCTTGTTCAATAGATGCTACACAAAAATTTTTAACACCTAAATTAATATAATATTTTACGAGTTCAGCGTTTAAAAAAATATTAGTTTTCTATAATAAAATCTAAATTTTATTTGGGAATAATGAATTAATAAAATTTAGATGATCTTCGTATTCTTGTCGAGACATTTTATCTAATTGTTCTGCCTATTCAGCAGTTCGTAAAATTGTCTAATAATCTTTAAGATATGGAGGTAAATAAATACAATTAATATCATTACCAGATGTAAATGTTTGTAAAATATATAACAATTTTTTATCAAAATTATAAGGAAATTCAAATTGTCTCATTTATTAACCATCCATTTCATTAAATTTATTTGATAAATAATTCTTATCTAATAAATCTTTATAGTTTAAAATACAGATTTTCTTTTTTAAATAACTATTTTGTAAAAATATTTGATAAAAATTATTGGGATTGTCTGATTCTAATAAATAAATATTCCCTTCTAAATCACAAGAAGCGGGAGGAAACATTCGATAAATAATAGATTTCGCTGGCTTATTTCCATCTAATGAAATAAAATAAAAATTTATATTTAAATAATTATTCTAATTTAAAATTAATTTTTTAAATTTTAATAAATTTTTTATATCCTAACAAGATTCTTTATCAAATGGGATACATACATCTCCTAATCCTGTTTTAAATTTTTTTAAAAACATTATACTTGGATGAGAAGGCAAATCCTCTGCTTTAATATTATCTATAAAATACTAATTATCAAAACAAGGAAGAATAGTTTTGCAATCATGGACATACTTATAATATAATTTATAATTATTTATATATAAATCATATAAAGTCTAATCATAATTACTGGGCAAATCTTTCTAATGATGCCAAGTTATTATTTCATCACTTCCAAATCCTAATTCATCTGAGTTTCCACAATATTTACATATTTTTAATGGTTTGCTACAATATTCAATAAAACGTTCTTCTGTCAAATTATCAATATTTAAATAATCTTCTGGGAAACAAGGAATATTAATTTTATCCCAGCTTAATGTTGGCGCGCATCGCCATAACTATTTTTTAAATAAATAAAAATGAGGGGGAAACATTGAATGACAACACTGAAAAAAACGATTTGGATTTGAACTTCCTGTTTTATTATAACCTCCTTTAATAAAAAAAGGACGATTTCCACATATTTCATGTTTAATACCTAATTTAGTCATTAATTCTTCTTGTTTCTAAGTATTATTAAAATATGATTCTCCTAATGGATATAAGCTTTGGGTAAAATGCACTTCATTTTTCACTGCAAATTCATAATCTTCTTCAGTCCAATTCTATTTAAGGATGCCATTAGTATAAATATCTATTGAGACTTCTGGTAATTCACTTCGTATATAATAGCAAATTTCTTCATATTCTGGATTTAATAATGGTTCTCCACCAAATAAAACTATCTACAAAATTTTATCTTGGAAAAATTCTTTTAATTTAGGTATAGCATATTTAATCTCATTTAATGTCATTAATTCATTTTTATCATTAATATTACAACCAGCCTAACAATTAGTACAGTTTAAATTACAATTTCTAGCTAAAATTAATTGTATTTCTACATCAAAAGGAAACTTTGTTTTTAATACTTGCTATTGGTATCGTTTAGCAAGATAATCTTCTATCATATCACAAGTTATCTCTTGGCAATCCACAATATTTGGCGCTTGAAGGTTCATAAAGCCGCTCCTCTTTATAATTGCTAAAATCAAAAAGACGATTTTTATACTAATTTCTTAATGCATAACCAGTTGCAATATTATCTTTAATTTTAGTAAGTAATTTTTGAATCTCTTCATTATTTGGGAAAGAAACTTCAATATATATTATTTTTTCATAATCAAGAACATCATAATTAGCAATATTATTATATTGATAGTCATCTCGATTAATATATTTTAAATAAGCTAAAGCTTCTTCTTCATCTAAACAAATTGGATAAGTAAGAGGAGTATTAATTAATAAATAATAATAATTATTATGTATTGGTAAATACATTATTTTCCCCTCCCTAATGTTTTAAGATTTGATATAAATATTGCTTATATAAATCTGAAATAATTAAATTATTATCAATATTAAAATTTTGATTTTTTAATTTATTAAAAATAAAATTATATTTTATTTTTTTTAATAAGCAACTTTCCTGAATGGGTATAATAGGATTATAGCATTTTAAATAAGAACGCATAAAACAAAAGCCTTGACATATATTAACATAAGAACAAGTTTCACAATGAGGAGTGCTAGAACGTTTTAAATGCGCACCTAATATTATCGTTGGAAGATTTTTACTTACAATTTCTAATTTATTATTTTCTTCATTATATATATAATTACCAATAATTAAATCTTTAAATTGAAATTTATGGCATAAATTAATGCTTAAATCTGCTATCAAAACATTTAATGAATTTTGAAAATCACAATTTTTCTTACAATTTGTATTATCTAATATATGCTAATCTTGTAAAGCAATAGGTAAATTTGTAAAGAAAATTTCATTTAAATCATTTAAATTATCCATTAAGTAATTTAAATATTTTAAATAATCCTCTATCGCTTCGATAGTCCATAAATCAGAATCAACTTCAATATACTAATCAATATTAAAATTATTACTATCAATTATTTTCTAATTAAATATTAATTCTTCTGAAGGCATTTGTGGAGGAATTAAAATATTTAGTTTATAATTTAAATTATTAATATCTTGATTTTTAAATAAATTAATTTGAGAAATTAGTAAGCTAAAAACAAAATTTATATGAAATTTATTGTTTAATATATTAATTTTATTAAATAGAGAATTTAAATCTTCAAATTTATATAAACTAATATAAAAGTTTAATGATTTAAATTTAATTTCTTGTTCATAAATTAAATTAAATAGTGATAAATTTAATTCAAAATTATCAAAAAATTTATCATCATGAATGTTAATATTAGCATTAAATCCTTGGCTTTTATAATAATTTAAAAATAATTTAAAATTATTATAAATCTATTCAAAGTTAGCATTTTTATCTTCTAATGACTCATAATTAGGAATAATTTTATAATCAGTATAATCATTATCATAGAAAAAAGAAATATTTAAATTTTTATTTACATACTCATCCTTACGAAAAAATGTATAATAATTACGTTCTATTATATCTCGCAGTAAGAGATTATCTTGTTCTTGTACTAACATTAATTTTCTCCTTTTAATACATTTTCCATAATTTTTTTAATCTTCTCTCGATGATCTTTATATCCTAATTCAGCATAACCATTATACCAACGCCTAAACATGTTATGGTCTGTTAAAAAATGATTATGAGTCACATTAACATTTTCACGATAGCATTCAGCAGTTGTAAAAATAGCCATATAATGTCTCATTAATAACTCTGGATTTAATGCATAGTTATAATCAATCTATCTTGATAAAGCCATTTCATAAGCCATATTTAAATTTAAATTAGCATAAGTAGAATTAGTCCCAATAAATCCACCACCATAAACATACCAACTATGGTAATTATCAAGTTTTTCATCACCTAATAATGGATTATAAAAACTACCGTCTCTAATTAAGCAAGATTTATATTCCCAATACTATTTATTATTTAATAATTCTTGTTTATAAGAATCCAAATTCTATAAAAAAGTACAAGGGCATTCAGCTATAGTTCCATCAGGCATTAATGTAATTGCATGTTCATTAGATTCTGGACATTCGTGATTTCTGTCCAATACATTTAATTCTCCATAAGTTGCATGAAAACCTTGAATTTCATTAGCATCAATACTATAAGGTTTTATTCCATTAACATAATCACTATATTCTAACATTAGTGCAATTTTATTTAATTCTAATGCTTCTTCAGTGGTTGTCGAATCTGGAATAGCTACCGTAGGAGTCCAAATTGGAGTTCCTAAAAATATATCTATAGTTTTAAATTGTTTTAGTTCATCATTTACATATTTACAAACTTTTTTAATATATTCTTGAAATTCTTTTATTTTATCTAAAGTATTTAAATTTTTTAAAATATATTTTTGCTAAGAGGTTCCACTAATAGCGAAAATAATATTAATATTTTTTAATTCTCTTCCAGAATTTTCTTTTTCTTTTAAATAAAAACAAAAATCATCAAATTGTTTTTTATAGATATCCCAAGGTACTTTATGACCATAAGTATTAAAATCTCCAGGAGGCCCATCAATGGATAGTTGTAAATGAAAATTAACATTTTTTGATTTACTTCCACGAGGAGAGATACCATCATTAAAATTGTAAATAAAATCTACTAAGGCTTGCATATTAATCTAATACCAATTAGTTGGGATTAATACAAAATCAACTTCTGGAAATAACTATCCTAATGCTTTTCCTTGAGAAGCCATTTCTTTAATATGTAATGTAGGTTCTCCTCCCCAAAATTCTAAATCTTTTATTTGAGTAGGGTCTGCATCCAATTTCGAAAAAACTTGTTTAATAGTAGTTAAATAAGATCCAGTTTCCCAAGCTTCTTGAACGGCGGAATCATAATTATAAAATGAACAATTTTTTGTAATATAACAATAAGAACATTTTAAATCACAGCTGCTGGATCCCATTAAATCTAATTTATTTATTAACATTTAATTCACCTTTAACATCTAATTTGAACATTTTTTGCAGCATATCTACCATACCTTGAGCTATATCTGCGATAACAACCATAACAACCATAACAACTATAACAAGTACCATATCGAGTACTATAACGATTACTATAACAATTGCTATAACAAGTACCATATCGAGCATCATAACAAGTACCATAATCAGAGGTATAATGACCACTATAACAAAAACTATAACGAGCATTATATTTATTTGAATAAGTAGGAATAATCTATTCTGCAGAAGTGATTGCAGTTTCAATTAGATTAAAATCTACGCTTTTTAATAAATCTCCTACATTAGGTACTTTAATATTTGTACTAAAATCTGTCATTGTTACTACAGTATTTGCTGTGTCAGATTGATACCATTTTGATTGAGCTAAATTTGCCAATTCAGATTTTAATGTTGCAATTTTAGCAGTTGAAACTTCTACTTTACTACCTCGTGTTAATCCACTGCTTTGAGCTGGAACCGTTAGAGCAGATTTATTAATCTAATCTGCATCATTAATATGAGCTACTTTTAAATTATATAAACGTAAATATAATGCATCTAAATCAGATAATTTAACTAAAGTACCTACAGATGTAGCATTAGCTCCCATTATTACTCACCTATTTTTCCAACTTTTTTATAATAAATTTGTATACGATATACCATTATATTATCAAAACCTCTATCAGTTCCTCCGCCGGCTTCAATGCCTACTAATTGATCAGAGTTTATATGGAAATATTCTCCTTTAGTATTAGTATCTCTTAAAATAATTTCTGAAATAGTATCTTCATTATTAAGCAAATCAACAATAGAATTACCAAAATTTTTAAAATTACAATAATTTGATGCATAATCTTCCATAGGTTTGCCATCAATTAATAATAATGCATAATACTCACGTAAATCATCAATACCAAACATTTGAGGGGTTAAAAGAACTGGAGAACGATAATCTTCTACAATAGAAAATGTATGTTCTTCATCAATAAAATTTACCTCTTTACCAGAAGTAAATTTAAAAATTAATTCATAAGTAATATTTGCCATAAAAAAATTCCTCCTTCTTTTTTAGAATTAAAAAATTATAAAACTTTATTACTTATACTTACCCAACATTAGAAAATGATAAACATCCTCCTTGACATTGAGCAAGTTGTAATTTTTTACAATCTTTGCACATGGAAGTGTTATTATTTATAGTTTTTATTACTATTTGATTTTTAAAATATCTAGTTAATTCTTCGATATTATTAAAATCATTACATTGAATAGGATTATCATAAACACCAAAACAGCAAGTAGCTTTAAAATCTGGAGTAATATCTATAACGGGTTCACAAAAACTATTTAATTCCCCTAATTGATTTACTAAATCCTATTCTTCATTGTTTAATAAACATAACGGAATCTAATTACAATCATATGAAATTTTTATATCACGTTTTTTAGTTTCTTCTAAAAATTGTAATAATATAGGTTTCATAATAGTATAATACAATTCTTTATTTGCTTTTAATTCTTTGCTATTGGGTGCAGTAATAGACATTCTTATTCTTGAAATATCTGGATATTTATCAACTACATCCCAAAAATAAGAATAATTATTTTCATTTTGGTATAAATTACATCCTAAAATAACTTTATCAATTTTAAACCAACTTAAATAATTAATTTCATCTAATACACTATTAAGTTTATTTAATGATTTACCAGTCAATTTATTTACATTAATTAAAATTGACATATTTGGTCCAATAGTAGATAAAAATTCACTTAAATTAATTCCATTTGTAAATACTATTGAAGAAGTATTTGTAAATTCATTAAATGAATTTATTCTACCTAATATCTCTCTAAACTAAGGATGTAAAGTGGGTTCTCCTCCAATTAATCCAATCCGATCTAAATTCGTTGCTGAAGGTAATAACCATTTTAAAATTTTATCTAACTATTCAATAGAAATATTTTTTGTATTATCTGTTTTTTCTTCAATCATTTTACTAGCAAAACAATAAGGACATTGAAGATTACAATATTCTGTTAAAATAATATTTGGCATATTTATTTACACAATACAAATTTAGAATGTATTTCTCCTTCAATAAAATAATAAAATGAATAATTAGAATTGGTATTATAAATAAGGGTAGGAATATTATATTGGTCTTCCATCCGATGATTTAAACAAATATTCATAGTTGGTTTATATGTTTGTAAAATTTGTGAAGCGCCTTCAAGCATTTGTGCTTCAGACCCTTCAATATCTGCTTTAATAAATGTAGGAACAATATGATTATTCTAACTAAATGAATCTAATGTAATTAACTTACATTTTTCTTTATATAATCTATCAGATGTATATTCTAATTCATGAAATATTGAATTCGATCCAGCTCCTGGATTATAGGTTTGAGAAAAATATTGTTCCTAATTTCTATTAGACACTCCACAAGGAATAATATGGATTAAATCAGGATATAATTTTTGACTCTCATATAAAAAATCTCTAATATAAGACATAGGCTCAAAACAATATACTCGTGCGCCTTTTGAAGCACAGTATAGCGCAAATAGTCCCATATTTCCGCCACAATCGAATACAATATCTTTATCAGTTATTTTATATTCATATCCTTCTTCAAATGAAACACCATAATATAAAATTGGACTATAAATTTTAAATAATAAATGACAAAATTCATAATAATGATCTATCATTTTATTTTTTTGTTTTAAATAAAAATTAGGAATTTTTGTATCACCAATAGTTAAAAATTCCTAATTCATAATATCAATATTATATTGCTTAAAAAATTTAATCATACTTTCATTTTCAGGAAAACTATCAACTAAATGAAAAACATTTTTACTATCATGAATCATTTTTTCATTAATTAAATTTTTATCTAATAATAATGATTCAATCTATTGTTTTAATGTATTATTAATTTGATAATAATTTCCAAAATTAATTTTCTAAGTAATTATAATAAATAATGAAATTAATATATTTTTTTCAGTTTGTTCAAAATCTATAAACCAATTATTTTTTTTAATAAGTAATTTTAAATTTGATTCTAATTGATATTTTATATCATCATTAACAATTATAAATACATTTTCATTAAAATATATATCATATATTAATTTTAATAAATTATAATAATCATTAATATTATTAGTATCAAATTTATTGAATATTTTATTTAATCCATTAAAATAATTCTAATTATAAGAATTATAATACATAAATTACTCTCCAATCTGAGAATAGCAATTAGGGCATAAAAACATCAGATTTTCTAAATTTTTATTTGAATAAATATGATTTTTACTATATAAATATAGCATAAGAGGATTGTTTTGCCAAGAACTTAATCCACAAATATCACATCTATAAGGTTTTAAATTTTTACGCATAATATATTCTTTCAAATAATTTTTATTAGTAATATCAATATCCAAATCGAATGAATTAGTATTTACTGTATTTATAGTTGGAATAATTTGAACAGGTTCACTAACTACAGTTTCTTGAGTTTTATCTTCTGCGATCATTGCTTCATCCACAGAAGTAGCAATTCTAGAAATCATATTTGTAATACAATATTTAAGTTTTTGAGAAAAAATATTATCTACATCAGATAATTCTTCCACGAATAAATTAAAAATTGTAATATAAATATTTTTATTACCAATATCTAAATCTTTCACTTCTGGAATAAATAATTCATTTAAATCAGAAATTGTAAAAATTCTATTTAAATGCAAACTTGCTAAATAATCTCGAATATAATTAGATAATTTGCCTTTATCTGCTTCCTCAAGTTGTTTATCATTAATTAAATCAATAATTTTCTTAATTTTAATTAAGAGTAATTGATATGATACAATATCTTCATCATCAAAATGCTATTTAAGAGCTTCTAATTCTTCAATAATTTGATTATACATTTTAAATCTCCTTATAATCTAATTCTATTTAAATTATAACAAAAAAAAAGAGATAAGTCAAATGACTTATCTCATTATATTAAAGATTCAATTCAGCCTTAAGTCTGTCAATCATTTCCTGTTCATCAGGAGTAATCTCCATTACAGGTCTTTCAGGCTCGGCCTCAAAATTGATTTCATTACTGGTAGGAGATACTGCTGCTCCTACTGGATTCTTTGGACAGGTTAGACTAATAGCGATTTGAACGCGCTCACCACCATCATTAGCCCAAACATAATACTTCTTATCAGACTCGCCAATCCAATCCTTACCGAATGATTCGGCAAGCACCTTGGCGACATTTTCCTTCGCAATACTTCCGCGTGCTATAACAATCACTCCTTAAATATTTAAATAATTATTCACGTTCTGGCGGAGGTATTTGACGCACTCGCGTAATAGGTATCCATTCGCCATTTTCATCGTGTATATAATATATAGGTCTTGTATTTAATGACTACAAATCAAACTCATCAAAACTTATGGTAGTAGTAGAAGATTCATTTTCTGCGATTTCTCCCGTGTCCTGTCTATCTTGCTCGCACCATCCGCACAGATAATATCCGCCATTTTCATCTTCATCGTCTTTATGATATGTTAAATCATCAATGTAATATGGATTACCGCAATCTCTACAAGTTTTAGTGATTCTACTAGCGCATTCATCACAAAGATAATTTCCATTATCCCCAACGATAACAGCATCTTCATACCATAAACGACAACCGCAATTCTCACAATAAACAATATCATCACTGTCAGAATTGCCATATCTAATCTCACAAGAACGACACATCATTGTGCCATCACCAGGAGATACATACTCAGAATTACAATGGATACACATTACTGAGTGTCCAATATGATACTGAACCTTCTTCCAGTCATTCTTACCAAAATATCCTTTACTACGAGCATAAATAGGCAAATAACAACTGGATAAAAGAATATCATTATAATGAGTAGGACTTGGACAATCATGAACAGTTTTATCAAGTTCTACAAGACGGCCATTCCAAGGGATATAAGTACGGCTCAAATCTTCATCCCAGTTAGTTAAGCGGTCTTGAACCGAACGAATGGCGTCTGCGCGCCAACTCCCAAGGCCCAAATCCCAGTTTCTATTAAACACTTCCCAACGAAGTTCATCAATAATATCTGTGGCTTCATAGGGATATGGGCGCCCCATAATAATACCATTTTTATCATCAGCCAAGAAGCCCAAACAACGCCACTTCTTACTATTCCAGAGCAAATCATCGGGGAATGAAGGGAGTTTTTGTTTGTCATCGCCTCTCAAATAGCAGATAAATGTGCTGCCATCCATTAGATAACTTAAATCACCAGCACGATATTCACCATCGAGAGCGTGGCAAGAACGCCAATTATATGTGGTTTCGCTCAGACTAAGATAATCAAGAGGATGTACTGATATACAGAGGATGCCCTCGATACAGTCTCCCTGAATAATGCGACTGGCCTCATTCTGGACAGTTTCCAGCAAATCCTTATCTTCAATGAAATATTTAAATGCTCGTATTAGTTTAGACCCCGGTGAAATAAATGTATCACTCTTAGTATGATCCCAACCAGTTTTCACCGTATTTTCATAGAATGCTTCTTCACCCTGTGTCTCAATAAATCGACACAGTTCATAATTATTCATTCGCAGGGCGACATAATCCAAGAAATCATTGTATTTCTTAATTTTTGCCTTTTCTCCCAAATGGAAGGAACGCTTACCTGGCAGCTCCATAATGAGTTTACCGCCCATATAATCATTAATGAATCGGGCTTTATTGCGCTCCCATTCATTCATCATATTATCAAGAGCGTCCTCGCTCACATCCTGGATATCCTGACTATACTCTAATACGTGTTTAACTTGCTGTTTTAGTTCATCTAAATTATAACTCTTCATTAACCTTTAACCTTAATCTTCTCAATTTTCGCACAGTCAGGGCAAATAGTGGCCCCGGCATTTTCCGGCGTACGCTCGAATGCTTCACCGCAACAATCACACCAATTAGCGTGGTCGCCCACACAATCGGGGCACAAGAACATAGTTCCGCCATCAATTTTCTTAGTGGGGAACGTTTCATAATTATAAAATGGCTTCTTACAATTATGGCAAATTACAGTATAAGCATCGACAGAACGCCTATCATTTACCCAATTATAACCATAAGCCGCGCTATATTCGTCGATATCATCATCCAGAGGATACCCATTGGTAAAATAAGGATAGTATTTTTCCTTCCACTCAAAGTCAGGGATAGTCTTCACCATTAACATTCTCTTCACCTTTTGGATGGTATCGAATAAATGGCTAATATTTAATGTTTCAATGAGACTATGCTCATTTTTATAACCGACAGAAAGATTGACACCGCACACATCCCAGAATGGACACAGAATACTAATGTCGCTAAATGAACCAATATGCTCTACGAAACCAAAAGAAGACACATAACGAATAAAATCTTCATTGATACCATCATAAAACACACAATCATTCGCGCCCTGGCGATCCAGCTGAATCAGATATTTCAAATCACCAAATGGAAACTCTGGATGCTGTTCAACAAGCGCATATGCGCCCCATCCGCCCTTCTCTTCATCGGTAGTTAAAATAATGTGCGGACGCAGTTTTGTGGTCTTCAAAATTTGAAGAATCGCGAATATACCAGCGCGGTCATCAGCTCCAAGACCCTGCGGACTCCACACAACATTCTGTGTAGTATCATAATAAATTTCAGTAGGAGGAAGCGGAAATACTGTATCCATATGGGCGACTAATCCGATAGGAATATCTCCCTTGGCTACAATATATTCCTTTGTTGCGATAATATCTGTATAACGAGATTCTAACACGGCGCGCATAGCCTTAATCATCTGCTCTTGGGTGAGCTTGGCTAACTGCTTGAATGCCAGATACTCAGAGTCTTTCATCACTCGCATCTATCAATCTTCCTTTCTTATTTTATATAAATATTATATAATATTTAAATAAAATTGTCAATTTTGGTCATTTGTTCTAACAGGCAAGATTACATTGTCTATATAATTCTTGATTTTAGATGGAACTGCTAATGACATTTGGTTATGGCACAAATGGCATTGAAGTGTATCGCCTTCTACGCATCGTTGACCGCAATTCAATCTATGTTTGGCGAAGTCTGGCCCAATCATTCGATTCATCGGCGCGGGCTCGACATTAAGAGTTGTAATTACCATATTCAAATCGCCCGGCCAAGTTTTATCATATTTATATAAACGATATAAAACTTCTTCTTGTTCACTACTGGACGCACCAAACTCAATAGTTGTTGTATCGTTGTCATAAAACTCTACATCATCAGGTCGAATGAACGCGGCATTCGCATTCACGCGCTTGGTAGTTAAATATCCACTATATGCTACATTAGCACGATAACGAATCGGAATGGAAAATTTTTCCAATTTGTCTTGCTCGAAAAAAATTGGCGCAGTAATTAGCGCATAGCAAGCACCCAGTTCGTTTACTGTTTGTAAGTCTGCGAAATTATTAATTGCGAAGGAAAAATAAAATGCCAATCCATTTTCCTTTGCGCTTTGGGCGATTGTAGTATACATAGTAGAAATGATTAAACGCCGATTAGTTTTATTTAGTCTGCTATTAATCATTTTTAAATAATCCCAATCAGGCTCATCAACGACTTCATAAATAAAATCCGCGTTAGGATATAGTTCTATTGCGTCAATCATCGAATCGCCGTGATTATCTCCAAATAAAATTTCATCAGCCTCTTGGATATATTTATTTTTTATATATTTCAAACAATATCTCATTATAATAAATCCTTTTTTGTTTTTATTATAGCATATTTTTTAATATATGTCAATAAATTGGTCAAAAAATTAGTAAGCCATATTTTGATTTAGGTTTTCGGTCTTTGCCCCCGACCTCGCCCGGAGCAGACCCATAGAAAAATGAGGTTAGGAATTAAATCCTAACCTCATTCAAGAATCGGCGTGTCCCGATTAGATTTTTCTATACCCCATCACCTTGGACTTCTTGCCCTCGGCATTAGCCACGGTCTGCTCAGCCTTCTCGACCTTCTCTGCGCCAACCAGCTTAGTCAGGCGAGCGCCAACTTTGGCAATGCTCACATCCTCGGGCACATCGCCCAGAGCATCCATCACAGCATTACGAGTCATAAACTCGGTGTCGCTCAGGACGGCATACACCTTATCCATCAGCTCGTCAGCCTCGGCCTTCTTAGCTGCGGCGCGCTCCTTAGCCTTATCGGCCTTCTTATCCAGCAGGGCAATCTCGTTCTCACAGAACTCGATAATCTTGGTGGGCTCGATATCAGTCTCGCCGGTCTCCATAGCCTTGATAATAGCCTCATAGAAATCACGCTTAGTAGTGCGGTCAGTAGTCTTCATAGTATGTACCTCTTTCAAAAATTTATTTTTGTTGTAAGGTCTTCCTTTACCTTACATATATATTATATAATTTTTTTTTAAAAAAATCAAAACACTTTATATTGAACTAGTTAATTGGGGAAGAAGAGCGGGTGAGGATTCTTGATTTCGTTCCCATCTTCATCAACGAAATAACCCTTATCAAAATCGCAATATCCCTTCTCGATACTCACCCAACTGCGGTTAGGATTGTCTCTGCGATTCTTCATCCAGCCCTTACCGTTCCAAGGGATAACGTCCTGAACGGCGTCCTCAGTCATCTTCTCCAAATCCAGATAGGTATGAGAAATGTTCCACTTATCAACAAACTGCTCAACGGGGCCATAATCCTTGATTTCGCCAGAACGAATCTTCTTAGCACAACACTCACACAGAGTATCAAAGTGGAGATGAGTGATATAGCCATTGAACGCGATTTCAAATGTATTATCGCTATGGATGAAATGGCGCTCAGGACCAGGCAATTGGTCGCGCCAATCCTCACACTTGGAATTGTAGAAGTCAATATTACGCTGACAGGCCGGGCACTCAGCAGTCTCGTTATCATAGCAATCCTGACAAATCAAACGACCCTCAACCTCATACAATTCATCAGCATCACAATAATGACCGCACTCTTCGCACTCGCCATCGCCATTACAGCTATGACAAATCAAATCATTGGAACTCAGGAGGCTTTCATCATAGCCGCTGGAAGTCTTACCACAACTCAGGCACTCGCTCACGCCAGAGTAATAAATGTCAATCTTCTCCGGCAGAGCGGCATTCAGATACATCAGATGCTCAAAACGGAAATCGCTATACATATGACCAGTAGAAAAATTCACAGGAATTTTCTTCTCGCCAACCTGAACACTGTTCTCGCAATCAGCGCGATACCGACAGGTAGTATCACGATACTGATAATGAAGGTTCTTCTCGGCCAGGCTCTTCAACCAGTTCAGGCACTCGCCCACCAGTTCATCATTACAATAGGGATACTCGCGAATATTAACAATAACATCGCGGTCAACAACAAACAGACAACGCCACTTCTTACTGTTCCAATGACCATCAGGAATATCCATCTTATAGTTGGGATTTCGCAGATACGCCACCACGACACAAGGAGAGTTCATCATCTCTACGGTGCCCTGACGATAATCACCGCAAGCCTGCCAGCTCATACAACTGTCCCAACCCTCGTTATTATCGCTCATTGTCATAAAATCCAGAGGGTGAATAGACAGGCACAGTTCGCCAGTCAGCTTCTTCTGATTGAGGATACGAGAATGTTCCAGACGAAACTCTTCGAAGATTTCATTCCACTCCTGGTTCTCAAAGGTAGCGAGAATCTTACCCAGAATCTTCACAACCTTGGCGCCGGTATTCACACGAATGCCATTCACAGTGAACTCAGAGCGGCTCCAAGAGTTATTAGCCAGCATATAAGAATCAACCAGACGAGTAATGTTATCTGCTTCCTCGTCAGTTAGACCCAACGCGGAATAATTACTCCGCATCCAGAAATTTTCACGAATCAGGGCCTCCATCTTAGCGATGCCATTATCATCTCTACGATAACGAGCTTCATTGATTTCATCAGCCAGCTCATCAGCTCCCTTAGAAAAGTTGAAGGACTTCCTCAGAATAATCTGCTCACCGAACATCGTGTAGAGACGCTCCTTAGCCTCTGCCCACGGCGCCATCGTGTTCGGCATAGACTGAACGCAACAACCAGTCGCATCATACTCATCATTCTTACCGCCATATGCCTCAATGTAAGCACGAATCAGGTCAATATCTTCCGTAGTCAGGGCGTCATACAGATTCATTTTGTATCATTTCCTTTCTTCATCTTATATATATATTATATTATAAATTTATAAAAAAATCAAATAAGGGTCTTACCGCCGAGAGGTAAGACCCTTATTTTTGGGGATGAAATCAACAAACTGGGGGATATATATTACTTAACCTGATTCATCAGCATCAGAGGCAGGGCGATGTCCTTCATATCGCCATCATTCATCAGCATCAGCATCATAGGGTTAAACGCATTGGTAGAACCATTGGCCTGACTCATCAGCATCATAGGAATCAGCATATCCTTCATATCGGACTTGCCATCCATCAGCATCAGCATCCACAGATTACCGAAGGGGTTCTCAGAGGTAGGAGTCTGGCCCATCAGGTTATCAAACAGGGAGATAATCTTAGTACAGAAATTAAATCCAAAAGGTGAGCGAGTCGGCATAATAGTCTTCTTCTCACCAGCCACGGGGTCAATGGCAACCAGGTCGCCGGCCTCGGTCTTGCTGACCACAAACATAGGCTTGCGTGCGTGGATAACGACATCGCCCACCGCAATGTCCTTGATAGCCACAGGCATCTTGAACAGGAAATTGGAACCATCGAAATTGAACACGTCAACGTCCATCAGGTCGCCAGTGCCCTTATCATAGGCAGTCCAGACACCAGAGGCATTCTTAACAGCCATACCATACATAGACATACGGATGGAATCGTTGGTAATCTTACCGAAATCAAAATTGAAACCCTTCATTTTATTCTCCTTTTCTTCATTATCCTTTTTTTCGTAATTCTTACAGTTTTTACACAGGTCATCACAGCAAATGTTTACCTGGTCAGCGCAAGGCTCGAACTTGATAACATCAGCCTTGGTATTAAGTTTAACAACAGAACCCAAATCGTCCGCACTAATAGGCGTGCTACTTGTAGTTGCAAACCAATCAAGAGTGAGACTATCCGGCTTCACAGCATTGGTAATGGGTTTAGTAGTGCTGGTAGGCACATTCCAATCAATAGTAAAACCATCAGGCTTCTCAGTATTGGTAGTCGCCTTAGTCGCAGTATTATCTACGATGGGACCGCCTGTAATGCCCCTCCAACTCAAATTAGAGGGCTGAGCGGTTGCATAACTGGGCTTATACTTATCAGCGTCAGTGTAAATCTTTTCATAATGCTGATTTACATCATTGTAATAGTTATTGATTTCCTCACGCTGTTTAACGTAAATCTTATAACAATAACTATCATTAGCACACATTGTTTCCTTCCAAGTCTGCTCTGTCGGAGTAGGCTTCGTAGAAATGACATAATCACTGACTTCTCTTACTTCAATACCACTCATCAGAACATCAGTAATGAATCGAGGAGTCCACTCATTGGCAAGAAACTGACCGAAGGATTTATCGTCAGACTGAAATCCCACACCCTCCTTACCAATAGCTACTAATACTTCATTTGTATCAATATCGAAATGAACATTAGTCGGAATAATTGTCTTATCAGTTCTGGAACAATGCTCCTTAATTGTCTTACGAATCTTACACCAAGCATCGTAATCAAACTTCTTATATTGCTTACTCTTGACTGCCTTATTAAACTTCTCAAACAGTTCATCGAACGCAAACTGAGAACATTTAACAGTCAGAGTGGGACGCTTAATTTTTGCCATTATCTTCCTCCTACCTACGTCGCATTACTTCTGACTTAATATAGTCGAGGTCAGACTGCGACAAGTCATCATCGACGTCAATAGTATAATTGCCCGCGTCCGCGTGAACCAGCGCGTCAATAATATCTTCTACCTCTTGGGTGTGCTTCGCATAGGGCCAGAACGGGTCATTCATATTAAACATACTTATCACTCTCCTGCGTTATCGAAATTTCGGACATTTTATTACCAGTTAGCGGAATTTCGTGAAGCGCGTGCCTCAATCTCATCAATCTCAACTACGCCCTTGAACTCGTGGTTATGCTTCAAACAGTTCTTGGCATAGGCAATCATCACATCGTCCCAATTACCCTCTTCTTCGGCAATTCTATCAATATAGTGATTGCCGGCATCAATAGCATCATTGAGGAACAGGTAATAATCCTCTTCTATATCGAGAATATATTTAATCTTATAGATAGTCATTAGTAAATATCACACCCATCTACAACTTCATCAGAGTCATACAACTTCTGAAAATACCAGACCAAATCTTCATCATCAATACGGGCGACAGACTTCATACAACTGAGTTGGTCAAACATATCAACGAGATGGTTATCCTCCATATCCTCATAATGGATAGTCTTAACCTGATAGTCCTCGTGATGAGGAACGCACAGGTGAATATTGATGAAATATGCCAGACTAGTCTTCAACAGAGTCTTGTTGTCATAAAACATCACGGCTTCCTTATCGTGATAACCATCGTCCAGAACTAAGACCTTAATCATATCCATCAATCCCTTTCTTATCTTATATATATATTATATTATATTTTTTTTAAAAAATCAATCGAATAGATTTTTGCCAAACTCTCTGCGGAATGCGTCCTCGAACATATGCCAATTACCACAAAAATAGGTATCTACATACCAGTCAGCCAAATCGGCGTTAACAGCCTCTTTGATAATGCTAGCAAATACATCTGTATAATCCATCAATATGCCTCCTCAACCTGATACCAAGTAGCGAGAGAACGATGAGTGTAATAACGGGTATACGCATCTACCCAAATAGCCTCTTCGGCCCACTGGATATGTTCTTTGGCCAACTCATCGCGCACCTGCTCGACATAATAGTCAATAGTATTATCGAAAATAACACCCTGCTCAACCAAATTATCATAAAAGGTATCTACAATAATCTGAGCGCGCATATTGACCACACCAGGGTCGCAAACAATAAATGCGGAACGGGCTCGGTCATCAGACCTCAAACCATATTTTATATGATAACGATAATTCATAATTACAACTCCTCAAATGGGTTTTTAATGTCAATCAGTTCTGCCTGATACCAAATATGGTCTTCAAGCATATCACTGTATTTATTGTATCCAAGGTTCCAAAATGATTGACCTTTATATTCTGGACCCACCGGACGTTTGCCAGTCAAATATTTTACTTTATCTCGATACTCTTCAACAAACTCGCCAATAGAATGTTTCCATCTGATTCTCTTTCCACGAACCAGAGCTTCAAAATGATTACGAGCAATACATTGAGCATCTTCAAGAGCCTCTTCAAGACTCTTGCTATAACGAGTCATAGTTATCATATCGCCCACATCATAAGTGCCATATGTAAGCAAATATTTCTGAAACATTAGAACTCCTCCCACTCTTCTTCTATTGGTATTAACGAAAGAGGTACGTCAGGGGCTTCTTCTATTTTATACCAAACATAGTCATCAATCATTGACCAATATAGATTATTAACATAGTCCCAAGTAGCATCCCATTTATCCCAAGTATTAGGTAAATGTAAATCATTTATTACTTTTTCATAAACTTTCTTCTGGCTGGGGAATCGGACACGGTTTTCATTTACTTTACGAAAAAATAAACTATGAGCTAGTCGTATCGCTTTGGATTGAGCTTGTTCCACATTAGAGGCATTAATAAATATACGACCTTTACATATGCCTTCATTGATTATATTATATAGACCATACTCAATCTTATACATCATAAGCCCATTTCCTTCCTTTACCTTATATATATATTATATTATATTTTTTAATAAAAATCAATAAAAAAAAATAAGGATAACTTATAGAAAGTTATCCTTATAAACATTTATTATGTATTTAGACCTTCATCTTCATAAGGGTGATATCCGTGTTCATACATCCATTTCATATCTATTCCATTTTCAGGGAGGGCCTCCCAAAACCACTTCTTACACCAATCCCAATTAGTATCGCGGTCCCATACATTAAAATCAAAATAAGCGATTTTTCGTTCACCAGTGAAAAACGCTATGCGCACGGTATCTTTTCTTGGATACCACATTTGCGCGTTAATACTCTTCCTTCCACCCCATTCTTCTGGATTAGATACTCTTATTTCGCGGACTAAAAGCCCATAATCTTTCAAAAACTTAATGTTCACGAGGGTGAGACTCCATATATTCTTTAATGCGGTCGCCGTCATATCGACTCGGGCACTTCGCGCACAAAAACGAATCATAGTTCTTACAAACGTGAATATCCTCATTGGTGTTCGGGTCCTTAGGGATATTCAACGGGTCAAACGCACAATAAATCATTCTTTTACCTCATTTTCATCGGTTCATCTCGACATACACTTCGTTGCCCGTCCAATTATCATTGGCCAGACACTCCTTGCGGATAGTGCCAATAATCAGATTGAACAGACAGTTATAATCGAACTCTTCCTTGTCCAGATTCTCGTCCATAGAGAGGAAACCATCCTCGATGAAATCAATGCGGACAAGGTCTTCATTAGGCATCTCACACTGGGAGATGAGCATATCCCACATATCCCAGAAGTCAACATCATAGTTCTTGATAGCCCACTTACACAGAGCATAAGCATCCTTGAATCGGATAACGTGCCACGTATAGATATTCATATCAATCAATCCTTTCTATTGGGATTACGGATAATAAATTCTTTTACCTCTTGGGTGCGAATAGGATAAGTCTCGGGAACGGCATTAAAGGCATCAACGATACGATTAAAATCGCTCTGTTTAAAATAAGGGCACTCACAACCTTTTATCATAGGACAAGTTTCGCCATTGCTCTGCGCCCACTGGCAAAACCAAATTGTGTGGTCATTCCAAGGATTTTCAGTAGGATATGACCAAGGGCAATCTTCTACCTGAGTGGGCATTTCATCAACAAGGATTTTCATAAGCAACTGTCTCCTCATAAGTTGGAATAAATGGACATTTCTCGTTTTTCTCTGCTACTGGACAATGATTATAATCCAATCTACACATTGTCATTTCATCACCAGTCCAGGCATTATAATTCAAATAACTCGAACCACAGTTTGTAGGATTGGGAATGAACGGAGAATCCGGACCATAATCATCAGTTTGGACTTCGTTCTTCTTGTCTTTACAGCGCAAACGCCGACCACAATACGGACAATAGTTTATCTGGCGATGAATATGAATGAAATCATCATTATAATCACTCCACTCTCCGGTTTCAATGTCAAGAAACCAGGTATCAGAGGTAGTATCATAATAGACTTCGCGGTCATACATCTTAGGATTACAATAATCACACATTACATTTCCCCCCAAGGTCTTTCTTCAATCTCACATTCAAACTTTGTCAGACGATATTTCTTATTGCTGATGTTTTTAGGAGCGAGGCAATCCATCATAAACGCCGCATTAAATTCCATCGGACCAGTAAACTGCGTAGATTCTCCATTGGCGCGTGCTCTACGGATTAGATTATAAACATATGCCTTGGCTTGTGCGTCATTTTCAGCAATAATTACCTGCTTTGTAAAATTCAGACCCTCATTGGCATAATAAATATACATTTTCATATTATCTTACCTCCGCAACGCGAGTTAATACAGTCTGATGAATGTTATGGTAGAGGTTATAGCTCTTTACAGTTCCACGGATACGATGCTTAGTACCCTCGGGCCAATCCTTCGCGGTAGTAGTCCAGAGATAAATGTTGCCCTGCTCATCCTCAAAGGTCATCATATTGGAATTACCATACTTGGTTTCCAGTTTGTAATTGCGGATAACCACAATATTGCGGTCGATGCGCTCACCAACGGCGCCCTGGTACTGACTGGGATGCTCCGGCCACAACAGAGCATCAATGTTCTCGTGGATTTCGGCATCAGTCTTCAACTTCTCGTCATCATTACCAACCAGCGCCCATTCCAGTTTCATAGGATTACAGTCAGCAGGCAAATCCTCAGGAAGGTCGATATCAGAAGGGAAATACCAGCCCCACAGCCGGCAATACCGGGCAGGAGAATACTTGAAATACTCATTGTTTTCATCCATTCCACCATTCTTGAAAATGGTGATATAATCATCTACGAAACCTAGAACAATTTTCTGAGTTTTAAAGGGAATGCTCTGCGGTTCGGCGATGCCATACATCTTATTGTATTCGTCCTCGCTATACCACCGCACTTGTCTGGTGCTACCGTTCCGGGGATTCTGGACCTTTACATACTGACGTCCATTAACAGTATATACCTCGCTCACAATAGCGTAGGACTGGAAAGACTTCGCTACCATTTGTATCATTCCCTTCATTCATCTTATATATATATTATATAATATTTTTTAATAAAAATCAAAAAAAGGGATGAGGCGTTAGACCTCATCCCTTCAAAATACTTGTATCAATAATTGAAAAATTGGCTCTATGAACATACAAATCCATACCGTCGATTGTGATATGCGTGGTCTTGGGCAAATTCTTACAAAGTTCCCAACTAACATCAGACCCGCTATACATTCGGATAGGCTCGCCTGTCTGAGATTGAATCACAACAACACGAGGCTTCACAGTGCGCCCGTGAGACTGTTCATTAATACACCACCACTGAACAGTCCAGTAGTCAGTCCAATTCATACTGTACCAAGGCTCATTAACATCAATATAAGCATCATTAGTGCGAGCGTGAGTATTAATAACCTCAGGAATATTCATATCCAGAATTTCAAGGCGGTTATCGGCGAAAATAATAGTTGAACCGCACGAATCAATCTGCTTGCCGTCAATATACACAGACATTACAGAGGACATTGCCCAGTTATACTGCCAGTATCCTTCGGTGCTGTAAGTATATTCCTTCACCTTGTTCGGCTCAATATTGAAAGTGGAGCCAGTCGCGCTCAGCCACAGGTCGCCGGCATTGTCATAGAAATCGGCGTTGAATGTGATTTTTACTGCTTCATCTTCTGGACCATTGTCGCCACTCAAAGTTTCACCCTTCGGCCCGCCACAACCAGTACACATCAGGATGGTCAACACGACCATCAGCATACACAAAAACTTATGCATTAGGCTCCTCCCACCATTTTGTAAACGGCATCCAATGAAGAACAATATCGCCCTCGCAAATATTGCCCCAGGCTTGTCCATCATAATCCCAATAACTTACTGAATAACCCTCTTCCGTCATATCGGGGCGACCCCGATAAATAGGAGCGGTATGAACAACATAGGCTCTGGCCTTATCTTTGAGAGACGGATAATCACTGGGTGTGCTCTCAATGGCATTCACCCAGCCACTTTTAATTTCAACGCTCATAGATAATCAAATTCCCTTCTTTATCATATAAGGGCGAGAGTGCTCCATTTGTATAAATATATACGACGCCTGTATTTCGGTCGACAACCGCATATGCGTCTCCACCTAGCACCTCGCCCTTATCAACTGGAATAAATAGTTCTCTATCTTCTGGAAATACTACGCCCTTGTCTACGACGCTTGGCTTAAATGATGAGAAGATGTTAATAAACATAATCGCCACCAACAGAATCGCCGCAGTCAAGCACGCAGTTCCAAGATGTTTCTTAATCGAATCCCACATCTAACATTTCCTCACCGGGGTCATATATCATCAATGACCCATCTTCGTTATATAGCGGACAGAAACTGCCATATCCACCGACGAAAATATACATAACGCCAGTAATAGAATCGGCATACACTGTGGCGTCGTGTCCGCATACGTCGCCACTGTCTATTTTCAAGAATCGCTCACTATCGACAGGAAAGAAACTTCCGTCTTGTAATTCTTCCATTTGATTCGCAGGACCGTTTATACGACCTTGTTCCATCTTGTGGATTGTCTTAACTACCACCCAAATCATCATACCCAAGAGCAATAGTAGACAAGTCCAAATCATAAAACGGTCTAAATCTATTTTCTTCATTTGACTACCTCCTTAATCGAGATTGCCAAAAATTTGATTCATTGCTTCGCGGTATTCAGTTTCGGTGATTTCATCATAGTCGGCCTCGGACTCGTGAAAGTAATAATCTTCGGTCATACCACGCTTAACGATTTCATCGCTATCAAAATACTTAGTCGCAATCTCGTCCAAGTTATCTTCAATAAAGTCGTGAAGCGTATAATAGATTTCGTCCTCAGAATTACCTCTGAAATAGACATAGAACTCATCCTTGTCTCTAAGCGCGGTAGTGATAGTGATGTGGAAGTATTTAGTCATCATTCCGCATCACCCCGATTGATATAGGTGTCGATGATGTCCAGACAGTGAGCGATATAGCACCCTTCATCGTTATCCAGTTCGCCGTGATTGACCAAGGCATCAATCTCAGTCCGAATATTCAACAGGCAAACATTGGCTTCGACCTTATTAACAGTAGTAGGAATATTCATTATTTGCCCTCCAACATTTTGTCAATATAATTGCGGAACTCATAAATGCGCTGAATGTCATACTCGGCTTCTTCAAGTTCCTTTTCGTACATCGCCACGCTAACCATATCAAACAAACCATCCAGACGTTCCAGCGCCATATCCAAGTCCATCAACTTATTACAATAATCTCGCCATTTAAAATTATCAGAAAGTTTCATCTTCATCTTCATCACCCTCGACAATCTCCTTATCATACCACCAAGCCAAATCATCATACGGGCCACAGGTATTCTCGCGGAGGTATTTATAAATCTTCGACTCCGGCCAATCGCACGGGACATTGATGAAATTGCGAACAGTGCGCTCATACCAAATCTTCATTATTCCACATCCTCATACAGATTGGTTTCACAGATGGGGCAATCCGCCCAGCCGTGAGTCTCTTCCTCAGTCCAATCATCGAAGTAGATAGGTTCCCCGCACTCAGGACAGATGAACCAGGCCTCATCTTCTTCATAATGAGACCCATAGGTCTTCTCACAGTATTTAGCCAAATTACGAAATTCTCGACGAGCCATACGTTCCTCCTTAAACCATTTTAGCAGTCGATGCTTGAAGCACCACTTCGCCAGTGCTCATATCCACAATGAGAAAATCAACAAAAGGAAGAGTACCATAGGAGAACCGATGCGCATACAGGGCAAATGCCTGATTATAGGTATCAAAATCAGTCTCAACGACATCATCGTCATCCCAAATTTCAACAGTACGATACATTGTTTGATTTCCCCTTCCTTTATCTTATATATATATTATATTATAAATTTTTAAAAAAATCAATTAGAGAGAATATTTCTTGATAAAACCGCTCAAACCGTAGTCATAGAGGTCGGCGTCGAGCTGGTCATCGTCGATATCATCGAACGCATTAGGGATTTCATAGATTGCGTAATCATACTCACGTTCGCCATCTTCGTAGAGATCGGTCAGTGTAGTATAACTATCAATCAGTTCATCACACAGATAATGACCAATTTCATCAGCCTCACTAAACATATCAATGTGGTAGATACCGCAGTTGAAATATCCGTGGAGCCCACCATAATAAGGTTCAGTCGCATAAATTGCTACTCTCATTGTTTAACTCCTCTCAAAAAATTCCACTTACGAGAATACATAAAACCGTCCATACGGATGCTATTGCACAGTTTGAAGAAGAACTTCTCTTCGGTAGTGCTGACCTTAGAGTTATGCTTTTGGAGCCAGTCAATAGCCTCCATCGCCGTACCCTTAAAACCATCAGTGTTGGTAAAAACAGTATCAAGAGTGATACCCTCCTGAACGATAAAGGAACGGCAAGTGGTGTCCGTGGTAGTGGCAAGCCACTTGGCCAGAGTATTGTCGCACTCTTCCAGAATTTTCCCAGTGTCCCGACCGGCGGGTTCGGCGCCCGCATTATTAATAGTAGGAACAGCACTCACCACAATGTCATCCTGGGCTCGAATCAGATTCTCAGCCTGGCTGACCCATTCCAGATTGTCAACGCGGTTATTACGTTTATTGTGGTCAATGTGGTCAACAGTGAACGCCTCGCGGTCTTCAATGGGGCACCACGTATACATAACCAAGCGATGCGCCATACGATTGCCGTGCTTGGTTTTCACAGACACATAACCATTTTGCTGGAAGATTTTCTTAGGAATAGGACGCTTATGAATGTCCTTGAAGTTGCCGAAGTTAGAAACCCAAACTCCATACTCCTTATTAAATTTCCACTTTTCAAACTCAATATGTAAGGTGGGAAAAATCATCATAAACATCAATTCCTTTCTCTTTTACCTTATATATATATTATATAATAAATTTTAAAAAAAATCAATGGAGGATTTTACGTTTGGTAAAACCCTCCATTGACTTAGTTATTTAGAAATTGACGTGCTCATCCATCTGAACACTATACACGTGCTCAGGGTTCGTCTTAGCGAACTCACACCACTTCGTGTGGCCAGCCTCAGCGCGCTCCTTATCGGGGTAGCGCTCAACGATGATAATATCGCCATCGCCCTTCCACATAGCGGTCTCATAGCCCTGGTCCACGGTGTCGCAAGTGTCGATGGTGTAGTCGCCAACAGTGTCGTGGCCAGCCTTGTCAGCCTTAGAATAATCATTATTCATAATGCCGAACATCAAATCAAACAAAGAATCCATATTATACCTCCTTATGGCGCCCAATCTATCGGCTCAATCTCCATCCACCATCCGGCTTTGAACCAGCTAATGAAAGGATTTGACCGAGTTCTCTGACATCTATATACTCGATAATTAAAATTGTAAACCTTGTTATAAATAGTGTTGTAGGTAGCTTCATTAGTCTCTGCGTCATCGCCATACCGTTCAATATATCGAACAATATTTGCGCGTTCCGCATCAATCTCAAACTTGTCATAATCGCAAACGCGCATAAGGAAACAGACAAAGCCTAACGCAAGAACAATACAAAGAGCAACTCCTCCAACAACACAGATACATTCATTTGTATCAACATCTTGAATCTTACAAGATAGAATGATACAAATTATCATTACTACAAAAGGTATCAGTAAGAGAATCATTTCCATCCTCCTTCTGGAAATTCTACGGTAGTTAGGTCAGCCATCCAAGAGCGACCAAACCAAGAAGTCCATTCACTGTTATAGGTCTTGCGCATCGAGATAACCAATTCATTGTATTCGTCTACATCGTGGACAAGTTCTGCGGTCAGGCGTGCGTCTTTGCGCCAGTAGTCATCATCAATACGCAATTCAAGAAGCATACGCTCCTTATCCATTGCGTCTTGGGTGCGGAGGTCAGAGTCATATGGCGTACAGGCACACATAGCCCCGCACACAATAAGACCGACCGCACAGATAACCGCAAGCAAAAGAAGAACCATAGAAACATCGTGATTGCGGAATTTGTAGCATAGAGATGCGCTGAGGATAAATACAATTACAAACAAAATAGTAATCAGCATAGATGTACTACCTCCGCCATAATTTCAGTGGCCTCCACGATAATTAGGATAGATAAAATGTTCAAAATCGCCCAAACGCCCCATCTACCCTGCTCACGGTAATATTTAACGATATGATAAGATTGATACATATAAGTAAAAATCAGAATTATACAAACAATAAATGTAATAACGCTAAAAACAGACATAGTAATCACCCCTGAAACAAATTGTAAATGACACAGGCCGCGCAAGCGAGAGCGCCAACGAACGGAAGAATGATGCCCCATTTACTATGGAAATAAGGCTCTTCGATATTATTCAGCATAATAGCGAACAACAGAAGACCGAAGATAAACAGAAGAAGTTGGTTCAAAATATTAAAAATCATTATAGCACCTGTTCCTTCACAAAGAATATAGTCATAAGAATAAATCCTATAACCTCAAAAATTACTACTATTCCAAGAGGCCATTTCCCATTTTTAAACGCGCGCCACATTGTCTCAATCCCTATACAAATAGAGCCTCCAAGAACCATAAGGAGAATAAGGCGTAGTATCACTGGGGTTTCCTCCCCAATCTATACCCTCGTTTGCGTGCGCGAGCCGTTGCGTTGTCAATGGTGTCGCGGTGAATGGATACGATGGGCGCGAGATGGCCTTCCTTCATCCACTTATTGAAGTTGATGGGCTCGTAGCCAATCACATCAGCGCACACGTTGAAATGATATTTATCATTTTTATGAGAGCGAGAATGATCGTGGCCGTGGATATTCATACACCAATCGCATCCCTTAATAGGCTCGTGAGAGAGCATCAATTTCTCTCCAATAACTACAACACCAGAGAACACCTGGTCGAAAAGTTTATTATCAGCGCGAACCTCCCAACAGGGAAAATTATCGAGATAATCATAACTATCAGTGATAGAATAAGCGCAATCAGGATAGAGACGCTTCATCTCGTCCAATGCCTCGTGCTTCTGGAACAGGCCTTTATCAAACTTCTGTCTGAAAATCTGACGCTGATAGTTGGATGCGCCAGAGTCGTGGTTGCCCATCACGAGAATCTTATACTTGGCGCGCAACTGACGCACATAGGAGATATCGCCAACATCGCCGAGGATAATCAGCGTATCCGCACGACCGCACTTAGCATTGATGCGCTTCACCTGCTCTTCTGCGGAGGGGCGGTCAACATAGGCGTGAATGAGGTCAGGGTCATTAAAATGTGTATCGCTCAGAATCCACGTGGTACCGGACGCGCCCCAGTGCTGGAACGGCGGGTAGAGACCTTCAATCATAGTTAATCCTCCTCCTTATATGCGGGAATTCTCAGCTGAGGCATCGGAATCTCAGCCCAATAATCAGTATCATCAACGGGATAACTTTTTTCAAGGCGCCACCAAACATAGTGGCCTTCGCCTTCCTCTTCGAGGCTACACACATCACAGGCAAAAGGATTGCCCGGCTCGAAACAGATGAGAACATCAGTGCCAATCTCAGGCCGCTTCTCAGAAAACAAATGCCACTTCATAGCGCATCCTCCTCACATAATCTCATCGAACGCCTGTTCGATTGCGTCGTCTTCCCGATAATGATAACTGTCTTCGAGTTCGATGGCACGAGCGGCGATTCTGTCCACGCAAGCCTCGGACTCAGGATAGTTTTCAAGAATATATTCACGCTTAGTCAGGAAACGATACTCGTCGTATGCATCTTTGAGGTCATTCATAGTCATCTCAATAGTCTGGCCGTGCTCAGTTCTGAAACGCATTACAATATCATTCATTTTGTATCATTTCCTTTCTTCATCTTATATATATATTATATTATAAATTTATAAAAAAATCAAATAAGAGTATTTGGCATCGCCAAATACTCTTATATATTAGTGTCCAAAATCGTAAATTGAGGTTTCGTATACGAATGAATCGTATTCACAGAGACGAAGGTCAGGCTCAACATCCTTCCACCAATCAGGGCACCACGTAATCTCAGGATAGTGTTCAGCGCGCTGGCACATCTGGATATCATCATCCAAGAGCTCCTCGACAAATGCGAGACAAATCTCTTCGGCTTCTGCGCGGTCGATGCCGTGGAAAATATAGCGCTGGTCATCATTGAGGGAATCGGGCATAATGGTAAACGCTTTGCGGATTTTAACAGCCATTTTCAATTCTCCTTGTATTGATTTTTCCAAAATTATTTGGTATAATGATAATAGAAATATAAGGTGGTGAAAATCGTGGCAAATTTAATTATAGATTATATTCATCAGCATCTATTACTACGAGGTCTTCGTAATCTCGTTCATCAAGTCGAGCGGGTACTACGTAATAATCAATGCAATCATCACGCGCTTCAATGGCTAACTCAATTGCGTGGTCCATCATTTTCTTATCTATTGTATCTGGCCTACCTCTTGACCGCTCGAACTCTTGGAGTCGCTCAATCATTTCATCGTAGTCAGGCAACTGGAATTCTTTGGCATTCTCTTCATAACGGAGACAAGTCTCGTTCCAAGCATCTGATTGGGCGGCTTCGGCATTGTCGTAGTGAGCCGACCATAAATATACAAATGTATCAGGGTCATCGACCACTTCAATATATGAATAGAGATTATAGAGTTCCATTGTTAATGCGCTCCTGTCTATTTTCCCAGGCTTCAACAAGACGTTTAGCATCCTGCGGGCAAATCGTAATAGGGGCAATGTAGTCAGACCCTCCGATAGGGAGAATTTTCAGTTTATTGCCGAAGCCGATATAGAATGAACTAATGGTATCAAGGTCAATACAGAAACAGCCACAGTCTTCAAGGTTAATTTTAAATAGTGTCATTCTCTTCCATCCTCCGGTATCCAAATTACTGCCGGGATTGCTTTCCATACTACTTCTGGAATATCGCCAAACTTGTCGAGTGCCTTATCATAGGCATAGGTATCTGCGACGAGAGGATTAGTTTCCTCGATAGTTTCGAGGTAATAAATCGCTCCACGTTTGCCGATGTAGATGTCGTAGCCCTTACGTTTCATACGCTCCTCCTGGTCAGTTTTGTTAAATTTAATAGTTTTGCCCAACGTGCTCACACATCAATGATTACATCAGGCGTAGGAAAATTTGTTTTAGTCCGAGCAAGAAGCCAATTCTGGCGAATCTTGTTGAGTTGTTCATCTTTTGTGGGAAAAGGAAATTTATAGGAACCGCCATTTTTGAGAAGCATTACTGTGCTGAAATTTACCTCGCCATTATAGACTTTGGCAATACCAATGATTTCACTGGCCTCGACGGTGAAGTAAGGAGAGCCGTTATGCATTACTGTAAATATCATATAACCTCCTGAATGTTGGGACAATAATGGGAAGTAGTTTTTAAACATTGTTGGTTTTCTTTGTCCCAACAAGAACATTTGACTTCGCAAATCTGTCGAACCCTCTCGGGATTTTTTATGATTGTTTGTCCGAACATATTTCCCTGACGGATTTGTTTTTGTATTTGTTTCGGAAGTGGTGATGGGTCTGTTTCAAAAAGGCAGATATTCCCATTATGGCAATTATCACACGTAGACAAACGATTACAGCAATCTGAACAAACAATCTTATTACTTTTGCTATCATAGATTACCTCAGTATGGTGAATTTGACGGTGGCAAATATCGCACTCGTAGCGTTGGCTACTAAATGAGGCGCAAGCGATATTGTGAGAGATAGCGGGTTGTCCGCTAATCTTACAGCGCATATCATCGAAATAGGCGCACTCTTTACAGATTCGTTGCCACATTAGATTTCACCACGATGGTCTGGCATCTGGATAGGGAGACCATTTGCCACGCACTCATTGATATATTCGATAGACTGCTGAGACAGAGGGAGTTTGTCGGAGGGGCCATAGTTGCCACTGGTCAGATGCTTCTCAATCTCCTTCATAACTTCATCAGTCTTTTCTGCGGACAGCACAGAATTAACATTCTTAAATTGAACATTTTTGTCCTCGCGCGCGTAGTCGCTGGAAAAGTAGTCATACTTGGTAATTTTGTCGGCAATCCAGTCGGGCATCAGGAGGACTTCACTGGGCTCCATACCTTCAATCTTGATATCCGCGATGTCTTCATCATCAACCATATCACAAACCTTCTCAACGGCATTCGCGTAATTCTTCGCATATACGAAACCGTGGGCATTCTGTTCAGCGCCATCGAAGAAATGAACGTCGAAACGATAAAAGCCAGCATCCATATTTATTACCTCCTGATTAGTTGTAGTTGAACTGTTGTTAATTCATTTCTTATTGTTTATATATATATTATATAAAAATTTTTATTAAAAATCAATTAAAGAGCGGTTAGCGAAATTTAGAATAAAAATGTTGAGATAAACGAAATTTCGTTTCCGCGTCTTACCGTGTCGGACAAAAATGGTCATTTGATATAAAAGTGGTCAAAATTTTCTATAAAAGTGTCCAAAAATTTCTATAAAAGTGGTCAAAATTTTCTATAAAAAAGAGTAATTTTTTCTATAAAAATGGTCAAAATTTTCTATAAAAGTGGTTAAAAAATTCTGGTCAGGACCATTCAATAGAAAAGGCGTAATTTTTATTGTTCTATGGAAGGAGGTTGGTATTTATGGTTATTAAAAAGAACTCTCGTCAAATGCCATCAACTACATCTATTGTGCGAGAAAAGGATTATTGCGATTTATTATATGCCTGGCTTCAATGTAATTCTGAACGAGAAAATGTAAATACTTCACGCCGTAGAATAGAGAAAAAGAAAGTTAAATGGGCTAGTATTGAGCGTGATTTTACTCGTGAATTAAGTGATGGAACTATTGAAAAAGCTATGTCTCGTAAAACTATTGCGAAATATTTTTCTTATTTAATTGATTCAAATCTTGTTAGTGATGAAGGCGATGAATATTATTATTTAACAGTATTAGATGGGTCAGAAGCTAATTTAATTGAATATAATACATTATTAAAAATGATGAATGTATTTTAGAAGAATAGTATAAATATATATATTTATTTGTTTAATAAATACTATACTAGTAGTTTTTAGCCATTTATCGCTACATTTAGATAGATTAAAGAATATATTGGTATTGCTACAACTACTACATCTAATAATGCTATAATTGATGATACTATTGATATTCTTAAACGTTTAGGATTATTAGATTATAGATTAAAAATATTAGAAGATAATAAGACGTGTCTTGAATTTTTGTGGGTGAAGAACGAACTCCCTAAATAAAGTGGTCAAAATTTTCTGATAAAAGTGGTCAAAATTTTCTGATGGTGTTAGATAAAGTGGTCAAAATTTTCTATAAAAGTGGTCAATTTTTAGAAACCTATTAAATAGTAATAGAGGGTTGAAATAGGTTTGTGGCAATAGAGGGTGGGCTTAAATAATCCGGCTGACGCCGGCTTATTTAATCCCATTGGGAATTTTCCCGATGTAAAAATCGTAGAGACGAGAACAAAAATAAAGAACAAAAGGAGAAATAAAAATGGGTTATCATAGTGGATTAAATGGAGAATATAGTATTCCTGTGGAAGTAAATAGTAAGTATGTAAAGCATTTTCAAAGATGCTGTAAAGAAGAAGTACCTGAAAAGGCAATTAAAGTAGAAACATATTTAAAAGATGATACAATTTATTTTGTATTACCTAACAACTATAAACCAGTAAAGATTTGTTTCGCAGAGGAGCTCCGCCCCTTCGCACCTCCCGAGGGTGTTGTTTATGGCGGAAAGGGCAATCAAAAGTTAAATGTAGATTTTCGTTCTACTGGATATCATCAAGATAATGATTATATAAATAATAGTGATACGACAGATTATGCTTAGCCTAATAATATTTATGATAATAGTTATGTCTCTATATTTGATTCTCTATTGGATTTGAGTAAACAAGTAAATGCTATGGGATGTAGTGCAGAAGAAGCAGGAGATGCATTAAATAATATATTTTATAAGATTTATAATAAATGACAGACAGGGACTTCGTTCCCGTACCCTGGGGCAATATTATGGCACTTGATTTATATATAAAATTATTATATAATATTTATATATAAAAGTAGGAGGTGCCATTTTGGAATTTCATTTGAAAAACTCCGGTGGGAGTAGATATTTTGAAAAATGAAATGAAAAAATGAAATGAAAAATGAAAAATGAATTCAGTTATGATGTATTAAAAAATAAATATGGTAAGAGAGTTGGCAATTATAAAGGTAGAGATGTGATTGTGCGCTCTAAGTATGATGATTTGGGCGATAATGTTTATGTCTTGTATGATTGTAATAATGCTCTCATTGTTGATGGCTATTGGATTGCGAATATCAGTGAAGATGGTAGTTTAAATCGTAAATGGGAATCACCTTGGAAAAAGCAAGAGCGAACCTCGCCGGTGGGCAGGCTACTAGTGTGTCCTGAGGGTGATGAGAGTGGCAAGAATGATATTAACCTTAATGTTGATTCAACTCTCGTTGATTCTCTCCTGGAATCAGCATATAATGACATTTTAAGTGATTTGATGTTTAAGGAATAAAAAAAATGGAGTGGCGATAAACCACTCCATTTTTTTTTGACTTATGATGCTTTTTAACTTATGATGCTTTTTTTTGAGTCCGAAGTCTTTTGATTATTGTTTTATCTCCATAAAACTAGATTAAATAAACCTATTAGCGGGGTTTGATGAATATAGTTGTAAATAACGAATAATGAAACCTTATAATATTTTTTCTTAATAACAAAATGATTATGGTAGAATGATGATGGGATGAAAAGAATGATGAAAATAATGGAAGTTTGGTGCCCCCGCTCGGTACCAACTCATCACTCAATTTCATCGTTATCGTCATCCTCTGAATTTTTCAAGATACCCTTTCCAAAAAACGTCGAGCCCAGGTATTCTAATCGCCAATTTCCCAAATGAAAAATACCTGGGCCGACACGTTATTCGAAATTAAATGCGAGAAATCCAGTCGTTGAGGATTTCATCTACGGTTTTGCCCTTCTTGGTGGGCTTATCAGTTCTCGTCTCAAAACGGAAACCGGGAATCTCAATCTTGAAATTGTGAAGGTCTTTATAGAACTTCAAGAAACTGTCCATCATCTTAATGACGTCCTCGCCCTTCAACTCTGCACCCTTGTAGCCAATATAGGCCGCATAGTCGTTGATAGCATCGGCAACCGCTTCCGCTCGGGCCATCTTTTCCTTGTCCTTCTTCTGGTCAGCATATGCCTTAGTGGCGTCATTCAGCATTGCAGTCATTTCCTTAGCAATATCCTCAGCGCTCTCGCCATTCATTAAGCGCGTCAGAATATCGTTCTTATTCATTAAAATAACCTCTTTTCATTTTGTATATACATATTATACAAAAAATTTTTTTAAAAGTCAAGTGAGAAAAAAAATGGTTTTTTTTATCATTATAACATAAATTTTTTTTTATGTCAAACCGGGCGGCATATGGGTACCGAGCGGTGCCTCGGGTTTTGGGAAAATATGGGCGCATATGAAGGCCGCTAGAATTACGGAAAATTTTCCATATGGGGGTACAGATCGGGAATTCGGACCGCAGCGCCCGCGCTCGGCCCGTTGTACCTCCCCTTTTAGTATACCACACCTGGCCCAATTTGTCAATAGGTAAAATGAACAAAAATTAAGGGTGGATTTCTCCACCCTTAACAAATTAATCTTCCCACGGCAGGTCAGGCACAATCTGGTTTAACTCCGCCTTGTCGTTATAGTCAGCGTTGATTGCCGGAATGTCGATAAACGCTCGGCTTGCCACATAGTCAGCCATGTGTACCAACCTATCAATAGGAGTGAAAGGTCTGTTCGCCTTGTCGGTAGTCCATTGACCCATGTGGGACTTGATGGCTTGCGTCAACTCATAGGGGCAGTCGCTCTCGAAAAAGACCAGCCACGAACGGCGTACTTGGTCAGCCGCCATTTCCCCGTGCTTGGGGTACAACTCCTTGTCGAACTCGTGTAAACCATACTTGGCTGTATCGTGGAGCAGACAGGCAACTCTTGCGTAGTCCTTGCGCTCGTCAGTGAGATACGCCCACTGGCTCATGCGGAGCAATTCCTCACAAAACCACGCAACCGCCTTAGTGTGGCGTACCAAACCGCCCTCGCCTTGGCTCATAGCCGGATGGAACTTGCCGGAAGAACTCGCGCCGATAGTCCAGAAATAGTCGGGAACGATACAATCGAAGTAATAGCGCACGAATGAGCGCAAATCCTCGGACTGAATGAACTCGATTTCGTGGTCAAAAAACTGGCTCTTATTCATAGATGCCTCCGTGCTGTTGGTGGGTTCCAGCTCCCTCAGATTGTTTATAGTATAGCGCATTTCGGGACAAAATGCAATAGTCAATTTATACAAACTTTCGCCGGAAAAATTGTTGAAAATGTGTATTGACAAAAATGCCGGGCGCCACATCCGTGAGCGCCCGACCCATTATACCACAGTCAGAGGGCGTTGTCAATAGTCAAATTAAATAAAAAAAAATCGCCCTCAATCGAGAGCGATTTGGTAAGTTCGACGAATGGTAATTTCAACAGATTTCGGCTTCACAGGACACGCAAATCTGTCATTTCTCACAAACTCGCCGTATCCCAGTTTTTGCCAGCGTTCACGGTTTTTGTCCTCGTAGCGTAGAGTATTGTACTTGGAGAGCGGTAGCGAAAAATCGTAAATGAACTTGCCAGTTTTCGGTAGACGGTAAACAGGCGATTTCTTGTAGTTTCGTGTATGCTCTCGCTGTCTGCGCTTTAAGTCGTTAGTCGTGCCTATTTTCAGAATGTAGACGCCATTTTCATCATAATAGTGTCCAACATACAAAAATTCCTTGTTTTTCACACTTTTTTCCTCGATTTCCGGGGAAAATGGGGGATTTCTCCCCCATTTTCTCAACTTTTCGGCTTGCGCTTCTGCACAAGCGTCAGTTCATAGGAGTTTTCACCGATTTTGAACGCAATTTGACGCTCTTTGTTGGTAATTTCCACATTTTCGCAGGCATTTTCGCTATTTTCGGTCAAAAATGTTGCCAATTCAGCGATAATAGCCGCTTTTGTGGGATTTGCCTTGCGTTCCCTTGTGGTGAATTTGTATGCGGTGGGGGTCTTGCGTGTGCCAGTCTTGGCGAATTTTTGGGCGATTTTAAGCTGTTCTTTCGACAGGTCAAAATCCTGTTTCTTACCCTTGTCGATTTCTCGGTCAGAGTTCCACACGGCTTCCGCTTCATCGGCAGTCCAGCCCATTTTCGCCATAGCGTTTTTCAGCCATTCGGTTTTGGAAATGTCAGCCATAAAACACCGCCTTTTCAGATTTTAGGGGAGAGAGGGGGAGAGGTTATCTCCCCCCCCTCTTGTCTCACTTGGCGGTGAAATACGCCTTGCGCTTATCTTCGATACGCTCTGCCAGACCGTCAATGACCATCTGACGCACCAAAGAAGAAACCTTCTGATTGGACGCATCGGCGATAGCGGGGACAGACTTCATCAGAGCGGAGACGGTGTACTTCTCGCCCTTGTGGGCGTCCAGGAACGCCTTGATGTCAGCCTTGATACCCTCGTTTGCCAGCTGGGTGGCGGTGGGCTTCTTGTCCACGGTGTTCTTGCGGTCGAGCAGTTCCAGCTCGTGGTTCAGGAAGCCCGCCACATCAGCACCGGAAACCTTGACAGTGGCATCGCCCTTGGGAATGTCATAAGTGGCGTCCATATCCACCTTGGACAGAATGGCGGTGAAGTAGTCGCGCTTGGTCAGGCGCACAGAGGAAGTAGTGTTAGTCATAGTATCAACCCTTTCTGCGTTTTTAGGTGTCGCCCACCTTATTGTTGTTTCCCTCTTGGAACATCTATATTCTAACACATATCCGAAGCCTTGTCAAGACTTTTTTTCGGATTTGTGGAATTTTTTTAAGGTACACGCCCCGCCGGAGGCTCTCGCCCTCTCCCTTGGAACAATTATATATTACCACACCCTTGGGCAAATTACAATAGTCAATACTCACAAAAAATGGGATTTTCAACATCTAAAATTTGTGCAAAAAAACACTTGACAAAATTTGTGCCGCGTGGTATAATGGAAATTTCGGGCGCCACGTTCGTGAGCGCCCGACCCATTATACCACATTTGAGCGCATTTGTCAATAGGCAAAATACACAAAAATAAACCAGCGTAGTTGGCTACTACGCTGGTTCCCCTGTTGATGTTCGCCAGCCGTCCGGACAGCCAGCCCACTTCTACACAGCAGACCTAATCAGACGGGCGCAATGCCCACATAGATGGTCTTTCTTGGCACGCGGTGAATGTGGTTAGAACTTCGTACCCAGTCCCAATTTCTAACGAGGGGTTCAAGATGGCGGTTGAGAAGAAATTATTGAGTGGGACAAACACTCTATTAAACTCCATCTTGGCTGGGGTATAAATATAATCAATCATTAAACTATCTAATCAAACTATGATTGACTACTAAGGGGGACGATACAATCGCCATTTCATTTTTCTCACCTCACGATGTTAGTATAGCACAGGCGGGGCTGTTTGTCAAGAGTTTTTTTCAAAACTCTAAACCATCACAGACGCCATAGCCGGAGAAATCGAGGATAACAGGAGAAATGCCAATGTAGCCGATGTTTGAGCCGTGGAGGTCGTTGATGTGATACTTTTTAACGAACTCACAGAGGGCGATAACCTTGCGCTTGCCGTAGATAGAAACGGCAACTTTCGCCCACAGTCCGTCCAGCTCACGCCCATAGCCATTGAGGTCGGCTTTGCGGAACTGCCGCTCAATCTGCTTGATGCGACAGTCGGGGACAGTCTTTGCGATACGCAAGAGACGAGTTTTTATCCCGCCCTCATTCCACATGATTTTGTGTGCGCTGTTGGTGATAATCTGTTGAGCGGTGAACGCGATAGGGTCATCACACTTACGCGGGGGAACAATGTAGCCAGCCAACTCGGTGGCGGGGAAAAAATCCGCGAGGTTTGCTTCTACGGCTTTCTTATACACAGCCACTTCGCGCTCTGCGTCCCGCGTCTCCGTAGACCATTTGAGAACATAGCCCAAATCAGGGAATACCAGACATTCCTTGCTTGCGCCGTTGCTGGTAGCTATCTTGACATTAGGATATTCTCGGTGGATAGCGCGGGATAGTCTGTCAGCACTTCTGACCCGCACAGGCTTTTCAGATACCGCCTGCTGGATAATCAGGATAAAATCCTGAACTCTCGGAAACTCCATCGTTCATCGCTCCTTTCAGTATCATCATTATAACACATTACAGGAGAATTACAATAGGCAATACCTACAAAAAACGGGATTTTCAATCTTTGAAATTTGTGCAAAAAAACGCTTGACAAAATTGCCAGTGGGGTGTATAATAGAAATTTCGAGCGCCACATACGTGGACGCGCGACCGAATTATACCACGCGCGCCCGGATTTGTCAATAGTCAAAATACACAAAAAAAATGAGGGAGATTTCTCTCCCTCACTTGCGCGGACACGACAGCACAACCTTGTATTTTGTTCCATCAAGCGTGAATAAAAATTCGCGCTCCGCGTTGCTCACGTTCAGGTCAGTCGCGCCGTATGTGGTCAGTGTCTCGGTCAGCAAGGTGATAATGCCCTGCTTCGTGAGATTAGCCTTTCTTTCTCTTGGTGCGAACTTGTATGCGGTCGGCTGGCGTCCTACTCCACGCGCTTTCTTGCTTGCCTTTTCCTGTTCCTCGGTCAGCGGAAACGGATTGCCGCCCTTGTCGATAATAGCATCTTGGACAATAATATCCTTGGCTTCGGCTTCGGTGCAATCCAGCTTTCGCATAAGGTCGGCAATACGCTCATTCATGCGCTTACTCCTTTCGGGGATAGGGTGGGGATTTCTCCCCACCCTTGGGCGGTTTACTCGCTCACCTTGCGGAAGAACGCCTTGCGCTTATCCTCCACGCGCTCCACCTGCTTGTCCAGCACCATCTGCCGAACGAGGGAGGACAGCTTCTGATTGCTCATGTCCTTGCAGACAGGGAACTCTTTGAGCATCTCACTGATGGAGTACAGGCGGTCGCGCTCCATAGCGGACAGGACAGTGGTCTTGATGACCTCATTCTCCTGCTGGGTCTTGGTGGGCTTCTTGTCCACGGTGTTCTTGCGGTCGAGCAGGTCGATTTCGTGGGTGATGAACTCCACCAGCTTGGGGTCAGCCTTGACCTCGGACAGTTTCAGCAGGGCGGTGAAATTATCGCGCTTGGTGGGCTTGCGGGTGGTGGTGTTAGTGTTAGCCATAGTATCAATTCCTTTCTCCATTTGGTTTTGAGGGCTTTGCCCTCCTGACATTATCTATTATAACAGCTTGCGCTGGGATTGTCAAGACTTTTTTTCAAAATTCTTGATTTTTTTTGATAGTGCCAACAGGGGAACGCTCCACAAGTATTCACAACGACTTACAACCCCGGAATACGGATAAGAGTATTGCCATGTTATTGCGTCGCAGTCCGGTTAGAAGTTCCGGTCTGTACCTTGCTCACAAATTGCTCACTTTCCGCTCCATGCTCAGGCTTTACTGCGCTGGTATAGGGCTTACTTCCTTTACTCTCGCACGGTTCGCGACCCGCGGATTTCTTGGGTGGGGCTGTTCCCCTCTTGACATTATCAATTATAGCACGGGTGCTGGGGATTGTCAAGAGGTTTTTTGAAATTTTTTCAAATTTCTGAAACCTGTCTACACAAGCGACACATTAGACGCATCTGCCGTGCCGTTCCCCTCTTGACACTACCCATTATAGCACCTTTGACGAAGATTGTCAAGAGGGGAAATGCGGGTCAGTTACCGAGTTATCACACCCGCCAGCGTGGCTCCCCCGAGAAGCAACTTGCTGTCCCCTCTTGACATTATGTATTGTACCATAGGTGAGCGCAGATTGCAATAGTCAGACTGCACAAGTTTCGGGAAAAATAAATAAAAAAATTTGTGTAAAAAAACTCTTGACAAAATTGCTGACGGGGTGTATAATGGTGAATTCCGGCCGAGACGCGCGAAATCGGCCGGCCATTATACCACACCCAGGCGCATTTGTCAATAGGTAAAAATGCACAAAAAATGAGGGGAAAATCCCCTCATTTTTTTAGTCCATCTGACAAGCAAGGAATGCGTCCCGCTTTTCGTTCAGTCTGACGATTTCGCCCGCCAGCGCGTCAGCTCTCATAGCCAACAGACGCCCATAGCCCTTGCGCCAGTTCAACATACCAGCGGGATTGACCGTGTAAATAAGCTTCTCCTTTTCCACGGTCTTGGTGTCCTTGCGCTCAACGCGGAAGTCCTGACCATTCAGAGCCAGCAGAGCGGACTGTGCCACTTCCGGCAAACGCATCCAGTTGTACTCGGTCATCAGGGCGTTGCCATTCTTGTCAATCATCCAGCTTTCCGCGTCCCACGGGTCGAGCTTGATTTCCTTGGTGGTCTGTTCGGTGCGTACCACCTTGATGATACCCTCATCCCGCAGGAACGACAGGGAATTGTAGGTGTACCGCCGGTAGTCGTGCTTTGCCTTGGAGAAGTCCTCGGAAGTGAACTCCTTGTTTCCGAACAGGTCTACCAGCCACTTGTAGGTCTTGACCGTGCGGTTGAAATTTCTGAGGTTAGCATAGCGAGCTTTCATAGTTTTTTTCTCCTTTTCTATTGGTGGGGCTTACCATCGTTTCCCCTACCTTGAATTTGTAATGTTATTATAGCATGGAATGGGGGCGTTGTCAACCCCCATTCCAAACTTTTTTTACGGGGTGTCGTGCTTGCGGTATTCAGTCAGGTCAGGGTCGCCAATCCATTCGGAAAAGTCAACCCAATAGTCGAACTCGTGGAGAATGGTAGTCTCCTCGCCCTCGAATACTCCACCACAACAGGCACAGATAACATTTCCATTATCTACCTGAATACCTGCCTGAACGCCATCTGAATGGTCGCTCTTGAAAAGAACCTGCTTAGGCATTTCGCTTACCTCCTTGTCTTAGTATAGCCATTATACCACATGAGAAAGGGGCTGTCAAGCCCCAATCTCAAAACTTGGGAAAACATTTTACCTCAAAGGGCGCGTCCCATGCGTGGACGTTCTTGGTGTATCGCTTGTGCATCTTCTGACAAGCAAGGAAAATTTCCATTTCCTGCATAGCGTCAGACAGGGCGGTGTGTTCTTCCTCAAAGTCAGGATTGCCGTGGAGATAACCATACACCGCTTCGACAGAGGTTGCACAGGTCTTGCCATTCTTGGAACGCTTGCCATTTTCTCGGCAATAGTCCGCATAGGACTTTTTGTGGGTGATAGTTTCCAGTGCCATGAGATACAGGTCGATGAACTCGAAAGTGTCCAGCAGGTCGCGGAAACAGGTCTTGCAGAAGTCAAAACCGGAATTGTATGCCATCACATAGCGAACGCCGTAATGGTCGCACAGGTTTTTGATTACCTCATAGGCTTCGCGCTCCGTGGCGATAGCGGAGATTTCACCAGCTTTGAGCCGTTCGGCATATACCGGAAAATTCTTCTTGGCATAGCCATCGGTGGCGATTTCGTCATAATGCTCCATCACCAGCAGGGAAGTGGTGGCAAGGATTTCGCCCTTGCGGTCGTGGATAATCGCGCCCACATTATACATTCCCGTGGGGTGAGCCGCGCCGCCTACCGTTTCAGTGTCCAGCGTGCAGTAGATATTTTTCATTGTTCATTCTCCTTTTCTCTTGGTTGGGTTTACCATCGTGTCCCATACCTTAATTACATTACATATTATAGCAAATAGGGGTGAGATTGTCAACCCCTATTTGCTATTTTTTTTACAGGTTTCGCAGGATTTCCATAAGCAGGTTGGCGTTGTATGCCATATTGTGGGTGTTTGCCGTCCACTCATTGAGATTTCGCTGTTCATCATCGAACAAAATCGCGTTGGGGCAGGTCGCACAGTTGGACTTGGGGACGCCATAGGGGACAATATGGATTTCGTCCCACTGAACGCTGGGGAGATGCTTTGCCAGCCATTCCCGCTTGACCTCGGCTACTTCGGCGTTGAACTTATCCGTTCCGCTCTTGGACAGCCAACTGATGATGCCGATATTGTAGCCCCGCGCCTGTAAGCGGTTCAGATAGCGGGCGAGGGTGGACAGATGCACAAGGGGCTTTGCCACACGATATGGTGTGCTGTCCTGTGCTTCGAGGCACTCCAACCAGTTGGGGACGCCGTAAAAATCAATCACCGTCCCATCGAGATCGAGGTAAATAGTCATACTTTTTGTCTCCTTCGTTTTATTGTATCTACATTATAACGCCTATTCTCCTATTTGTCAAGAGTTATTTTACAAATTCCCAAAATAATTTTTCACCCGTATCAGGGTCTACTCCCGCGCTTTTACGCTCTCCTTTCAAACATTTACTAATGTTGCTTTGTGGAACGCCATAGTATCGAGCCGCCGCTGATTGAGACTCAAATACACGATTAGTAGTTAAACAAATTACTGCTTTACTATTAGCAATACTTCCAGCCTTTCGCCATTCATTTACTTGTGCTTGGTGCTCTTCTGGATGTTCTTGTTGCCATTTTTCTTTTGCCTGATTTAATCTTATTACTTGTTGTTTAACGAGTTCAGGATTTTCTTTTAATCGCTTATGACTTGCTTCTAACATTGGCTTAATACATTTTTCTTTGTATTCTTCTGGATGAGTATCACACCATTTCCGCAAATGTTCCCCATTTCGTTTATACATGGCTTGCGCTTCTTCTGGATGTTGTTCCAGCCATCTTTGACAACTGCGCCAGCCGTCTCCACCTGTGCCACCTTCCGCATTATTATAAAAATTATCATCATTTACTGCGTTGTATAATTGGATGTATTCTCGTTCTTTTGCGTCGGCTTCTTCTCTTGTTTCACAAAAACACAAAACACTTTTAGTAAAATTCTCCTTGCCATACTTGCTGATTGCTTTTAGTATAGTTGTTCCACTACCTAAATAGTTATCGTCTGGGCGTCCTTTGTGCTACCCAATGTATTGTTTGCCGTTAATTTTATTTGTTGTTATGTAAACGTAATAGTCCATTTTTAGACCATCCTCCCATCTATGTCATTGACATTATTATACAAAAAATTTTTAGAATTGTCAAATTTTCGTTGGTTATTTTGCACAAACTTTCGGGATGTGTGTTTGGTCAAATTTGTTCAATTTACCTATTGACAAAATTGCTGGCAGGGTGTATAATGGAAATTTCGAGCGCCAGGACCGTGGGCGCTCGGCTGAGTATAGCACAAATAGGGGCGTTTGTCAATAGGTAAAATGAACAAAAAAAATCTCCTAAATTTGGGAGATTTTTCAATTATTACTTCTTGACAGTGATGCTGAAAATAGAGCGTAGGAGTGCGATAATGAGCCAAATGACCAACGCCAGTTTCCACGAAAACACGATGGCGATAGAGCCGATGGACGCGATGCCAATCATAGGGAGAAGCCAGCAGAGAAGCCAGACCAGCCCAGCAGTAAACAGGAACGAAATGCCAAGGGCAATAACCATTATCAGAATAGTAATCATTTTATTCACCTCTCTTAAATACGATGGTTTTGTGTGTGGTGAAGGTTGCTCCACGAACAAGCGGGTCATTTGCCAGGTCATTTGCGATGAACGACAGAGTTTCGTTTTCGTCCTTGAACCACTCGCTATTAGTGAAGCGTTCGCCCCAAGTGGTTATGCCCCACCACTCAACATTGTAGTACACATCTTTGATTTCCATTGTCGCGCCCTCCTTAGTAGATTTGTTCGCCGTTGTGGTAGCGTTCGTATCTCGCTTCAAGGAAGTCGAGAATGAACTCGAAGTCGTCCGCGTCCGCGGGGTCTACGAACGTCTTTTCAAGGATTTCGCCAGTGTGGTCATTGAAAACTTTAATCATTTCCATTTTGTTGTCCTCCCTTATTTGATGATACCATTCTAACACAGAGGGGCTGATTTGTCAACCCCTATTTTACAGATTTTTGCTTTCTGCTACGAAATATTTTGCGCCATACTGCGCCACAATGTCCTTGACCTTTTTGCTCTCGGCTTGCGTGGCACAATAGAAATTGAATAACGTGTGTTTGTTGCTAATCTCAATGTATGAGTGGGGAATGTCTCGCAGGTCAAAATCAACAGCGGCACGATACTTTGTGGGGACAGTCATTTCAATCTTCCACAATTTTTCCTTGCGCGCCAACTCCTCCACCCATTTGACCGCCAGCACGCCGATGAAATTACAGGCGGCGGTAATGCCCATCTTTGCCAGCGTAGAAACGCCGTCAATGTTGGTCAGGATAATGACATAGGAATAGAAGCCATAGGTCAGCGCATTGATACCAGCGGCTACCCACTTGTTGCCCTTGACCGTGAGAATGGATTTGATGGTGGACAGCACCACATTCACAGCGGTGCAGACAATGAATAGGATAATTGCGTTCATAGTCATCAATCCTCCCCGAACATAGCTTCCGCCAGCCAGTACATAGATGTGCGCAGGTGAGACTGGATTTCAAACAAATCATCACTCAAATTTTGAGCGGCTTGCTTGTCCTCGCTATTGGACAGGTTTTTCTTTTCTGCGGCGATTTCGATGGACAGTTGCTCCAACTCATTAGCAACTTGTTTCAGCTTAGAGGGGATGTTCATAGTATCAATTCCTTTCTTAATTTCTATTATAATACTACCACATTTATTTGAAAATGTCAAGAAAAATTTTTGCCGTAGTTAAATTCTCACAGGATTAGTTTTTTGTTCCGTGCAGTTAGTCAGAACTAAATCTGACAAGAGGGGCGTTAATGCCCCTCTGTCAGTTTATTATACATACTCCATAAGGTATCACAGGAATTGTTTGTGTTTTCAGCCATCCATACAATTTGTTCATCAGTCGGCAGGTATTTATCATCTTGAAAACCAAACCATCTATCACAGGATTGGTATGCCTTATACTCGTCCTCTGTCAGCTTGCCACGCAACCGCCAATCCCAGCGGATAGAACTTATCAGAGTATACGCGCACGCGCCCGCGATAGTCAGGGTCAGAATGGCGACAGCCGCATACAGCACGAATGTGGATTTGAACATACCATACACCAGCAGGATAAAACCACACAGAATGAGGAAATTGCGCGCCCATTTTTTGAGCGTCAGTTTCTGAAAATCAAACATTGTTCTTACTCCTTTCAGTTTAGTCTGTCAAACAGATTCCACAGCGTTTCAGTGGAAATAGACGTTTCATCCATCATTTCGCGGATTTGCTCCTCGGTGGATAGGTATTTTTCATTTCGCCAGAGAATAGAGCGGATAATCGCCCACGCGCACCCGCCTACGGCGATTAGTGCCAATACAATATTAAACACTTTCTCTACTCCTTAACATATTGTCAGTAAATTCATTGGAGAACTTCTCGGCAAAATCATCATCATAGGCGCGATTGGCGATTACCTCCATAACCGTCTCAATGCCGGACATAAAGTAGGGATTGCCATTGATGGCGTCATACCGCCCGTGGAACATAGGGCATTCACGCAGGTCTGCGAAAACCGCCTGATACGCTTGCTTTAAATCCATAATACATACCTCCTTGTTTCAGTATAGCCATTGTACTACATTACGGGATAGAAGTCAATCGTCAAAATGCACAAAATTGCGGCGAAAAATTTGTGAAGTATACCTATTGACAAAAATGCCGGGCGCCACATTCGTGAGCGCGCGGCCGAAAATGTCAAGTGGAAAATTATACAAAAATTGGGCTGGATTTTTGTTCATCCAGCCCAAATGATTTTTATTCCTTTTCAAAAATAAAATCCGGTTTGAAAATGTAGAGGAATGCTACGGCGTAATGAAAAATCGGAATGATTGAGCCGGTGATAACGGTCAACCAGTTAGAGAACGGACTGCGCTTGCTTTCACCCCGGTTCTTGAATACTTCTTGCGCCTGTTCCTTGTTTTTCTTCATAGTCGAAATGATGCTTGCGATACCCAGCCAGTAGAGAACAATACCAATGATGTAAATAATGAGAATGATTTTCATAAGTGTATCTCCTTTTTATTTGATTTACTTTCCCGATTTCGGAACGAAGCCACGGCAATACTGGCTTGCCCACGTCCAGTCTTTCATTCTCTTGGTGCATCGGCTCTCACACTGAGAGTTCAGCACCTTACCGCAGTTATAGCCCCAGTATTGACAGTGATAACAGCAGACATTGCGGATTTCTAAATTGTAGCGGTTCGCCAGTTCCTCTCGAATTTCAAATGCAGTCATTGTTTTTACCTCCTTGTTTCATTGTCTACATTATAGCACACCTACTGGTTGTTGTCAATAAAAAATGTGGGATTTCTCCCACATTTTTTTATTTACCGATTTCCACTTTTTCAGTGGGGGCAAGCATTTGAAGCACATTCGCCGTAAGCGCGACGTCCACTCTGTCATAGGTATTCCCGCAAGTATCGCCCACATAGTCGCAGTCATTATCGGCGATGACGTTATACAATTCATTCAGAATGTCATAGGCATCGCGCAGGGTTTTCCGCTCTTTCTCTGTCATTTTGACATAGATGGGGGCTTTAATAACTTCCATTTTGTTTCCCTCCTTTAATTACTGATTTCTAACTTTTCAGCAGGTGCGAACACTCGGCAAATTTCAGCGGCTTGGCTCACATCAAACCGCCCATAGCCATCACCAGTCAACGGATTGCCCACATACTCGCAGTCATTCTCTTCGGCGGCGTTTACAAGGTCATTCAGAATGACATAAACCTCATGGAGTGAATTGCGCTCTTCATCACTCAACTTGACATAGATAGGGGACTCAATAAATTCCATTTTGATATTCTCCTTTCTCTTGGTATTATCTATTATAACAGATAAGGGCTTGTTTGTCAAGCCCCTATCTTAATTTTTGTTCATCAAGCAGTTGGTTTCGATTGTCCAACCGCAGTCTTGACAGGTGTAGTAAAATGTTTCGCTCATACGGTAGCGAGTAGAGGAACTGAAACGATATTCGCCACCACACTTGACACATACACCGTTGTTAAATGTGTCGCGGTCATTGACACTCTCTTGCCCGAACGCACAGCCGAAGCCGAAGAAGATAGCACAGGAAATAATGAGAGCCAGTACCTTACTCCACCAGTGGTCGCGGCTAATGGCGATAATCAGACCAACAGGCAGACCCATCAGACCAGCCATAAGCAGACCAGCGATAATTACATCAGACATTTTTTTCGTCCTCCCTTGCTTTGTTATACTCATTATAGCAGAAATGGGGCTTGTTGTCAAGCCCCAATTTTCTACTTTACCACATAAAATTCCGGGTGGCGTTCCTCATTCTTGCGGATGCGCTTAACCAACTGCTGGGGCAGACGGTTTTTGCCAGCACTCTTGTATATAGCGACAGCCCGTTCAAAAGTTGCGGGGTATGCGGTGATGATGAAATTCTCATATAAGTCCAGCACGAGGATAATACCAGTCGAGAGCAAACGCAGTCGAGCGGTCTGTCGCTGGTCGATGACCTCAATCATCACGCGGTCGGAATATCCGAGATATTCCTGTAAGAGGGCGAGCCGGTTAGCCCGCTCCTCTGTCAGATGGTTCGACATAGTGTAGTTTTCCATATTACCATCCCATATTGAACACGAAGCGCACCAGACCGATACAGGCAACGCCATATAGGATAGAGCCAACGAGGAAGTGCCAGTCGTGCGTCTGACGATAGACCATATACCCGCCGACACACTGAACGCCAGCGAAGCCAGCGAGGGCGAGGATTGCGAGGATTGCGATAGTAGCCATTTGAATGACCTCCTTTAATTGATAGTATAAGTATAGCACACCTACTGGGCGTTGTCAACCGTCAAATTGCACAAATTTCGGGATAAAAAATTGTTGAAAATACCGAACACAAAATGCTTGACAAATTGGCTGGGCTGTGGTATAATGGAATTTCCGCGCATCAGGGCCGTGGACGCGCGACCGAGTATAACACAAATGGGGCAGAATGTCAATAGGCAAAATGACCAAAATTTTCAACCGAATTATGGGCATAATGCCATATAAAAAAAACAAGGGCTTTCGCCCTTGTCTTAGTAGCCCCGCCTTTCCAGCCTTTCCAGCCTATCGGCGAGACACCGCGCCAGCAGAACTTTTTTCCATTTCATCAGCTCGGCTTTGTTGCCCTCGGTGTTCGCCCAGATGCCCCAGGTGATGCCCTCGTTGATGATTTCCGCTTTCTTCATGCCCATCAGGTTTTCGAGATACTGTTCAAAGTTTGTCATAGCGTTTAGCTCCTCTCTTTTGATGGTTTAATTATAGCACCTATTTCGGGATTTGTCAATACCTTTTTCAAAATTTTTTCAAAAAATAATAGGGCTTTCGCCCTATTATTTTAGCAGTAGGCAAGCGTCATAGTCGCCCATTTCAGCACGGAAATTTGATTACACGCTTTGCCGATTTCCATAGCTTCACGCTTTGTCGCCACGCGCTTGCTTTTGTCGATGTAATACACGCCCTCACTGAACCACACGCCACAGTTGCCGCCGTAGTCTCTCACCGCGTCAATGGCTTCTTGTGCGGTCTTACACTCGATGCCCTCAGTGGCAACCTGCCAACCGGATTTGTAGTTTACCTTTTTGCCCAGTTTGAGCGTCAGCCCGTCATTGTTGCCCAACTTGCGGATAGAACGAATGTTAATCATAGTGTGTATCTCCTTTGTTGTTTTGTTGTATTCATTATAACACGCTTATTTCATTTTGTCTATTGGCAGACTATACAAATCGGGATGGCGAATTTTGTGCGAAATTTTCGCATTTTTCTCTTGACAACTGGTGGACTGCTGTGGTATAATATTTCGGAGCGCCACGTGCCTGATGAGCGCGACGATGCTCGTTAAAATTTTAACAATCCAACAGCAAAAAAATAGGACGCTTACTCAGCGTCCCAGGTCAGAATTTCCTCAACGGTCAAGCCGTAAGGAGCGATTGCCCTTGCCAGTCTCTGTTCAGCGTCAGCAGAGAAATTCGACTGATAGTAGTAGTCCATCAGATTACAAATGCCAGCCCAGTCATCAGCGGAGATTCCGTCGATGATGTTCTCGATTTCATAGATGTTCTTCATTTTGTATACCTCATTTCTTAATTTCTGTATTTATTATAACACGCTTATTTGTGTTTGTCAATAGTTTTTTCAAAAAAAATAAAAAAAAATAACAGGGCTTGCGCCCTGTCATACTGTGGGGATGAAACTCACGACTTTGCCGTGCTTGCGTTCCTCAACCTTGCGCTCCTGCGCGCTCAGACCGTGAAACCATGCTTGTGTGCCGTCCGCGAATTTGTACCAACCCTGTGTGCTTTTTTTCATTTTTATGTACCTCATTTCTTAATTTCTGTATTCATTATAACATCTGTTGCGGGATTTGTCAATAGTTTTTTCAAAAAAAAAATAGGGCTTGCGCCCTATTTTTTTACTTGATTTTCAGAATTTCCTTGCCCAGCTTGCCGGACTTGAATACGCGGCGAACGCTCACGATGTTGGCTTTCCGCAAAAACCCTATTGCGATGTTGTGGGCTTCGTTACCCGTGCGGGCGATGATGGAAAGGGTCTGCCCCTCGGCGTTGATACAGATGTAGGTATTAGCGATAGTGCGTGTCATTGTCATTTCCTCCTTAATACATTTCCTCGGACTTGTCAAGATAGAAATGGTCAATCTTGGTCATGTCCAACAGTTCGTATTTTTCCACACCCTCGGCAAGCATAGCGTTCAGTTTGTCCACCAGCTTTGTGCCATTGTCCTTGTTTGCCTGAACGAACAGGAAGTCGGAACAGGTTTTCTCCCACTGTGTCCCTCTGTTGTAGACAACAGGCTCTTTCGTGGTGTAGCAGACTCCATAGATGTTAGACATTGTATCGTCCTCCTTTGTTTTACTGTAATCATTGTAGCACACTTGGGGTAATTTGTCAAGAGGTTTTTTCAAAAATAACCTATTTATTTTCGGGACGAAGATTGTGATTATTTTAACAATCGGATTTGCGATTTTTTTTCTTTAACACTTTAATGTGGTGAAGTCTGGGGCGTTGCGACCGTGTTCGGCATCCAACAGCGAATGTGAAATTTTTAACAATTAAACAGCACATTCACCACATCCACACATTGTGAAATTTTTAACAATCTTGCTCGGTCAGCGAATGTATCAACTGTGCCGTGCGTGTCCTCCTTGCTACCTGTGCAAGCGCACTCTTTACTCTCTTGCTCTTGGCTCTCACATTGTTAAATTTTTAACAATCTTGCTCGCCCCTCTGTGAGAGCTGTGTGTTGCGGGATACGCGCTGTTCAGCGCCTGCGCCGCTGTATTGTTTGGCAATTGTGCGAGGGCTTATTCTTGGGCGATTAGGGCCGTTAACGATGATGAACCCAAAAGAGAAATAGAATACTTACATTAGATTTATCGTGCGCGGTTCCCGGTGTACCCGACCGGTGGGAAGCGCGCTCCATTCTCTTATTGTCGGCCTACTCTCTCTCCCTACCTACTACCCATAGCCCACCCCACCCATACCCTACCATACCATACTACTATACTACATTGTTAATACATTAACAATGTATCTATCATTGTGTTGTGTTGTGTGTTGTTCTCTTTGTCTGTTGGTCGCTCGCTCGTTGGCTCGCTCTGCCTTGTCTACTGTGCCGTGCGTGTCCTTGTCTTCTCTTGGTTGAGTGATTGTTAAATTTTTAACAATCTCGCTACATTGTTAATCTTTTAACAATCTTGCTACATTGTTAAATTTTTAACAATCTTAGGGCAACAAAAAACCTCCCTCAATGAGGGAGGCAGATGAGGCACATCAGGATGCCAATGCCCGCGACAACAGCGACCGCGGTGATGAAGCGCACGACTTTGTAGATGATAGACATAGACTATTCCTCCTTGATTGATGATACTATTATACCAGATTTCAGGATGCTTGTCTATTGGCAGAATACACAAATTTGCGAGAGATTTTTTGTGGAGTTTGTATTTATTGCGAATGAGGACCGCGACAGCCATTCGCGGTCCTGTGAGTTGAGGGGCTGTATTGGGGATGGTCTAGCCTTTCCGCGTGCGCCAAGCCCAAGAAGGCCTCGATAGTGTTCAGATTTTTTCTCAGATAAAAACCGACCGGGGGGGGTGGGTTTCGGGAAAAAATTTTTTTTGATTTTTATTTTTTTGTTTGGCTGGTACAAACTCTCACCAAAACTTTTTTCAATTCAGATAACGGTAGAACTTTTTTCAATTTGGATAACGGTAGAACTTTTTTAATTATTTTTTAATTTTATTCCTACCAAAAAACCAAATAGGAAAAAATAAAATTAATCCTATTAATGCTAATGCTTCAAGAATCATTTTTTATTCTCCTTCTTAGGACGACCACGTTTAGGGTTTTCACCCCATACAATTTGATGAACTGCTTTAGTAGCATAATAATTAGCTTTTTTCTGCATCTTAGCGGCAAGTGCATTACCAAAACTTTTATACTTAGGCATAATTATATTACTCCATTAATAGCATCAGTTAGTTTTTGAGGAATTTCAATTCCTAAATCATCTAATACTTCTTTAGCGCGTAAATACTCTATTCTACTACCATATCGTTTACTCACTCGCACTCCAACATAAATTTCACCATTGTATTCAATAGTATAAAATTCCATACGGTCGCCAGGAGCAATACCATATTTTTGTCTTAAATTTTTAGGAAAAACAAGACGGCCTAAACTATCAACCTAATGAATAGAACCTTCATTATGAACTATTGCTTGGCCTTCTCGCATTACAATATCAAAATAATTTTTTCCATCTTCCATAAAATCACTTCTCCTCCATTACATGGCATTTTTCTCCAGAAGACTTAATGATATGCCAAATATATTCACCATCATTAATAACTCCTAAATACTTGTCATTATTATTTACATATTTATCCAATTCCCAACCTGTACCAACAGCATTAATCTGGAAATATTTTTCAGGTGCCTTTTCATCATAAACTGCCCATACGCATGGATTATTATTTACATCCAATCCAGTAGATACAATATCAGTTAAATGGTCCATAATATGAGTTGACCCTGGAGTTTCAATTAAATATTTATAAATCTTCATATTACTCCTCTTTTAACACTTCTGCCCAAACGCGCACATCTCTATCTTCCGCGTTAATAACTTGATTTTTATTATATACAAAAATAGGACAATGTAGTGGATAACAATTTATTTTAGTATCAATATTATCCACATAAATAATCATATTATTTTTAATATAGGGCCAATAATCTTGACCTTCACCCAATAGGATACAAGTATATCCTGCTTCAGTTAATTGTTCAAGATTAATATATTGATTAAATGATACACCCATAAATAGAATAATAGTGCCTCGTTTAAAATTTTTCAAAATATATTTAATCTATTTTTCAGTCATCACCATTCCACCCTTCCGGTAAAAATATATCTAAAATTCTTTGTAATAAATCACTCGCAGCAAATATTGGGCCACCAATAAAAAATATTAAACAAACAATTAATTTATTTTCACCGGCGCTTTGAATTGCATCAATATATTCAAACATTACTAATGCTGAAATGATTATCCAAAAGATAACAATTACATAGGCTCCCAAAAATATTCACCATCCTTATATTTATTTACTCGAACATTGCGGACTAATATTCTTATAGAGCCGTCTTTCTCTAATTGATTTGCGTATCCAGGCGGTGGTGGGCTCTTGGACAAAACTGAATAAGCGATTATATTAGAATTTTCATAATTAGAGAAGTCTGTGATTTTTGCGAATTCCTTCGCATTAAATTGAAGATGTAATAGTAAACAACAAGGGAAACTTTCTTCAATATTATTTGCATCTTCATAATAATCTGCTATTAAATTATATTTTTGTTCAATAGTTTCAGGGTCTAGAAGTTTAACTACTCCCTTTGTAAACAATATATTATATATAATAGATAATATTAATAATATACTTAATATAACAATAGCAATTACCATAAACTTCTCCTTTTATTTTTTATTATAATAATAATACAAAAAATTTTTTTTATTGTCAAATTTTTTCCAATTAATAGTATCGTTTAAAAATTTTTTAAATGCATTTATTAAAATTTGACACCTGGAAAAATTTTTTGTATAATGAAGACGTAAAAAAATCTGGAGGTAATGATGATAAAATTAGATTATTCCTTACAAACTCCAGAAGAAAGAAATGAATTAGTCAAGAAAATATTAGAGGAAACCCCAGACCCCTCTCCTCGATATTTAGAAATATTAGGGGACTATATCATTCTTTGTATGGAGAAACAAGAGAAGAAGGAGCGTAAACTATTAACTGATAATCGTATGGCAACAGTTAATAAACGTGAAACATCTTTTGAAGGTCTTGTTTCCCAATTTGAGAATGGCGAAGATGGAATTTATAATTTAATTACTGAAAATAAAAATACAATATTTTAGCCTAAAATTACAATTACTAAAAAAGATATAGAAGAAATACCTCATTTAAAATAGTTGAGAGACGCCATTACTACTTGGGAAGCCAAATTACGAGTTAGTGAAGGACGCGAAGCATTTATAATTAAACGTGCTATTATTGAAATGCGTAAAGATTAGTATGTTATTAAAAATGCGGTTCGTCGTCCAATTATTATGACTAAAATTACTCGTTCAAGAAATTTTATTCCATTAGAGGACACAACTTGCATTTTTGATGATGATGGTTATCCAATCCCGGATGGCATTTCACTATTAGATCCTAGAGTATGTTCTGCAATTTTATGTAATTATTCTCGTTTAAAACAAGATAGTTGGGGAGATTTTGAAAGAGATTTATGGTATATTATGGAAGATTTTGATAATTTATGTACCATCGCTCTTAAAGATTATCCACTATATGACAGAATAGTTGAATATAAAATTGATGGATTATAGAATATAGACATCCAAAAGAGAATCCAAGAGGAATTTAATATTACCCATAGTTTAGAATATATTTCTAGTTTATGGCGCAATAAAATTCCTAAATTAATCGCTTCAGCGGCTGAAGACCAATACCTATATGATTACTATTTACATAAAGCAAAAGGTAAATATAAAAAATGTAGTCGCTGTGGGCAAATTAAATTAGCACATAATAAATATTTTAGCAAAAATAAAACTAGTAAAGATGGTTATTATAGTATTTGTAAAAAATGCCGCAATGCCAAAAACAAGGGCAAACAGTTATAATTTTGAGATGCCTGTTATTGGATAGATATAAGGAGGAAAATTATGGCTGTAGATAATAGTAATAAAGTATATTATTGCGAACGATGTAATAGAACTATGGGCGCTGACCAATTCTATACATCTAATAATTTAGAAAAATATCCAAATGATGGAAAACTCCCTCAATGTAAAAAATGCATCACAATGCTTGTAGATAACTGGAATCCAGAAACTTATATGTGGATTTTACAAGAGATTGATGTACCATACGTTCCTGATGAGTGGAGTAAATTAATGATGAAATATGGACAAGATAAATCTAAATTAACTGGTATGAGTATTTTAGGTAGATATTTGTCCAAAATGAAACTTAAACAATATAAAGATTATAGATGGAAAGATTCTGAGTTTTTATAGGAAGTGGCTAATAATAAATTAGAGCAAACTATGAAACGACAAGGCTATGATGCCTAGCAAATAGCAACTGCTATTGCTAAATCTACCGTCGCCATTCCAGAAGAAGAATTAAAACCTTATACTCCTGAATTACCAGAGCGTTTTAGAGATGGTGATAATTATTTTGACCAATAGAATGGTATTGAACATGACCCAGCAGATGACCTCGATTTAACAGAAGAAGATATTCTATATCTTCGTATGAAATGGGGTAAAGCTTATAAACCAGAAGAATGGGTTAAATTAGAGCAACTCTATGAAGAAATGATGAGTTCTTATGATATTCGTGGCGCTGGTCATATTGATACATTAAAGTTAATTTGTAAAACATCCTTGAAGGCGAACTAGCTAATCGATATTGGTGATATCGAAGGTTTCCAAAAGATGAGCAAGGTTTATGATAGTCTAATGAAATCAGGTAATTTCACCGCCGCTCAAAACAAGGCTGATACAGGAGAAGCATTTGATTCTATCGGAGAATTAGTGGCTATGTGTGAAACTGAAGGATTTATTCCTCGGTATTACACAGAAGGTCCAAAAGATAAAGTTGATGAAACTCTACAAGATTTAAAGAATTATACACATACATTGGTCACCGAAGAAATGAATCTAGGTAATCTCATTGAAGGTGCTATCAAGAAAATGCAAGAAGAAGAAAATAAAGAAGAAGACCAAGATATTGAAGAAGATTTAACGATGGAAGAGATTGACCATCTCAAAGATGAAGATTTAATTGAATATAATGATTTCCTTGAAGAAGAGTCTGAAATAGATGCTTAGACTTTGAGGAATTTAGAAGGATAATATGGCTTTATAGGATTTACTTGATTTATCTTAGAAGCGTAAAAAGATTGGAATTTCAGAGGACCGTCTTCGTGCAATTATACCAGAAGCAAGATAGTACATAGCCTTTTGGAGAGAATATCCAGATATGTTTATCGACTTTATGGCAGGACCCGATGGCGGCCCTCAACATTTTAAACTCTATTTTTATTAGAGAATTTTTTTGCGCGCTGCGATGCGTCATAAATATATTTATGCAGTATTTCCTCGTGCTTATTCAAAATCTTTTTTATCAATGATGGTCTTAATGTGTCGTGCGATTTTATATCCCAGATGTAAATTATTTATTACTTCTGGTGGTAAAGAACAAGCGGCTGGAATTGTAAAAGAAAAAGTCCAAGAAATTTGTACTCTTATTCCTGCATTTTAGAAAGAAATAGATTGGCGCCGTGGCTAGACACTTGAAGGAAAAGATTATGTTAAATATGTATTTAAAAATGGTTCATATTTTGACAATATTGCCGCGAGAGAGTCTTCTCGTGGTAAACGTCGCCATGGTGGTTTAATCGAAGAGTGTGTTGGTGTTGATGGTGATATTCTATCACAAGTTATTATCCCTACAATGAATATTTCTCGTATGTGTATGGATGGTACTACTCAACCTGATGAAACTCTTAATAAATCTCAAATTTATATTACTACTGCTGGGTATAAAAATACATTCCCTTATGATAAATTAATTCAATTATTAGTTTGGGAAATTGTTAAACCTTAGCAATCCATTATTATGGGTGGTACTTATCGTATTCCTGTTTTAATGAAATTATTGGATGCGAATTTTATTAAAGACCTAAAAATGGACGGAACATTCAATGAAAGTTCATTTGACCGAGAATATGAAAGTAAATGGTCTGGTACTGTAGAAGATGCGTTTTTTAATGCTGAAATATTTGATAGAAATAGAATATTAAATTAGCCTGAATATGAAGCATCTGGGCGTAATTCAAAATTAGCATCTTATGTACTTGCGGTCGACGTTGGCCGTAAAGGATGTGATTCAGTTATTTGTGTATTTAAAGTGACCCCACAATCACAAGGTGGTTCAATTAAAAGTTTAGTAAACTTATATACATTGTCTGATGAGCATTTTGAAGACCAAACTATTAAATTAAAAAAATTATATTATAAATATAATGCTGATAGAATTGTAATTGATGGTAATGGTTTAGGAATTGGTTTAATTGATTATATGGTTAAAACATAGATTGACCCTGAAACCAACGAAATCTTCCCTGATTTTGGCGTTGTTAATGATGATGATTTATTTTACAAGAAATATAAAACATCTAATACCGTATTAGATGCTATGTATATTATAAAAGCTAATGCGCCACTTAATACAGAAGCTCACGCTATTGCTAAATCACAACTCGCTTCTGGAAAAGTAAAATTTTTAATTGATGAGCGCGTAGCAAAAAATAAACTTCTTGCTAAAAAGAAAGGTCAAACTATGACTCCAGAATAGAGGGCAGAAGAATTAAAACCATTTACTTTAACTTCCATATTAAAAGAAGAAATGATGAATTTGCGTGAAGAAACTGAAGGAGTAAATATTATCCTGAAGCAAGCAAATAAAAGTATCCGAAAAGATAAATTTTCTGCTTTTGAATATGGACTATATTATTTAAAATTAGAAGAAGATAAAAAGAAGAAACGTAAAAAGTTTAATGCTAAAGATTGGTGTTTCTTAAACTAAGGAGGTAATTATGAGAGCGTCTAGAGGCGAAATTAAAATTGAAGAAATTTTGCGGCAAGCTGAATTACCGTTCAAGATGGAATATATTTTTCCAGATTTAAAAGCACCAAGCGGTAGACCATTACGTTTCGATTTTGTTGTTTTTGATGATGATGGTAGAATTGATTTTATTATTGAGTATTAGGGTAAATAGCATTATGAGCCTAGTGCGAAATTTGGCGGTAAAAAAGGTTTATATCAACAACAGTATAATGATAATCAGAAACGACGTTTTTGTGCTTTACATGATTTTAAATTAATAGAGATTCCTTATACAGATGAAAATCTTATTACATATGATTATATAATGAAATTAGCTGGATATTAAGGAGGTGGAATTTTGGATACTAAAGAATTATCACGTTAGGAAATCATCCACTCCAAAGGATTTAATATCAGCAATGGAACAAGTGATTATCGAACTGCTGATCCAACAGAATATCGTAAGATAAAAGTTGGGGTTCAAACATTAGATGATGCTGTATTAGATTTAGGGTCATTTGCTCGATTATATCCTAATCGTCGTGGTCCATGTCGCATGGTCACTAAAAATGATGTATTACGAGCTATGATAAATCGTGATATTGTTGAAATGCGTAGAATTTCTAATTTATTTTATGATATTAGTGGCATTTATGAGCGAGTATGTAATTATTTTGCTTATTTGTATAGATATGATTGGTATGTCGCTCCAGAAATTTTAGATGATACAGTAAAAGATGAAAAAGTTTTAAAAGATTTTTCAAAGTTATTAAATTACTTAGATAATACTTATATTAAAAAAATCTGCGGTGATATTGCTCAAAGTATTATGAAAAATGGTTGTTATTATGGATATATAGTGCAATCTGCAAATAGTTTAATGTTACAAGAATTGCCTGCTAGTTATTGCCGTTCTAGATACTTTGTGGCTGGTATGCCAGCAATTGAGTTTGATATGCGGTTTTTTGATTAGTTCCCAGATCCTAATTATCGTATGCGCGTATTAAAATTATTCCCTGAAGAATTTTAGCGTGGATATGTTTTATATAAGAAAGGAAAATTACTTCCTGATATTAAGGGAGATTATAGTGGAAGCTGGTATTTACTATCCCCAGAATTAAGTGTGAAATTTAATTTTAATGGTAGCGATACCCCACCATTTATTAATTCTATTCCTGCTCTTATGGATTTAGATGCTGCTCAAGATTTAGACCGCAGAAAACAAATGTAGAAGTTGTTAAAAATTATTGTTCAAAAACTTCCAATGGATAAAAATGGTGATTTAATATTTGATATTGATGAATCTCGTGACATACACAATAATGCTGTTGCTATGTTATCAAGAGCTATTGGCGTTGATGTTTTAACAACATTTACTGATGTTCAATCTATTGATTTATCAGATAAAAATACTACAACTACTACAGATGATTTAGCAAAAGTTGAACGTACTGTTTATAATAATTTAGGTATTTCTCAAAATCTATTCAATACTGATGGTAATTTATCATTAGAGAAGTCTATCCTTAATGATGAGTCAACTGTTAGAAACTTGTTGTTGCAATTTAACATTTTTTTTGATAGAATAGTAAAGATGAAGGTTGCGAACAATAAGAAATATAGTTTTAAATTTTATATGCTTGAAACTACACAATATAATTATAAAGAAATGTCAAAATTATATAAAGAGCAAACGCAACTTGGTTATTCTAAGATGTTACCTCAAATTGCTCTTGGTCATTCTTAGAGTTTCATTTTAAATACTGCGGTATTTGAAAATGATGTGTTGAAACTAACTGAAATTATGATCCCACCATTAATGTCTTCTACTATGAGCAGTCAAGATGTTTTGGGTAATAAAGGTTCAAACAATTAGAATAAAACACAAAATAATTCAGGAAGTAGTAATCAATAGACTACTACAAAACAGACTACTGAAACAAAATAGTCTGGGCGACCTGAAAAGGCTGATGATTAGAAAAGTGAAAAAACCATAAAAAATAAAGAGTCAATGAATTAAGGAGGTAAATCATGAAGCATCAAAGTATTAAACTTGAAACGCCTTGTGAATTTATTAATGTAACTCCTATTAATCCTTTGATTTCTAAATGCCAAATTAAAGTTTGCTACGTTGGGGATGAACCAAATCGCAATCGAAGCATTATTTCTAAAGAAATTGCAAGGGAGATGGCTAACAGTCTCCCTGGCAGTCCTATTGTTGGTTTTTACAATGAATCTAATGGAGATTTTGAGGAACACAATAGAATTATTGACATTTCAAATGGTAAATTTGAAATGAAAGACACTACTAGACCTTATGGTTTTGTAGATTTAGGTGCCAAGGTTTGGTTTTAGAAATTTTTAGATGATGGCGTTAATGAACATGAATATCTTATGACTGAAGGATATTTATGGACCGGCCAATATCCAGAATGTAAGCGCATTGTTGAGTAGGGTAATAATCATTCTATGGAACTCGATGAAGGCACTTTAGATGGAACTTGGACGAAAGATAATAATGGAAAGCCGTAGTTTTTCATTATTAATGAAGCAATTATTTCTAAACTTTGTATTTTAGGAGAAGAGTGTGAACCTTGCTTCGAAGGCTCCTCTATTACAAAGTTTTCTCTTTCATTTGATGATAGTTTTAAAAATGAACTATATTCAATGATGAATGAACTAAAAGAATTATTAAAAGAAGGAGGAGCAAAAGTGTTTAATAGATACGCCGTGGAAATCGGAGATTCTCTATGGAGTGCTTTATGGGAGTATGTAAATAAAGCTTTCCCTGATGGCTCTAACAATTATTGCTCTAAGTATCGTATTGATGGTGTTTTTGAAGATAATAGTCAAAAATTTGCTATTCTTCAAGACCGCGGAGATATGAAATATTATCGTTTAAACTTTTCTTTAAATGATTCTGATGGTCTTGTTCCTGGTGAAGGTTTAATTGAAGTGACTAAATCTTATAATCCAGCAGCAGAACCTCAATTTGCTTTAGAAGCGGTTGAAGCTTATGAAACCGAATTTAAGAAAAAGCAAGAAGAAGAAGAAGAAAATAAAAAGGCAAACGATGATAAGGGCGATAATTCTGACGACCCTGAGAAGAAAAAAGATGATAATTCTTCTAAAAATAATGGTCAAAAGTCAGAAAATGAAGATGATGATCCTTCAAAAGATGATAAGGATGACAAGAAAAAGAAAAAGTATTCCTTGGATGAAATTGAAGAATATGTTAATTTAAAGGCACAGTATGAAGAGTTGCAAAATAAATTTAGTTTATTAGAGGCTGAAAATAAGACTCTAAGTGAGACTAATACTTCTTTGATTGAGTTCAAAAATAGTATTGAGCGTAAGGATAAAGAAGCTATGATTCAATCATTCTATATGTTGTCTGATGATGATAAGAAAGATGTTATTGATAATATTGACAAGTATTCTGTTGATGATATTGAAGCAAAACTTTCTGTTATTTGCGTTCGCAACAAGGTTAATTTTAATCTTGATGATGATAATAATGATAAAGGCCCAACTACCTATAATTTAAGCAATTTAGATAATGACAGTGATGCTGGAATGCCAGCTTGGGTCAAGGCTGTTCTAGAATCAGCCAATAAAAACTAATAAGGAGGACATACTTAAATGTTTAAGGATTTTTTAAATTCTCATTTAGGCGTTGGTAAGAATCCACCTAAGTCACAGGCTAAGTATGTTGAGTTTGGTTATGGTCAGGTTGAGCCAAATCACCTGTCTGCACAAAGAACCGCTCAAATTTATGCTCAGTTGCCTGCTAACAAGGATATTAATATTCTTGAAAACGGTCAGTTTGTTAAGTACGATTACGCCGCTAATGATAATGGCATTGGTGAAGTGAATTTTACTGGCAAGGGCGAGTGGATGCTAGTTTACAATGAGATTAAGTTATATCGTGATCATCCTGATGGAACTAAGCAGTGGGATTGCGAATTTGCTATGCTAAAGGACGATTATCAGGCTCGTATTTATTCTCCATATGATTGGGAGCATACTGAGGTTGAGTATGGTGGACGTTTCTGGAATGGTGTTGATGAAACTGGTGCTGACCATAAGGTGCTTGAGCACACTGTTTCTTTAGACTAGGGCCTAAAGACCGTTACTATTGCTGGCGAAGTTTATGATGTTAAGGACAATAAGTTTACTTATAATGGTGTAGAGTATGAGATTGATCCTAAGACCAATCAAACTAAGACTCCTGTACCTGTAAAGTATGCTTATGATAAGGTTCTAACTGATGTCGCTGATATTTACGAAGAGCTAACTTGGACTAATGATCCATATAAGAAGCTTGGTGTATATCATGAGAAGCGCATGACTCCAGGTACCGCAATGGTTCCTCGTGTCTTTAAGACTAATGTTGGTGATCATTACACTACTAATATGATTAATGAAGATAGTGTTTCTGTTGGTGACATTCTAGCTCCTGATGCCAAGGGTATTTTAGCTAAGGATGAGAGCCAGGATATGAAGTGGCAGGTTGTTAAGGTATATACTATGCCTGATGGACAACGTGGCGCTAAGATTCTACGTATTGCGTAAGAAAGGAGAGAAGAATAATGTTAGATAGAAACAATTTAGTTGCTTTAATGAAGACTGTTGCTAAGGCTGATCCTTCTTCTCCTGTGGCTTACAGTTATAATGGTCAGAACCTTTCTTATGAGGCTCTGAATGATACTCTACGTAATGAGATGAATGAGCTGGCTGGTACCAATGCTCTATATCGTGAAAATAAAAATCTGATTTTCTCAATGATTGAGGAAACTTTGGATGAAGTTCTTCCTAAGAAGGTTTCTCAGTCTTATGAGCAGTTTGCTGAAGTTAAGCAGTTTGCTCAGGGTGATAAGCCCATTTTCCGTCGTCCTCTAAATACACGCGCACGTGCTAAGCAGTTCGTAACTCGTGTTGGACTGGCTGGTATTTATGAAGTCTTCAAGCTGGGACCTGCTGAGAACGAGAGCTTTGAGGTTCGTACCTCTGCTATCGGTGGAGCTGCTCAAATTGGCTTCGAAGAGTTCTTAGATGGTCGTGTTGACTTCGCTGAAGTTACCAAGATTATTATGGATGGTATGGATGAACTGATTTACAAGGAAGTTGCTTTAGCTTTGAAGTCTTCTATCAATCAGCTACCTCCTGCTAACCGTGTTGCTGCAGCAGGTTTCGATGAGGGTGCTATGGATCGTTTGATTACCATCGCTTCTGCTTATGGTACTCCTACTATTTATTGTACTTATGAATTTGCTGTTCGTATGATTCCTAATGAAGCTTGGCGTTATACTGAAGCTATGAAGACTGAGCTGTGGAATACTGGTCGTTTGGCTTCTTATAAGGGAACCAAGGTTGTTATTCTAGAGCAGGGCTTCGAGGATGAAAGTAATACCCGTAAGGTTATTGATCCTGGTTATGCTTGGATTATTCCTACTGGTGTTGATGGCAAGCCTGTAAAGATTGCTTTCGAGGGTGGCACTATTGTTGATGAATTCAGCAATTATGATCGTTCTCGTGAGATTCAGGTTTATAAGAAGGTCGGCGTTGGTTGTATGTTGGCTAACAACATTTGCTCTTATGTTGATACTTCATTAATGGGTCAGATGTATACTTGGAACTATGATGGTGTAACTGGTAAGGTTGCTACCTATGATGGACGTCTAAGTGGACAAATTTGATTTAAACCTTAATATAGATTTCATTTAAGGGGAGAAGGGATTTACTCCCTCTCCCCTTATTTTTTTTAGAGAAAAAGGAGATAATAAAATGATTCGTTCTGAAGATATGTTTAATGTAAAAAATAGAAGTACTAGTGTTGTTGTATATAGAATTCCTGAGAGTAATTTGAGACGCGAGTGGGCGCCCGGTGAGGTAAAGCGCATTCCATTTGGGGAACTAGAAAAATTGACTTATCAACCTGGTGGACGTGAATTAATTGCTAATTTCTTACAGATTATGGAAAATGAAGTTACTGACGATTTAAATGTTCATCGTGAGCCTGAATATAATATGTCAGAAGAGCAAGTCCGTGATTTAATTCTTAACGGTTCTATTGACGCATTTTTAGATGCTCTTGATTTTGCTCCTATTGGAGTTATTGATTTAATTAAAACTATGTCTGTTCAATTGCCTATCACTGATATGGCTAAACGTGAAGCTTTAAAGGCTAAGACTGGTTTTGATGTAGATAAGGCTATCGAAAATGATCGCGCTAGTAAAGAAGATGATAAAAAGGAAACTATTGCAGATAAGCCAGCTGAAAGACGTGTTACAGAATCTGCTCCAGCAGGACGTCGTACTTCTGGAAATGCTTATAAAGTAGTAAAGCAAACTGAAACTAAATCTGCTGAATAATAAATAAATAGGAGGCGTGTCATGGGAACTAAATTCACTGATATTTATAATCGCTTCCTTGGGAAAATTACTGATGACCTTTATATTGAATTAACTCCAGAAGATACAATTAAAGATTTACGTGCAATACTTCTAAATATTTTACCTGAATTTGAATTTCCTAGATTTGATATTTATGACTATACTATTGATTAGGAAATTAAATATGAAAATGAAATATTAGAAGATGATTTTGTAATTGGTCTTTTGTGGGAAGATGAAAAAGATGAAGAATCAGAAATCCGCCCTCCTCGTGTAATGATAGAACATTCATTTTTTGGAGCTGAATTAACACCGGAGGAAATTAATATTTTAGCTATATTGATGATGGTAAATTGGGTATAGCGCCAAGTTACTTCTATTGAACACACTCGTATGAAGTATAGTGGTTCAGATTTTAAAATGACTTCATAGGCTAATCATTTACAAAAATTGATGTCTTTACTGAGTGAATGTTAGAGACAATCATTTCATATGCAACGTTTATATAAACGTCGTAAATTAGTAGAAGGGAAATACGAATCCAATTGGGGCGTATTTCATTATAAAAATTATCCTTATGATAACTAAATATCATACAGATATTTCCGATGAAGTCATGGAAAAAAATATAGTAAGATTAACTAATCAACTGTGGAAATTAATCCCTATGAGAGAAAATGAAGAAGATTGGGATAAACAATTAAATACAGTTATTATTGAAATTGCGGGCTTAAATGAAATTTTTATTTAGGACCCGCGATTTTTATAGTTGCTTAGTAAATTAGAAGGATTAAATGTTTTAAATGATATTGAATTCTCAATTTATAGAAAAACTGTATTTGAATGTATTAGTTTATTATAGGAGATTAAAAAGTAATGCCAAAACGTCCAGAAAGAATGGAAAAATTATTACCTTATGGTTTAAATACTAATAAAAGTGTAAATCTTGTAGGGGCTCGTTTAGGTGATACAAGTATAAAAATTCCTTAGCCAGATTCAGTTGATGGTAGTTTAAATATGGCTAAACGATTAATGAGTGCGGGTGGTTTTGCCCAACAGTAGCGAATGATCAAAGATAAACGACATTCGTTAGATCAAGCCACTAAGTATTCTTATTAGGCGGCTTGGGTACGTAAATGTGCAGCTACAGAGGTAGAAACTAAATAGGAAAAAAATATTTTACCTCCAGTTAGAGCATTAATAAATCCTAATAAATTAAAATAGGATTATGATGATAAAGTTATTTCGATTGGATTTGAACATAAATTTAATTGCGGAGATGTATTTGAATGGTGTAATACTGGAACATATTGGTTAATTTATTTACAAGATTTAGATGAATTAGCTTATTTCCGCGGAGATGTTCGTAGATGTACTTATTAGATTCCATTTATGATGGATGATGAATTAAATGTAGTTTATGTGGCTAATCGAGGCCCAGTAGAAACTAAAATTGATTATATTCAAAAACATACTACTAGTGTAGATAATCCAAATTATTCTTTAAATTTATTAATTCCTAAAAATGAAAAAACTTTGAAATTTTTTAAGCGTTATTAGAAGTTTTATATTTGGCCGGAAGATGGGTCAGTTTATGATACCTGCTGGAGAGTTGAAGCTGTAAATAATATTAGCATGACTGGCGTTATTGAAGTAAACGCTGTTGAATATTATGCTAATGAATTTACTGATGATCGAGACGCAGGATTAGCTGATGTATTTAAAATACCCGATCCAATATTAAAACGTAAAATTATAGATGATAACAAAGATAATAATAAAATTTTAAATATTGTTGGTGAAACCTTTATTAAACCTAAAAAAGAATATGATTTTAATTTAAATATTAAAAATATTCGAGGGACTTGGAAAATTGAAGGTAATGATGTTCCTGTTCAAATTATTAGCGAAGGAACTAATGATAAAGGATTTGCAACAATTAAACTTAAATGGGATTCTACTTATAGTGGTTAGTTTGATTTAGTTTATGGAACTAGTCGAAAAACTATAGTAGTAGAATCATTGTTTTAATGAGTAAAAGGAGATTGAAAACATGAGAATAGACGGATATCATATTCCAAAATCAAGTTTTCTATCTATGGAAAAAGACACTGGGATTATTGTTAATGAAATATTAAAAAATAATCGTTTAAAAAAATTATTATATTATACCACTAGTGATGCTATGGAAAAACCTAATCTTACTGAAGATTAGTCTTTAAGTTTACTAGGGACTAATATTAAAATAGTTCCTAAATTATATGTTGATGGTTCTGTTTTAAATTATGTATTAATTAATTTTGATAATTTTATTCCCAGTGAAAATCCAGAGTTTAGAGATAACACTATTCAATTTGATATTGTATGTCATTTTGATCAATGGAATTTAAGAGATTATGCATTGCGCCCATATAAAATTGCTGGAGAGATTGATTCAATGTTCAATTTGAAAAAATTGACTGGTATTGGTTATTTAGAATTTGTGGGTGCGACTTAGATTGTTTTAACCGATGAATTTGCTGGGTTATGTTTGATGTATCGCACTGTTCATGGTGGCGAAGATGAAAAATATATGCCAACTTATCCTGATAAAAATAGCGGCAAAATTAAAGAGGAACAATTTATTAAAGAATTCAAGGATTACATTAGTAAATAATGGATTACCGCTTAAATTTAATTTGCGGAACTGATATGTTGATTCCTGAATGTAATTTAGTCGCTCATCAACCAAGGATAAAAGAAATTTCATTTATTGGGGAATCTGATTTTTTTATTGGAGCATAGACCCTCTGTTTGCATAAAACAATGTTTATAGAGGACAAAACTATTCTAGACAGTATCAATAATTTTTAGATATTTATGACGATAATGTTATAGGATGAAACAAAGGATAAAAAAGCTAACATTTTAAATGTTTTAAATTTATTATTCCCATCATACAAAATAAATGTGACGCCGAATTCATTGTTATTTATGAAGGAAGGTGTTCCTCCAATTACAGTAGATGGAAATAATTTTGAAGCATTACAAGAAGTGTTGCGTTTAATCTTTTGTATGCACAATGGCCCGATGGATTAGTAGGCTTTCAATCCTGCCAACGATAAGGCTCGTGAGATTGCTCAAAAGCTAATGCGAGGGAGACAGCGAGTTGCCGCCCAAAACGGTAATTCGAATGTAAGTGTTTTTAGTTAGTATATGTCAATCTTGACTATTGGATTGTGTTCAATGTCATTATAGGATTTGACAAATCTGACAATGTTCCAATTATATGATTTAATGGAGAGATATACGCTATATACTGCTTGGGACCTGGATGTACGCTAGCGTTTAGCTGGCGGTAAACCTGAAGGGACCCCGGATAATTGGATGAAAAACATTCATTAATTAAAAATACAAGGAGGAAATAACACTATGAAATTCGGTGTCCGCGAAATTTGTGATGTTGTATTAAAGGCTAAGTCAGCACAGAAAATCGGTAATAAGGTGTTCTATGCTGGTGAACCTGTTATTTATTTTGACACCCTGAAAACTTCTAGTTTAGAAGGTGCTGCTACCACTGTATATGCACAAGGTGGTCGTGGTAACTCTCGTTTGGTAGCATGGGAAGGTGAAAGAACTCTGACCTTCACTATGGAGGATGCTCTAATTTCTCCTGAAGGATTTATGATTCTTTCTGGTGCTGGCCTAATTGCTGCTAATGCCGATAAGCCAATCTATCAGCATATTACTGAGACTGTTGATGCTAGTGATTCATTACGTTTCAAGTTTGATGCTACTGGATTTAAGTTTGCCGTTTATACTGAGAATAAGCCTTATCTACCTGGTAATGCTGGTGATAACTTTGCTTATGTAATGTTTATGAAGAATGGTGAAATTACTACTGAGCCTTATATTCCTGTTCATGAGGGTGATGATACTGCTATTGATAGTGAAGCTATGCCTGAGACTGTAACTGACCTAGATGGTAAAACCTACTATCGTGTAGCTGTTATGGATCATAAAATGTATGTTGGTTTAGCTTCTTATGAAGATGAGCAGAATAAAGGACATAAATATGAGAGTGAAAGTGGCGACCCGGCTTACGATGTAGTCACTCTACCAAATCGTCTAAAGTTTGATTCTGTGCTAGTTGATTATTATACTGAGCGCAAGTCTGGTGCTACTCAGATGGAAATTACTGCTGATAAGTTTGGTGGCAACTATTATCTTGAGGCTTCTACTCTATTCCGTGATACTAACGGTGTAGATATGCCTGCTGAATTCATTATTCCTAACTGCAAGATTCAGTCTAACTTCACCTTTACTATGGCTTCTTCTGGTGACCCAAGTACATTTACTTTCACCTTAGACGCATTCCCTGATTACACTCGTTTCAATCATAGTAAGAAAGTTTTGGCTGCAATTCAAGTAATTGAATATCTGGATAATGATGACTTACATCGTCATAGTACAGTTCACCAGAAATCTCACGATAGTTATAATTGGTAATTTAATTAAAAAATTTTATGGGGAGAGGATTTATTCCTCTTCCCATTTTTTTATTTTAGGAGAAAAAGAATGGTTAATCAAGAAGGCATAGTTTTTGGAGGATATTTTTTATATGAAGCAGAATTTAAAAAAATCTTTCAAGAATTTTGGAATAGTGAATTAAAAAATATTTTTATTGAAAAAATATAGATTATAATTAAAAATTATCTAACTGAAGTAAATGGTAATATATTGGCAGCAAAAAATCCAAAAGCATTATATAATTCTTGGGAATAGATTAATACTGAAGTATTTGGAAATACTCCAGTTTCTTTATTGGGTATTTTAAAATGGGATAAAGAATATCATTATACTTTTGTTAACAAAGAATCTGATTTAATAAATAGCTATACTTCTTAGAAAATACAAGTTAATAAGACATTAATGAAAGAATACCGAACAACTTTAAATACAATATATTAGAGTGATATTGAAATGGCATTAGAAAAACATTTTGAGGATATGAAAAATTCAATTAATAAAGTGAAATTAACTAAGGTAGAAGGGCATAATATACATTTAGCTTTAGGTAAATATTATAAAAATACAGAATGGTATAAACGAGTTCAAGATACACATATGACTAATAAGAGTTTATTTGATATATTTTATAGTGGGAATAAAGTAGCTGCGCAAGGATAGATGTATGATGCTTTTATTAATCATATTAGTAGAAAACATGTAGAATATTTAAGAGCTTTAAATAATTTAGAAAATCCTATAATAGTTTCTCCATTCGAGAAATCGGTTTATAATGAAGAGGGGCGTTGGAATTTTATCCAATTAGTTATGGATTCTTTAAATTCGACGGCTTGGTATCGTGGAGGCGATGCTATTGCGGCGGATAATCGGACTCGTAAAATATTATTTAATATTTAGGTAAAATCAGGAACAAAAGGACGTAGTTGGGATATTGCTAGTATTTAGTTTTTAACTTTTATTAATACTTTAAATTCTTATTTAAATAAAACGGGTTAGGACATAGCGACATTTTTATATGAAAATTTAAAAATTACAATGGCGACATCTATTGATAGCAAAAAAATTGATGAAGATTTGGAAAAAGAAATTTTAGATAATGTAAGAAAAAATTTGAAATTATCTGGGTTGACAATAAACTAATTTTTTAGTATAATATAAATAAGTGTAAAAGGAGGATTTTTGAAATGGCAAAAGTATCATTTTCAAAGTTAAATTTAAATAAAAATACAGAAGTATCAACATTTGAATGGGGAGATTAGATTATTGAAGTTAAGGATTACCTTCCTATTGGAGATAAGTTAAATCTTATTTCAGAGATTATTAATGATTCTATTGATAAGAATGGTTATTATAACCCTGCTCGTGTATATCTTCATACTATTTTAAAAATGATTATGGCATATACAAATGTAAGTTTCACTGACAAGCAAAAAGAAGATCCAAAGAAATTATATGATTTAGTAGTAGGCTCTGGTTTTTCTGCTAAGGTGTTTGGAGAAATTAATCCAGGAGAATATGCACAAATTAAAAGTTGGGTCGCGGAAACTATTCATTCAATTTATGAGTATAAAAATTCTGCGGCAGGTATTTTAGATATTATTTCTACTGATTATAAAGATACAACATTTGATATGGAGCAATTAACTAATGATATTCAGAATCCTGAAACATTAGGATTGTTAAAAGATGTTTTGACCAAGTTGGGATAATTAAACTATTTAATTTTTTAAAATTAAATAGGAATAATCAAGTGTATGGGTGTGAGAAGATTATTTCTCACACCCATTTTTTTTTGTTTATATTATGAGAGAAAGGAGTCCCGTTTATGGCAAAACAACTAAATGTCGCATTAGATTTTACTGCGAATACCACACAAGCAAAATAGCAGATTTAGGAATTACAGCAGTTATTAACTAAAGTAGCATATAGTACTGATTTAGGTATTGATCCCAGTCAAATGAAAGAAGCTTCTGCGGCGGCTAAAGAACTAGCTATTCATTTAAATGAAGCATATAATTAGAAAACTGGTAATTATGATTTAAGTAAATTAAATGCTAGTTTAGCTAAATCAAAAACTAATGTGACTGAATTATCTACCAGCTTACTCCAAGCGGGAACAACTGGACAACAAGCATTTATAAAATTAGCTCAATCAATAGCAGCTGCTGATTAGCCAATGATTACATTAAATGCTCGTTTATAGGATTTTTTAACTACTGTTAAAAATACAGTTAAATGGCAAATTTCTTCAAGTATGATTCATGGTGTAATGGGAGCTTTACAAGGAGCTTATCATTATGCTTAGAATTTAAATAGTTCATTAAATGATATTCGAATTGTTACTGGTCATAATATTGACTATATGGATAAATTTGCTGATAAAGCAAATAAAGCAGCAAAGGCATTAAGCACTTCTACATTAAATTATACTGATGCTTCTTTGATTTACTATCAACAGGGCTTGTCAGACAAAGAAGTAGAAGATAGAACTGCGGTCACAATTAAAATGGCTAATGCTGCTGGCGAAAGTGCAGATAAAATATCAGATCAATTAACTGCTGTCTGGAATAACTTCTATGATGGATCATAGTCATTGGAATATTATGCTGATGTTATGACTGCATTAGGTGCAGCTACTGCATCAAGCACAGATGAAATAGCAGCAGGATTAGAAAAATTTGCAGCTGTGTCTAACACAGTAGGTTTAAGTTATGAATATGCTACTTCAGCTTTGGCGACTGTAACTGCTACGACTCGTCAATCTGCTGATGTGGTTGGTACTGCATTCAAAACATTATTTGCTCGTATTCAAGATTTAGAGTTAGGTAAAACTCTTGATGATGGTACTACATTAGGCAAATATTCTCAAGCTCTTGAAACTGTTGGTGTTTCTATTAAAACAGCAGACGGTGGGTTGCGAGAGATGGATGATATTCTTGATGATTTAGGTGAAAAATGGAATTCATTTGACGCTGAAGGGAATCCATTAATTTCTAAAGATGCTAAAGTGGCATTAGCTCAAACTGTTGCTGGTGTTCGTCAATATACACAATTAATGGCATTAATGGATAAATGGGATTTTATGAAAGAAAATCTCGAAACTGCTCGTAATGCTACTGGAACATTAACTGAACAATAGAAAATTTATGAAGAATCTTGGGAAGCCGCTAATAAGCGTTTACAAGCTTCATTCCAAGCTTTATACACCGATTTAATTGATGATAAATTTTTTATTAAATTTACAGATTTTTTATCTGATATGGTTGATGGCGTTGATTCTTTTATTGATAAAATTGGTGGAATTAAACCTTTATTATTAGGATTTTTATCATTAATTGGTTAGACATTAAGCTCTAAAATTTAGCCGGCTTTAGATAATGCAATAAATAATATTCAAATTTTAGTAGGTGGAGCAGATAAAGTTTATGCTAAAATATCTAAAGAAACTTCTGATAATATCAAATTATAGTTAGAAGCAAGAACTAATTTTACTCCAGCTCAAGAGCAGGAATTAAAAAATTCTTAGGAATTATTAGGAGTAAAAAATAAATTAGCAACAGTGTCTGAAAATTTATCTGTTAGTGAAAAAAGATATTATGAAAATGAAATTCAATTTATTGAAAAACAATAGTAGGAAACAGTAAAATTAATTAAATTACGAGAACAATTAAATAAAGATACTAATCCTATTGATTTAAATGCTCCTAATCAAATCTATGATTATGGTACTAGTTATTTACAAAAATTAAAAGCTAATAAAGATAAAGCTTAGTAGTCATATCGTAATAATCCATCTGAAAGTAATTAGGCAGATTTAGTCGCTGCTAGAAATGATTTAGCTTTTTTCTAGAATGATAAATTAGATATTCAGGAATAGGCAGCGTCTCAATTAGCACAAACAGTTGAAAAATTAACAAATGCTTATAAAACTTTTATTGAAATTGGGCATGAAACAAATGAAACTTTATTATCAGGAAATGATTTATACTCTTTAACAATTGAAGGACTTAAAAAATTAGGGACTTAGTATACTAAATTAAATGGTGAAATTGATTTTGAAACGGTTCGAACTTCTATTGATATGCTTATTGGTCCAGTAGATGAAGTCACAAAATCTTCAAAAGATTTTCAAAATGCTTTAGAAGCTATTGAAAGTGCATTAGATGGAGGAAAGCCAAAAGAAGTAAGTTAGGCTTTTAAACAATTAGCAGAAGTTCTAAAAAATACTACTGTTGAAGGAAAAAATGCGGCTAATGCTTTAGAACAAATGGGTCGTTCAACAAGTAAATCAATGAAATAGGCTAAAGGTGATATTTAGGCGCATGGTAAAGCATTAAAATAGTGGGGATAGGCTACTAAAGAAGCAAAAGAAGCACAAGAAGGACTCAATCAAGCAGTTATTAATTTTAAACCAATTCATAAAATACCTTTCACTTAGAGTATAATATCATTGGCCTCTGCTTGTGGTTCTGCCGCAATGGCATTACAATCATTTAATTCTATGATGCAAACATTATCTGATCCTGATATTTCTGGATGGGAAAAATTTACATCTGTTTTATTTAGTATTTCTATGATTGTTCCTGGGGTGTCTAGTGTTTTACGAGGATTAGGTACTGCTAATGCTTTTTTACAACAATAGTCCTAGAAACAATTTCTTACACTTTCTTTAGAAAATGTAGCAATAGGAGCTAATACAATAGTATTAACCCAGAATCAAAAAAAGAAAATAGATAATATATTAGCTAGTAAAAAATTAAATGATGCTTTTAAAAAGAATGCTATCCAAGCAGTTTTAGCAGCGGGAGGAGTAGTTACTGAAACTACAGCATTGCAAGCTGAAGCTATTGTAGCAGGAAAGGCGACGGTAACAACTAATGCTTTTTCTACTGCTCTAAAAGGTCTATGGTTAAATATTGTTCCAGTTTTAGCTACTATTTGGCCTTTAATTGTAGCTTTAGGGGCTTTGGTAGCGGCTTGGGCGATATATGATAATGCTACTGGAGCCGCTGCGGAAAATGCTGAATAGAATAATAAAAATTTAGAAGAAACTAAAACAGCGTTAGATGATGTAAATAGTAGATTAAATACATTAAATAGTACTTTATCTGGCTTAAATGATAAGCGTAAAAATATTGACAATCTTACTTATGGAACTATAGAATGGCGAGATGCTGTTAATGAATTAAATGATGAAGTTGATGATTTAATTGAAAAATATGGTTTAATAAAGGGATAGGATTGGGATATTGATGCTCAGGGGCGTAAATATATTACAGATACTGGCGCTGAGACTATGCGGACTTCAATGGATGAAGAACGTTCTAATTTATTATCAGCAAAAGCTGCTCAATAGAAATTTAAAGACAAATATGAATATGATTAGAATAAAAAAGAAATTGTTTCTGATTATACTAAACGTGGATAGACTCATTATGACAATGATGTAGAATAGATTACATCTAAAGATTTGGATACTATTGTTAATGCTAAATTACGTAATCCAAGTTTAGAAATTAATCCTAATACATTAAAAGATTTAGGATTAGATCAAAGCGTTATTGATTTAATTGATAATAATAGTGCTTTACAAGATGCTATTGAAGCATTAACTATATAGGCACAACGAATTGCTGATATAGAAACTAATGATATGTATAATAAAATGGTTTCTGAAGGCATTTTAGAAGATTTAAAAGAAGCCGGAGTTAGTGATGAATATGCTTCTGATATTGCTTATAAAATGGCTGAAGATGCAGTCCGTAATTCTAATACTACAGATTATACCGACTAGTCTGCTACCGCTTTTAATGTTTTAAATAATTCAAATGAAAATATTCAAGAGTTTTTAAAAGAGAGAGGATATACTTATAAAGATAATAATTTTTGGGGTAATTTATCTAAATTATAGAATGATAAAACTATTGAAGTATATATAGATGAAGATTAGAAAGAGACTAAAAATATTTCTGTTTCAGAGTTACGAGCTTGGCTGGAAAATAAATTAGCATCTGAAGATACTATAGCTAATGTTGATGATTATGTAGGGATTGAAGCTGATAGTAAAACAACTTGGGAAAGCGCTTCTAAAGCGAAAGAAACTTGGGATAAAAATCAATCTACCGTTAATGAATTTTCAAAGTTAAGAGATTCTGGGGTCCCTCAAATTGAAGGATATGATGAAGAAACATTAAATAATTCTTATCAAGCTGCTTTAGAATCTAAAGCATCAGAAGTAGGAGAAGTTTTAAAGTAGAACTCTGAAGAATATGCTAAGATGTTTGATATGACAAAAGAGGGCTTTGAAGATTGGATTAGCGATAGTGATAATATTATAGAAAATTTTGATTTAATATAGAAAGCTATTAATGGAGACGCTGAAGCAGTTAATGAATTACGAAAAAAAACTGGTTTAAATATTGGAACTATTGAAGATATTTAGGAAGCGTGGAATGATAATAGTAAAGCTTTAGATAAATATGCTGAGAAATTATCTAAAGGAGTAGAATTAACAGAATCAGAATATGATGCATTTGGAGATTTTTTAAATGCTAATTCAGATAGTTTTTCATAGTTGGCAGGAGTAAGTGAAGAAACATTTGATAAAATTTTAGCGAAAGATAAAGATTTTATCAAAAAAGCAGGCCCATTAATTCCTAAAATGATGCAAGGAAATAAAGAAGCTTATGCTAAATTTAGAATTGAAGCTTAGAAAAAAATTATGATTGACGCTGATACTTCTCCTTATATAGCTAAATTAAGAGAGTGTGGAGAATACAATCAAGATCAAATTGATACAATGGTAGAACAATTATCTTCAGCTTTTGATACGTTAGCTAATCTTGCCGATTCTAAATAGATCGGTGTTAGGGTTGATGACAGTGAAGCTATTGCTGCCTGCCAACGCATAGTTGATGCTTTTGGATGGACAGCAGATGAAGCTGTTAAAGAAATGGGTAAAATGGGTTATAATTTAGAGGTAGAACCTAGTGAACCTGTAGAGGAGACTACAACTGTATAGAATCCTATTTATGAGCATTATGGACCTGATGGATGTGTTTTACCTGTGCCTATTATTACTGGTTATGAAGATAAAGAAATAACTACTATGGTAGAGCCTCCTCCTACGGTACAAGCTATTACATATGATGGAGCTAAATTTGGAGGAAAAACTGTAGGTGGTAATAAAAACAGTCCAACAAATAATAATACGAATGATAATAATCCTAGTGGAGGCGGTGGTAATTACACTCCTCCTCCTCCAAAAGAGTATAAAGATGAAATTGAGCGCTATCATGTAATTAAACAAAAAATTGAAGATTTACAAGAGGTAATGGATCATTTAGCTAAAGCTAAAGAAAGAGCATTCGGTACTTCTAAATTAGAATTAATGGATCAAGAAATTGAGAAATATGATGAAATGATTGATTTATAGAATCAATATCTTGATGAAATTAATAAATACTGGGAAGAAGATAAGTCTTTAATCGCATCTTATGGGGCTGAGTTTGATGAAACTGGTGTTATTATTAATTATGATGAAATTATGAAGCGCCAGATTGACAAATATAATTCATCTATTGGTAAAAATGAAGATGCTGATAAAGCGGCAGAAGAGGCTTATGATGATTTTATTGAAGCTTTAGAACAATATGAAGAAACTAATAATCTGCGCCAAGACGAATTAGAAAAATTATATGATTTACAAACTGAATTAGCTGATGTAATTTTTGAAAAAACTCAATACAAGATTGAAATTAAAATTGCCGTTAAAGATGATGAGTTGGAATATCTTGATTATTTACTTAGTAAAATTGAAGATGACGCCTATTCAGCGGCTGAAGCTATTGCATTAATTGGTGAAAAAGCAGAAAACGCTTTAGAAAAAACCAAAACTTATTCTGATGGTTTGCTGGAGTTATTAAATAATCATGGTATTAATTCTATTGAAGAATTGGATAAATTAACTGTTGATGATTTAAAAGCTAAGAATTTCACTGAAGATGAAATTGATCAAATTCGAGAATGGCGTTCTAGTATTTTAGAAGCTAATCAAGAATTGCTTGAAATGAGAGCAACTATTCAAGAAAAAGTTCTTGATAGTTTTAATCAATTTAGTGAGGATATTCAAGACCAAATTGATTTATTTGAACACTATCAAAATATTCTTGAAGGTGTTAAAGATATTACTTCCCTGTTAGGTGCTCAATTAAATGAACAATCAAAATTAGTATTGCGTAATTTAAATCGTTCATTAATGAATAATAGCATTAATAATCTTGCAGGAGCTAAATAGCAAGTAGAGGCATTAAAACAAATGCGTGCTGACGCTCAAGAATAGTATGATAAAGCTGTTGCTAATGAAGATTCAATTGGAATTAAACGATGGAGTGACACTTTAAAAGAAATTGATAAGCAAGTTCATGATGCTGAAGAAAATTTCTTAGATACTTGGCAAGAGACATTAGAGAGAGCTCATGATATCTTTGAAGAAGAAATGGATAATATCGTCAAAGAGTTTGAAGATGGCATATCTCCTATTTATGGTTCTATTGAGGCTTTGCAAGATGCTATTACTAGAGCTAATGAATTAAATGATTAGTATTTAAGTGATGCTGACAAGACTTATGAATTAAATAAACTAAGACGCCAAATTGAAGGCTCTATTGATGATACTGACATTATTCCTCATAAACAAGCATTAAATAAATTACAAGATGAGTTAAATAAAAAATTAAAAGATGGCTCTAAAATTAGTGAATATGATTTAAAGATTTTACAATCTAAATATGAATTAGAGCTAGCTAGATAGAAATTGGAAGACGCCCAAAACTCTAATGAAACTGTTCGTTTAACTCGTGACAATAATGGGAATTGGGGATATGTATATAGTGCTAATGAAGATAAAATAGCTGAAGCTGAACAAGAATATGAAGATAAATTAAATGCTTATCAAAAAGCTAATGAAGAATATTTGAAAACCTTAGAAAATAATATTATTCAATTACAATCTGATTATCAAGAAAAATTAACAGCAATAAAGTTGTCATTCACTCAAGGTGAAATTTCTCAAGCTGAATATGAAAAGTAGGCGGCTGATTTAGAAAAATATTATGATGAACGTATGCAGCAAATTCATTAGTAGTATGAAGAAGTATTTAAAAACAGTAAAGATGCTAATGAAAAATTTGTAGCATATTATAAAGATAGTTCTGGCGCATTAGTTGAAAATTTCAATTAGACTACTTTAGCATTAAAAACAGGATATTCTACATTAGATGAAATGTTTAACGCATTCTGGAAAAGCCATGATAATTATGTAGCTGATTCTAATAAATTACTTGATGATTATTTAAATAAAATTAAAGAAATTAATAGTACAGCAGGTATTGAAGGAAGTTTTGCTGATGAAGCTTCTGGATGGTCAATCAAAATTACTGGTGAATCAAATAAAGCCGTTGCAGATATGGAAAAAATTGTTAAAAATGCAACAGATTCATTTAATGATGTTATTAAAGCAGCCAGTGATTGGGAATCTATTTATGTTTCTAAAATTGATAGTGCGATTAAGCGTAATGAAGCTTTAGTAAAAACTATGAATGAAATGGTGGCTGCTTTGTCTGGAATGTAGAGTATTGATTATAGTAAATATGAAAATGCTATTGATTCTCGTTCAACAGCGACTGCCAATAATATAATTAGTACTCAACATAATTCTGAGAGTTTTAATAAATCAGCTGGAATTCCTGATTATATTTCTCAATTCTCTTATTTAGATATGTTAGATCAATTAGATATAAATAAACAAATTGAAGGTTGGATGAATAATAATGAATTAAATATTGATACTGCTTTAATGGATAGTTTAGATATTTCTACTATATTACAAAATATAGGATTAAATGTTTAGACTATTGTAAGCTATTTATCTAATCTTATTCCTTCTTCTCTTGGTGTTGATAGAATTGCACAAGAATTTATGCAACAAGTTTCTATTAATGCTGATTTCCCGAATGTGACTGATAGTAATGAAATTATGGAAGCATTTGAAATGATGGAAAATGAAGCAAGTCAATATGCTAGTCGAAAGACTATTTAATTTAAATGGCGAGGTAATTAAACCTCGCCATTTTTTTATTGGCCAAATATAAATAATAAAATAAGATTTTTTCTCAAAATTTATTAGAATATGAGAAAAAGGAGAGCGAATTATGTCTAATGAATTAAATGAAAAAATATTCCGATCAGTAGACACAATTGTATCTGCTCGATTATAGAATTTACCATTTGACTAGACAATAGTTGGAGTAGTAGAAAGTGTTCCTGAAAGTATTGAAGGAGCATAGAAATATATTGTAAATTATAAAGGAGCTAAATTAACAGTTTTTGTTAATGAAAAAGATAAATCTTATGCTCTTAATGAAGAAGTTTATGTATTAATTCCACAAGGCGATTTTTCTGGTAAGAAATTGATTACTGGACGTGTAATTAGTGATTATGAAGTAATTGGTAAAGATGATTCTAAAACTTTTTATGCAGCTAATTAGCTTTTTAATTAGAGTAAAGAGATTGTGTTAATTCCTAGTTCTGAAGGTCGAGAGTCTAGTAAAACTATTATGGGTCCTCAGAGTTATATAAGTAATAATGAATTAGTAGGATATACGACTTTACGTATTTCTTATAATTTAATGGCTGATTTATATAATGGCGCAAAAACTTTAAATAAAGGTACTTATGGTATCCGTATTATATTAAGTGGAAAAGATTAGACAACAAAAGAATTAAAAACATTTACTCGACAGACCACAACAATATCCTCTAATAAAGATATGTTATTTTTAAGTGCATATAAAACAGGAGGTTATACTTCTCAATATTTTGATATAGATGTTACTAATTTAATTATTAATGATATCCAAATTGAATTATGGGAAAATGGCAATTTTTACGATAGTGATAATAATAAAATTGATAGTTCAGATTCTTTTTCAATTGTTTTTAAAAATATAAATTTATATTTAGGATATTATAAAAGTAATTTTTCAGATATTACAACTGATAGTAATATTGGCGTTTATTTATATCCAAGAGGTAGCAATAGATATTAGTTCACTCCCTCTCAAGATGAAGAAAAACGTAAGGTTACAATGGGGTTTAGAGTTATAGATATGACTTCAGGGACTTTGGCTACATTTACTGGGGCAGAAATATGGTTATATTCTTATGATAAAGATGTAACTGAAAATAGTTCAGTATTTGGTCAAGGTTGGTGGCGTTTAGGTGCAAGAGCAGATGGCAGCTATGATGAGATTCCTATTCTTGCGGGTAATACAATTTCTATCTCTCTCCGTTTAGGAGATTAGATTTTTACTCAATCATATAGGATTTATTTTAAAGGTAAAATAGGAACAAGAGAAGTTTTAGGATATTCTTAGTCATGTTCTTATACAAATACATTATATAATCCAGATATTGGTTTATTAGCTGGTTTAAATTTATTTACGAATAATAATAATAATACATTTTATATATATGGACAAGATAACCAATTATTAGCTCGTTCTGATGGAGAAAAAATCCATTATATTGCGGTAGAATTTAATAGCAAAGATACTAGTAAGACTACAACATTGACAAATGGTGTTCGATTACGATATATGCTACCTTCTAAAAAAACAATGATTATTCCAGTGGAAAATGGAAAGATAAATAAGCATGATGAGTATGAGTTTGAGCATATATTAAATACTGATAAAAATACTGCTCCTATGTATGATTATTTAAATCCTACAACTAAAATATATTATATACCTTTTAGAATTAACTCTTTATACAATCCACTTTTTAGAAATAATACAATTAAATGTGAAATTGAAATTAATAATTAGATATATACCAGTTCAATTGAATTATTATTTGGTAATAGCGGCTCTTCTGGGGCTAATTGTGTACTTCAATTATCACTACAAGAAAAAATTAAAGATTAGTATAAGGATTGTAAAGTTATTTGTCCTATTTCTCAAGATAAGGAGTATCGAATAGTTGCTAATTTATATGATTATACTTGGCAAGGACGTTCTGATATTGAATTAACTTATGAATGGTATTATAATTCTTTAAATTCTGATAAGATTTCATTAGTGGATAATATTATTAAAATTCATGAAGCATTAACAGAATCTGATATTAATCTTTTATCAAAATTAGTGGTTAAAGTAAAAGGAACTTATAATAATAATAATTTAGAGGGATATATTAGTATTCCTACTACATTTAATCCAGAATATGTTTGTGCTGATGGATGCTCTATAATAACTTATGATATTACTGGTAAAAAACCGGTATATGAAAAAACTAATTATCAAATTTTTAAATATACAACTGAAATGGATGGGTTTGAAACTGTATCTGAAAATTTAAATTGGAGCTTGCAGAATAATATTAAAAATGATGAGAACAAAATTTTAGCATAGTGGAAATTTGAAAATAATATAATTATTCCGCCTACTGTATTTTCCTCTCAAGATAATAATTCAACTTGTCTCTATGTATAGGCATAGAATAAAACAGACAAAATAGTATGGATATAGCCTATTGTAGTGATTAAAAATAATTATCCTATTGCAATGTGGAATGATTTACAAGGGGCAGCTATTAATTTTAATGACGAAACTTTACAATTAATTTCTACTACAGTAGGACAATTAAATAGTAATTAGACTAAAGGTGTACTAATGGGTACATTTAAAAATAATAATAATTTAGAAGAATATGGTTTATACGCTTTTGATAATAAAAAAAATATATTTAAAATAAACGATTAGGGAGAAGCTTGGATAAAAACTGCTACTTCAGCATAGAATTTAGCAAGTGCTGATTATAAAAGTTTATTAAATATTGGAAGCTCTGGGAACCCAGTATATTTCTTAAATGGAGTACCCGTCCAATGTAATTTATCTTCAAATTCTACTATTAAGACTTTAATTGATAGGTGCGATAAATTAGAACAACGTATCCAAATTTTGGAAAGTAATTTCAATACATTATAGCAAACAACAATTCCAAATTTAGTAAAACGCATTCAAGCATTGGAAAATAAATAATAATTATGTGGTAAAGGAGAATGACTATGCCTGAAAGATTATATCCTCCTGTAATAGCAGGTACTTTACCTGCTTTTTGTAAGAGTTATATTGAAACAGGCGACACGAAAGTATTAAAGGATGTTCAGATTACAATTCCTTTTACTGCGAGTGCCGCGGTCAATGATAAAGAATTTGTTGGATTTGTTTTACGATTAAAAACTGCTTCAACAAATACTTATTTATTTAATCCAATCGAATCAATGGATTTTAATACTGCTAATTCTACTGTTACATTTACGATACCTCCTTCTTAGGGAGCCTTATTAAATGAAGGTTAGTATTACAAGGTACAATTAGCCTATATTTCACAATATACATAGACTGAAACAAAAGAAGATCCTGACACGAAAGAAACTATTACAGTTAATGTTGTTAAAAAATTAACAGGATACTATTCTACTATTGGTATTATTAAATGTATTTAGGAACCTAAAATTTCAGTTAAAGGGTATTCAATTGATAGTATTAATTTATTTAATAATAATTTATTTGGTTTGTATGAATTATCTTCTGATTTTGATTAGAGTGAAAAAGTATATTCTTATAATTTTTCATTTTATACAGAAGAAGGGGAATTATATTATACCACTGGTGAATTATTACATAATAATTCTAATGATATTGAATATGGAATATCTACTGATTCAGTTGTTTTAAGTAGTTTCATTAAAACTAGTGAAGTTTATAAATTAGTTTATACTGTTACAACTTTAAATGGATATGTGGCATCAAGCCCAATGTATAGAGTAACAGCAGAAACTTTATTAGCTCCTAGTAAAAGTATTTCAATCACAACAGACCCTCATCCAAATAGTGGATGTATTAATGTTAATTTTCATGGTATTGAACGAGTAGTCCGTCAAGAAAATGTTATTAAGGAAATGACTCGTATTAATACTTATTATAATTATTCTAAAAATTTAATGATAAAATTAAAACGATTCTATCAAGGGGCAAATAGTCCAGATAATCCGCAAATTAAAGAGTGGGTTGATCGAATTTAGGAATCAGGATTTGTTGTTAATATTTTAGAAAAGTATAGAATATATTTACGAGATAATGTTTCATTATTAAATGATATGTGTGGTATTTCTACTGGTATTTTAGAGTCTTTAATTATGGAATCAAAAGAATTTGATTTATATTTAGGAGAATATTTAGGTTCTGTTATAGAAAATATCGGTAAAGAAAAAGAAGAAATAAATTATTATAATTTATTTAGTAAATTTTTATGGAATACTACAGTATATATTGCTACTTCATTTGAAGGATATAAAAATTTAAATATTATTTTATAGAATAGAGTAAATTCTTATTTAAATTATTTATAGGATTCTATAAATGCTGATGAAACAGAGTTAGATTAGATTGTTACAGATTAGAGTTTAATTAATTTATGCCAAAATATTATTACTACGGCTAATTTATCTACTGAATTAGCTAAAGAATATTTACATATTTTAGGATATGATTCTAATATTGAATACCAAGTAGATAAACAAGAAGATACTTATTTTGGTCAATACATTTTAGTAAGGGCCAGCGAAGAGGATGAATATCGTTCTTGGTTAGAATTAAAACGATTTAAACTTGAAAATATGAAACCATCATTAGTGGATTATAATGATTATACTGTTAAACAAGGTGTTAAATATATTTATGGTATAATTCAATATAATTTGTTTGGTATTTACTCTTCTCGTATTGAAAGTGAACCCGTTTCAGTTGATTTTGAAGATATCTTTTTATATGATGGAGATAGAGTTTTAAAAGTAAAATTCAATCCTAAAGTATCTTCATTTAAAACTACAATATTAGAACAAAAAACAAATACAATTGGCAATAAATTTCCCTTTATTTTCAGAAATGGAAAAGTTGCTTATAAAGAATTTCCTATTAGTGGATTAATTTCTTACCAAATGGATGATGAAATTTTATTTTATGATAGAGAAATTCAAGATTATATTAGAACTTGTACTGACCATGCCGATATTAAAAATAGTACAGAATTTTTTGATCGTATGGAAAAAGTATTAGAAAATCCTTGTGATTTAATTGAAAATAATATTCATAAAGAGCGCAATTTTAAAATGGAAGTCTTAGATTGGTTAAATAATGGATAGCCTAAATTATTCCGGTCTGGACCAGAAGGGAATTTTATCGTTCGTATTATGAATATTTCTATGTCGCCAGTAGATACACTAGGACGTATGCTTCATTCTTTTACCGGACAATGTGTTGAAATTGCGGATTTAACTTATGAAAATTTATTAAAATATGGATTTATAAAATCTGATATTGTTAGTAAATATATTTCATTATGGCGTAGTTATTATTTAAATGAATATGAGCCAGGTATGGATATTACTATAGATTTTGAATCAAATAATATTAGTCAATTTTCTGTTCAAGATTTATTACCTGGGTCTAGTATTTTCTTAACTTATGGTGATGTGTCAGAAAAAACAGAAGATGAAATTTTAATTGGAATTACTGGTTCATATACTTATAATAATTCAAGTCGAAAAATAAGTCGTATTAGAATACCTAATGATGAATATACTCATCCAGTAGGCATTTTAGAATGCCAGTATCAAGGAGTTCGATATGGAGACTTTGATGCAATCACTGAAGTAAAATTAAAAACAATTTTAAGTCATTAGTTTGTAGGAGTTAATCCAGTATTAACTGAATTAGACACTTTAGTTACTAAATAGAAAGATTAGTCTTTAACTGAATCAGATGTTAATAAATTTAGAAATGCATTAAGCTCTTTAAATGAAAGAATTGTATTAAATAAATTAGATGCAAATTCTGCATTTGAAAAAATTTATGATACTTTAGCGGCTAAAGGATTTGAACCTGGCAATATTATGTCTTATATTAATACTCAATTCTATAACTATACTAGAGATAAATTAAAAGTTTTAAATTTAGAACAATTACACATAAAAGTGCGCGAATTAATACCTATTTATGCTGTACCTTATGAATATGTCACTCCTGAAGGATGGGCAAAGATAACTGCGGAAAATCCATCTGGAGTACCTTGGGCGATTAGTGATGGAAAAGCAACTCATGTATGTTTGCCTCAAGCTGATGGTAGTTATTCTAAATATGATTATGAAGAAAATTTCGGAAGTCAATATTTATTATATTCTGTTTCTCCTTTTGGAGAGCCCTATCCAATAGATGAATTAACTCCAAAAGTAAGAGAATATTTTAATGTAAATGATGAATTTTGTGTATTTTAGATGTATGAGTATTTTCCTCATTTTGACTCTTGGATGCCAACATAGCGTACTAATATTTTTGGAGTAAAGACTGGTCAATATTATGATTGTTATTGGAAATCAGTGATTGATGATTTTGACACTTCATTTTATATCAATGAAAAATATCGTTATGAAAAATTACATGACATTCAATATGACGAAGAAGTTGGATTATATTATGTTTTAATTAAAAATAAAAAGACATATTTAAATGATGAATTAGAGTTGTATGTTGAAAAAGATGGAAAATATAAATTAGTTAAGGATGTTTATATTATTCCTAAAGGAGCTACAGATAAATATCAAGATTATATTAATAATCAAATTAAAGCATTAAATGATTTAAGAGAAAAAAAATTACAAACTGCTATTATGTTTGACCATAAAGCTATTAATGATTTTTATGATGCTTAGATAAAATCTTTAGAAGATTTATTAAAAAACGCTACATTCTATAAAACTATAAAAAATAATAATGAATTAATTCATGAAAAAGATTATTTATCAACAGCTATTCGTTGGTTGAATAAAGAAGATTATAATCCAGTTCCTGAGTTTTATCATACTGATTGGACTGTTGATGAAAATAGTATTGCTAAGTCAATTGTATAGCAAGATTAGATTAAAGATTTTTATATTCGTTTTGATAATTCTGTAGAGTTAGAGTATGATGATAATAGATATTTTTCTAATTTAAGCTCTCCTGATATAATTAAGATTGGTACGGGGCTAATAGCGGAAGCAACGTTTTAGTTAGAAATTTTAGATTATTATACTGAAGTAAATGATAGTGAAACAAAACGAGCTAAAGATAATTATATATAGCAATCAGAATTTTTAAGAGCTTTATATCGTAATTATGAACTAATAGCAGAAGCTGATAATAATTTTTAGAGATATTTAACTTTAACTCGCAGTTATAATACTTTATTAAATGGTTTATCAGAATCAAATAATATTCCTTATGAAGATTTAAATGATCATCAATCTCGTTTAGAAAGAATAATTAATTGGCAGGATCGTAATATTATTAATGAAATTTTAAATACTATGAAACCAGCAGCATTAAAGAATTTTGATATTGTTGATTTATGGTCAAATGATATTACTGAAGAGAAGAAAGCTGAAATAAAAAAAGAAGTATTAAAAACAATTAAGCGAATGTAGATAAATAAAGGTATGTATACTGAATTAAAATTATAGGATGAAGAAGAATAGGATTTATTAGATTTAATTTAGCAACCAACTAAAGAAGGTATTAATTCTAAATTAAATAAATTAGATTCTTTATTACAATCTCTTTATAATAATTAGAATTCTGCTATTGAAAATGCTAATTCTATTGCGAATGATTATAGTGGTTTATTAAATCAAATTTATGAAATCGCTGATAAAAATGGTCAAACGCTTACTGATGATGGTTATAATGCAACTGTTTATAGATATAAAGCGGCATTATGGTTATATTGTTTAATTTATTAGAGTATAGCTAATCAATTAACAAATGTTACTTCTTCTAATTACAACTCAATAAAAGATAATCTTGAGCAAATTGAGTCTTCAATTAATATTACTGAGATTTTAACTAATATAAAAAATCATTATAATAGAGTTTTAGCAGGGCTGGGCAGTACCAATACTTCTGAAGCTGAGGCTCGTCGGAATCAAATGAATTATTATATTGATGCTTGGACTTCTATTCAAGGATTATATGATACTATAATAGGGTATTTAGCTATTATAAAAGATCAAGATGACGATGATGCTTTAGATAAATTATTATATCAAAAAGTTTTGGGTGGCATACATGAAATTTTATGGTATTATGGACGTTTAAAACAATCTCGTAGAAATTTAAATAAATTATTAGGATAGACTGATAATTTAGATTCTGATACTAAAGCGTTTATTAATTTTATTGGTACTGATGATAATGATAATTTTTTATATCCTTTTAATGCTTGCGTTGATTTAATTGAGAAATTAAAAAATACTAAAATTGATTTAGATAATATGGATACTCTAAAGGATTTATTTTAGGTATCTAGTTTAATTGATATAGGAAATACTATTGCTTCTGATTATACTGCTTTAAATTTAAAATTACAAGGCGGTACTGAATAGAATGGCTTGGAAGATGAAGACAGTTCTTCTATTATTAAATTTATTTTAGCGGCAGATAAATTAGATTATGTTTGTTAGTCAGCAAAAGAATTAAATTGGCCTAATTCAATTATAAATGATAGTACTAGTTTATCATCTAAGTTAAATTATTATTTATAGAAATCTATTACATTCTCAGGGTGGTGGAGCGATAGGAAAAGAGATCTTTTATATTGTTTAGCTTTTAGAGATCGATTATTATATTCATTCTATTATTACGAGAAGAATAATCGTAAATATTCAGATTCTTATATAACTAAATTAGGTTCTTCTATACAAAGTACTATTCGATCTAGTTCTAATCGTAATATTATTTTAGACATTGAAGGAAATAATTCAGATGAAGGAGATAATTCAATTTTTAATAGTATTGAATTTGATTAGAATA